TATCTGTAAATGACCTCATCAAAAACCTCAAGGAAAAGAACTTCTCCGAAGTTCGCAAGTGGGTTGTTTCTAACCTGGACAATGATGCTAGTGTCCTTTTCCGTCGTATTTACGATGCTCTTGTTGTTTCCCTTGAAAACAATAGTATTCCTGCTGCTGTGTTGGTTCTTGCTAAGTATCAGTATCAGGTTGCGTTCGTGGTAGATCAGGAGATCAACTTCCTTGCAGCCCTAACAGAAATCATGGTGGAGTGTGAATTTAAATGAAAAGGATGAGATATTACTTTAGAGACTCTGTGATGAAAGAAGATCCTCCGAATATTGGTGGTAGGGCAGAACATCTAAATCATTGTCTTAGGGAAATTGATAGTAAATTAAGAGTCAGTGTTCATTATCCATATGTCACTGTTTTGGATGAAATTCCATCAGACAATCTTCTAAGTGACACTTTCTTAGAATATGTAAAATGTGAAGAGATTGATTTTGAGTATGAAGAAAAGGTCACCAAACTCAAACCAGGTCCCGTAAGGGGGCAATTAAATTGGAAAAGTAGTAACAGAGGTCCTGTTAGACTAAAACCTTCTCTAAAAACTAAAAATGAAGGTCCGATTAGGGAATATAAGAAAGTGAAGGAGGATGGATTCACAAGGTTAAATAAACCCAAAAATGGTCCTCCTAAAGGAACGTTAGTTGGAATTTTTACTGGAGTGTAATTTCAAATGACAAGTATTCCAACTAAAATTGGTATGACCCTTATCATAGTTTATTGGTTGGCTATGGGGGGTATGGTTATTAATGCATACTATAATCAGGATGTTTTTATTGATAGAGTGAGTTTAAGTGACTAAATCTAAAACAAAGAAAAGACACCAAGTAAAATCCAGATGGTACTATATCTTCTGGGGTACGGCAACTATATCTGTAGTTCTAGGTCAACTTTATGTTGGAACCGGATACTATCAGATGGCTAATAAAGTAAATACCATATTGGAAAAATTAAAATGAATGTAAAACTATTTCGTATTATCACTGGTGAAGAAGTGATTGCAGAACTTCTTTCTGAAGATGACTCAACTGTGACTCTTCAGAATGGTCTAGTTGTTCTCCCTTCAGGACAGAGTGTTGGGTTTGCTCCATGGGCAATGGTGATTGATAAGGATCAACCTGAGATCACGGTAAGTAGAACACATATTGTATACATTGCTGAGGTTGATGAAGGTATCACCAAGAAGTATAATGAAGTGTATGGAAGTAAACTGGTAACACCAGACAAAAAGAAATTGATTCTTTAAATTATGGAACTTAAGGACTGGTTGAACTCAATTAATTTTACCAAGGAGAATCTGATTAAAGATGAACCTTCTTTGGCAAAAGAATATCCACCATACATCATCAATCGTTGTCTCTCTGGACACATGGATTGTATTATGTTCGCCAATGAGATGAACAAGTACAGTTTTTTAGATAAAGATATGCAATATGAATTTTATCTAAATATATTGAGAAAGAGGAAGAGATTCTCTCCCTGGCTCCGCAAAGATAAGATCTCAGATTTAGAGATTGTGAAACGTTACTATGGTTATAGTAATGAAAAGGCTTCTCAGGCTTTGAAAATTTTATCCAATGAGCAACTTAATTTTATTAAACAACGACTTGAAACTGGTGGAAAAAAATGACACAGACTGTTGAGCCTCAGGTTGATTGGTCGAAAGATCAAATGGTAGAGGTTAGGCTAAATCAACCTGACGATTTCTTAAAGGTTCGCGAGACTCTGACCCGCATTGGGGTTGCCTCTAGAAAAGAAAAGAAACTTTACCAATCCTGTCATATTCTTCATAAGCAAGGTAAATACTACATCGTACACTTTAAGGAGTTGTTTGCCCTTGATGGTAAATACGCTAATCTTACTGTTAATGATGTTCAGCGTAGGAACCGTATTACTCGCTTGCTTGTTGATTGGGGCTTGATAGATGTTGTTATCGAAGAATCAATTCAAGATATTGCACCATTGAATCAAATCAAAGTACTCCCTTATAGAGAGAAGACTGAGTGGGTTCTAGAACAGAAGTATAATATTGGTAAGAAGAATAATGTGAAGGTTGGCCAACCTGAATAAATAAGACTGAGACTCCTTTCGTGCGGTCTCTACAAAAGTCGGAAACCCTTATGAGGTGGTGTGGTTATCTACACTACCTCTTTTTTGTTTTTTCTGTTATAAATAATAAGTGAACGCCTTCGGGGTTCACACAATCAAATCTCGCTTATTTAAGGAGAAGTACATGACCAATCTCATGAAGTATAATGCTGCCGACCTGGACAAATTCATGGACAGGATTACGCGCAACACAATTGGAATGGATGACTACATTGATAGAATCCTAAGAGGTCAAGAAACATCAAACTATCCTCCATATAACCTCATCCAAGTCAGTGATACAGAATCACAACTAGAGTTAGCATTGGCAGGATTCATCCCAGAAGAAGTCAATGTCTACACAGAAGAAGGAAAACTTTTCGTCGAAGGAAAACGAGAAGAATCCACAAAAGAAACAACATTCATCCACAGAGGAGTGGCTGCAAGATCTTTCACCAGAGCTTGGACACTGGCAGAGGATACGGAAGTTGGATCAGTTAAATTTGAGAATGGGCTCTTAACGATTTCTATGAAGAGGATTGTTCCAGAACATCATCAACGTAAGAACTGGTTTTGATCCCCTGACTAATTTTTGCTGCAGTTGATACAGAAGTGTATCATGATGATACATTATAATCTATATAATTATGTAATCTGATGGAGACCATTATGAACTTCACCATGACTACCGTAATCTTCGGCACAGCAGCTTCCCTCTTCAGTTGGGGGGTTCTGTATCCCGTTCTATCCTAATACGTCTTGAACTATGGAAATTCTAGTAATCATTGCAGCAATCTCAACAGCATCATTCGGTGCATATAAAATGACATCAACAAAATGATAAGTGATATTAAATCATCAGCCCTTGCTTTTGTCTATGCTTGGGCAATCATTCTTGTTCCACTCACACTTGTATCATCTATTATTAGTTTGACAAATCCACAGACACAAGAATCGATCTAAATAAAACTGAATATCGTCGCCGCAGAGGGGTAACTGGCACAATCCAGTGACAACCCCTCTTTTTTATGTTATAATTTATAAGAGGTATATTGTAAAAGATGACTGTTAAACTATTACTATTGAAGTCTGGAGAAGACGTTATCGCAGACGTAAAAGAGATGTGTGTTGGTGATGAGGAAAAACCTACGGTGGTTGGTTATTTTCTTAGATACCCTTGTCGAGTAAAATTGGTTGGACAAGATACTGATCATAAGGGAGATAAACAGCACCCGTTTAGAATGCAACTTACTCCATGGATGCCCCTAAGTAAAGATGAAATGATTCCTGTTGTTGCAGATTGGGTTGTCACTGCAACTGAACCAATTGATGAACTAAAAGAAGCTTACGAAAAAGGAGTAGAAAAAAATGAAAATAGAAAACTTGAAACTACTGTCACTGACGGATCAGAGACTAATTCTGACACAGATTGAAGAGGTTTCATCAGACCTGGGCGAACCAGATTGTAAACTGATAGAACCTTTTATTCTTAATCCTGATTCAATGGAGTTGACTCCATGGTTTGTTAACCTTACAAATCAGAATGAGTTTATGATTAGTTCTGAAAAGATTTTGACAATTATGGAACCTAACAGTAAACTGAAAGTGAAGTACGAGGACCTACTGAAGGAATGAATTTCTACACAAACATACAGATGATTGGAAATCAATTCCTTGTTCGTGGTTATGAGGACGGTAAGAGAGTTCACTATCGTGATACCAACTATCGTCCAACACTGTATGTTAACTCCAAAGTACCCACAAAATACAAAACGCTAGAAGGTGAATATGTTGAGGCAATTCAACCTGGAACAGTAAGGGACTGTAGAGACTTCTATAAGAAGTATGATGAGATTGAGAACTTCAAGATCTATGGTAATGAGAGATATATCTACCAATACATTTCTGACAAGTATCCTCAAGATGAGATCAAGTTTGACATCAAGAAGATGAAACTTGTGACCATTGATATTGAGGTCTCATCAGAAGAAGGATTTCCTGACCCAGAACATTGTTCTGAAGAGATGTTGACCATCTCCATTCAGGATTATGCAACCAAGAAAATTACAACTTGGGGCAGAAAACCATATACTCCTAGTCAGGATAATGTGACCTATCATTATTATCCTGAAGAAAGAGAAATGCTTGGTGCATTCATTGATTGGTGGATGAATGACTATCCTGACGTTGTGACTGGGTGGAACACCCGTCTGTATGACATCCCATATATCTGTGGAAGGATCGATAGGGTTCTGGGTGAGAGGGCCCTTAGGAACCTGTCTCCATGGGGTCTAGCGACTAAGAGAGAGACTTGGATCAATGGCCGTATGTTTTATATCTACGACATTGGTGGTATCACTGACCTAGACTATCTGGAGTTGTATAAGAAGTTTACTTATGTGAATCGTGAGTCTTATCGACTGGATTTCATTGCAGAGGTTGAACTTGGTCAAAAGAAATTAGATCACTCTGAATTTGATACATTCAAAGACTTCTATACTGGTGATTGGAAGAAGTTTGTAGATTACAACATCGTTGACGTAGAACTTGTTGACCGTATGGAAGACAAGATGAAACTGATTGAGTTGGTTATCACCATGGCCTTTGATGGTAAGGTGAACTTTGGTGACCCAATGTTCCAAGTTCGTCTATGGGACTCCATCATCTATAATTATTTGAAGAAGAGGAATATTGTTATTCCTCCCAAGACACAGACTGACAAGAGTGAAAAGTTTGCTGGGGCCTATGTAAAGGAACCCAAACCAGGTGTATATGATTGGGTTGTAAGTTTTGACTTGAACTCTCTGTATCCTCACCTGATCATGCAATACAATATCTCACCTGAGACACTTCAGGAGGAGAGACATCCATCTGTCACCATTCAAAAGATTCTTGATGAGAAACTTGATTTTCAGATGTATAAGGACTATGCGGTCTGTGCCAATGGTGCAATGTATCGTAAAGATGTGAAAGGTTTCCTACCTGAACTGATGGAGAAGATGTACGGGGAACGTAAGGCATTCAAGAAGGAGATGTTGAAGTCTAAACAGAAACTAGTTGATATTGAATCCAAACTTAAGACCAATAAGGATCCAGTTCTCCGCAGACAGAGAGAACAAACCATTAAAGATGTAGCAAAATACAACAACTTCCAGATGGTGAGAAAGATCTGTTTGAACTCTGCCTATGGTGCAGTAGGTAACGCATACTTTAGATATTTCAAACTTGCCAATGCAGAAGCGATTACGATGTCGGGCCAGACATCTATTCGTTGGATTGAAAATCATATGAATGAATATCTAAATAACTTACTCTCAACAGAAGATGTAGATTATGTCATCGCATCTGACACCGATTCAATCTATCTTAACTTTGGACCTATTGTTGATAAATTTCTTGGTGATAAAGTTAGTGATACGAGCAAGGTTGTTTCTATCATTGACAAAGTCTGTCAAGAGAAACTGGAACCGTTCATCGAAAAATCTTATCAAACTCTTGCGACGTATGTGAATGCATATGATCAGAAGATGCAGATGAAACGGGAGAATATTGCTGACCGTGGAATCTGGACTGCCAAGAAGCGATACATTCTCAATGTATGGGATAGTGAGGGTGTTAGGTATGAAGATCCTAAACTTAAGATCATGGGTATTGAGGCAGTCAAATCATCCACTCCAGCACCTTGTAGGAGTATGATCAAAGATGCTCTCAAACTAATGATGAATGGGACAGAAGATGAGGTGATTGAGTATATTGATAAGTGTAGAAGTGACTTTAAAAAACTTCCTATCGAAGCTATTTCCTTTCCCCGATCTGTTTCTGATGCCCAGAAGTATAAGGCACATGCAACGATCTACTCAAAGGGAACTCCTATTCATTGTCGTGGTGCCCTACTGTTCAATCACTACATAAAAGAAAAGAAGTTAACAAACAAATATTCACTTATCAATAACGGTGAAAAGATTAAATTTTGTTATCTTAAAAAACCAAATATCATCCATGAGAATGTGATCTCATTTATTTCAGAGTTTCCAACAGAGTTGGGACTTGACCAATATGTGGATTATGACTTACAATTTGAAAAGGCATTCTTAGAACCTCTCAAGGTCATTCTTGATGCCATTGGATGGAACGTAGAAAAAACTGTAAACCTTGAATCATTTTTTGGATAATGGATTTTTTAAAAGACATAGTAAAAGAAATCGGAGATGACTTTACCAAACTGGCAGCAGATATTGACGAAACTGAAACATACGTTGACACTGGTTCGTTCATCTTTAATGCTCTTGTATCTGGCTCTATCCGTGGGGGTGTTTCTGGTAATAAAATCACTGCAATTGCTGGTGAAAGTTCTACAGGAAAAACTTTTTTCTCACTCGCAGTGGTTAAGAATTTTCTGGACTCTAATCCTGATGGATATTGCTTGTATTTTGATACTGAGGCAGCTATCACTAAGTCACTCTTAGAGAGTCGTGAAATCGACCTTAATCGTCTTGTCGTTGTTAATGTAGTGACTATCGAAGAGTTTCGTAGTAAGGCACTCAGGGCAGTTGATATGTATCAGAAAAAACCCGAAGAAGAACGTAAACCTTGTATGTTTGTGTTAGACTCTCTAGGTAATCTTTCAACCAATAAGGAGATTGAAGATACTCTAGCAGAAAAAACTACTAGAGATATGACAAAGGCACAATTAATCAAAGGTGCTTTTAGAATGTTGACTCTTAAAATGGGACAAGCAAAGATACCTTTCATTGTAACTAATCATGTTTACGACTCAATGTCTTTATACGAAGCAAAGAAAATGGGTGGAGGATCGGGATTATTTTACGCATCTTCCTCAGTCATTTTTCTCTCAAAGTCAAAAGAAAAAGAGGGAACATCAGTTGTTGGAAACCTTATTAAGGCAAAAACTATCAAGTCGCGTCTAAGTAAAGAGAATAAAGATGTGACTATTCGTCTATTTTATGATGAACGTGGTCTTGATAAGTATTATGGTCTACTTGAGTTGGGAGAATTGGGTGGACTTTGGAAGAACGTTGCAGGACGTTATGAGATGGATGGTAAGAAGGTGTATGCCAAAGCCATCTTGAAAGAACCAGAAATTTACTTCACACCAGAGGTGATGGAGAAACTTGATGCAATTGCAAAGGAACAATTTAGTTACGGTACTTGATGGATAAGGTTGAATTTTTGGTTCTGAAAAATCTAATACACAATGAAAAATACTTGAGAAAGGTTCTCCCATTCATTAAAGAAGAATATTTTGATGATACTAAATATAAGGTAATCTTCGACGAGATCTCTACCTTTACTGCTGAGTATAACGAACTCCCTACAAAAGAGATTCTCAATATTGAGATTGAAAAGAGAAGAGATATTAATGAGGACTCTTATAAACAGATTTCTCATGTAGTTAATTGTCTTGAGGACGATGTTGTAGAGTTTGATTGGTTGGTTAACACTACTGAGAAGTGGTGTCGTGAACGTGCCATTTATCTTGCTTTGACGGAATCTATTAATATAGTCGATGGAAATAATAGTAAAAAATCTCAAGATGCAATTCCTAGCATTCTTCAAGATGCTCTGGCAGTTAGTTTTGACAACCATGTAGGACATGATTACCTTGAAGATTATGAATCACGATACGAGTCTTATCACAGGAAGGAGGAGAGAATTGAATTCGATCTCGACTATTTTAACAAAATCACGAAAGGTGGGCTCCCTAACAAAACTCTTAACATCGCGCTTGCTGGGTGTGTTCATCCAGAAACCAAAGTTAAAATTAGATTTAGGAAGATTTCTTGATTGTGGAATTTGGTGCTGGTTCTCCAGTTCCAAATTTCCAGCCCTCATTTAACTTCATATTAACTTCTTCTGGAAGTATTCTTTTCCATCCTTTTGTTCCTGGTAAGTGCATTACCTTTTTGCCTTTATGTGCTTTACCTCCAAGAGATGCTCTTTCTTGTCTTCCTTGATTGGATGCCCAGTAATTAAATTCTTTGGATGCTCTTTGCTTTCCTCCAAGAGATGCCCTTTCTTTTCTTCCTTCTTCTGTGCTCCAATAATAAAAATTTTTAACTTTATCGTTTAGATATTCTTGTTTTTGAGTTTCTATTCCTCTAATCATCCATTCTTTTCTTTCTTCTACTGGTATCGAAAAGAACCCAATCTTATTATCTCTACAAAACTCTCCTGTTATTCTTCTGTGTTGTGGAGATAGGTTTGCTCCTAACATTTTCATAGACCTTAAGTCATTTGGATTTTTGTATATTTTCCATAACAAATAATGTGCTATGATATGTTCTCTAACATTTAAATATGTAAGGTTGTAATCATCATCTGTTCCTCCCATATGTTTAGGAACAATATGATGTTCGTGTAGTCCTGAATATTTTTTGTAATCTTCTCTTCTTGACCTATTGCCTTCGCATAAGTTAGAATAGATACGATTAAACATTCCTTGTCCCTGCTACTGCTATTATTTATATAAAATGTGGATTGAAAAAGAAACAACAATTGCTGAAATCAAAACATTACTTGATAATGGATATGAGATAGAAGTTGATTCGCCTGATGGATATGTTCCAGTTAATTTCTTTATTAACAAAGGAATGTATGATGAATATGTTTTGAGAATCGATGGCATTGATGAACTTATAAGATGTAATGCTGATCATTTATTTCAGACATCTTTGGGGTGGATGAGTGCATCGCATCTTTATAAAAAATATAAAATAATGCATTTTTTAACCGAGAGTGGTTATAAACTTGGTAGTGTATTTAAAACGGGAAATCAAATACCTATTGTTGATATTAATGTAAATCATCCAAATCATAGGTATTATACTAATGGAGTTTCCTCTCATAATACTGGCGTCGGCAAGTCTTTATTCATGTGCCATGTGGCTAGCTCCGTCCTGCTCCAAGGGAGGAACGTTCTCTACATTACAATGGAGATGGCAGAAGAGCGCATTGCTGAAAGAATTGATGCGAACCTCCTCAATGTAAATATCCAGGAGATTGTTGACCTTCCAAAACAAATGTTTGAAACAAAGGTTACAAACCTGGCACAAAAGACACAAGGTCAACTAATTATTAAAGAGTATCCTACGGCCTCTGCTCATGCTGGACACTTTAAATCACTTCTTAATGAACTTGCACTTAAGAAGTCATTTCGACCTGATATTATTTTCATTGATTACCTTAATATATGTTCTTCCGAAAGATATCGCGGAAATAGCACTGTCAATTCATATTCATATATTAAAGCAATTGCTGAAGAACTTAGAGGACTTGCTGTCGAAGCAAACGTCCCTATCATATCTGCCACTCAGACCACTCGTTCTGGTTATGGTAGCTCTGATGTTGAGCTTACTGATACTTCTGAGTCCTTTGGTCTCCCTGCTACTGCTGATCTTATGTTTGCCCTTATTTCGACTGAAGAGTTGGAATCATTGGGACAAATACTTGTAAAACAATTGAAGAACAGATATAACGATTACTCTGTCCATAGACGTTTTGTAGTTGGTATTGATCGTGCTAAGATGAGACTGTATGATTGTGAACAGTCTGCACAGGACGACCTTCTTGACAACAATAAGGAAGAAGAGTATAATAATGAAGAGCAACAAAAACCTAAAAAATCCTTTAGTGGATTTAAGTTCTGATATGGGACTGACTACTAGATCATTACAATCTTCACTATCATTACGTGATCAATCTTTTATCTATGAGGTGAGAGATCTTGATGGTAACCGTTATCGTCATTGCGGGTCACAGAAAGATGCTGATAATCATGTAATGAGAAATCCTGGTTTCACTTGGGAGAAAGTTTACCTTTCCCCACCACCAAAGACGGTGGATGTGGACAGTGTTACACTTCCTCCTGACCCACAACTTCCCGAATCACAAGCACAACCCCTAAATTTATGACTGTAAATACTAAAGCCTATCTTGAATTTGTCAATGCCGTCACCTCACAACAAAGTAAAGATCACGAAGCATTCCTCTATCGTCTTCAAGAATTGGAAGGTCAAGAGTTTCCTACCGAGCGACTGTTTACTGCTGCTGTAGGTATGTCTGCTGAGGCAGGTGAGTTTACTGAGGTAGTCAAGAAGATCGTTTTCCAAGGAAAACCTGTAAATGAAGAAAACCTATTTCACCTGAAACGTGAACTTGGTGATATTATGTGGTATGTCGCACAAGCATGTATGGGTCTTGATACTACCATTGATGAGATTATCGAGATGAATGTTGATAAACTCAAGTCACGATATCCTGGTGGAGAATTTTCCGTAAAACATTCCGAAGTCCGAAAGGAAGGTGATGTATGATTAATCTTGAATTAAATTTGCAACAAGCAGCAGTAATTCGTCAGGCACTGTTTATAGAACAGAAAGGTTATACTCTTGATCCTACCTGTATTCCTCCACGAATTGTTGATGTTCGTAACATCATTGCTACACTTGATAAACATATTGATGATCAGTTAGAATACGATACAAGTGGAAAATAATTTATGACATACGACTTTTCATTCGCACACTCTCCTGAAGGATTTGATAACCACATCAACGATAGTATTCGTGGGTATTCAAATCTGTTGGAAGACACTGTATCGTTCTCTCGATACTTTGTGGAGGATCATACTAAAGTCGTCGATGTTGGATGTTCAACTGGTAAACTTACCAAGATGATCATTGCAAACAATCCTAATCGTCAGTATGCACATTATGTGGGTGTAGAACTTGCTGGTAGTTTTTACGACGATCTTGAGGAACGTCATATTGAAGTTCGTAAGGAATACCCTAGTGCAATGTTAGAATGGGTCCGTGGTAATGTCACTAACTATGAGTTCAAGAACTGTTCTCTGGTGACTTCACTATTCACTCTACAGTTCATGCCCAAGACTACCAGACAAGAGACTATCAATAAAATCTATAATGGTCTTAATGAAGGTGGTGCATTTATCTTTGCAGAGAAGTTGATGTGTGAGAATGCATTCTTCCAAGAACTTCTTACCTTTAATCATTATGATTACAAGAGAAAGACCTTCAGTGCAGAACAAATCATGGATAAGGAAAAACAACTTCGTGATATGTTGAAACCTAATACATGGTCTGAACTAAGAGATATGGTGATGACTGCGGGGTTCAAAGACTGTCAGATCTTCTGGAGAAACCATCAGTTCGTTGGAGTAATTGCAATTAAGTAATGTGTGGTATTATTGGTGGATTTGATATTCCACAAATTGAAAAAGGTCTAAAATCTATTATTCATAGGGGCCCAGATAACCAACAGATTGTCCAAATGGAGAACATCTACTTTGGACATGTTCGTTTGTCTATTATTGATACCAGTAGTGAGTCAAATCAACCATTTGTTTATGGTGACACCACCATGATCTTCAATGGTACCATTTGGAACTATCGTGAGTTAAGAGAAGAATTGAATATTGAAACAAAGACTTCAGGTGACACTGAGGTACTTTGTGCTATCTTGGATAGGTATGGTATTGAAGGACTGAATAAAGTTCAGGGAATGTTTGCCATTGCATTTACTCAGGGAGATGGTTCTATTACTATTGTGAGAGACCGTCATGGAGAAGTTCCTCTTCATTACTCTCTCCTTACAGGTCTCTTTCCATCATTTTCTTTCTGTTCAGAGATCAAAGGTCTTTTAGCAATGGGTGAGATTGGTCAAACAGTTAAAATGTTAGAACCTGGATCATTTATTAAGGTTTCATCTGATTACTCTGTAAAAGAGGGGTATTGGTATAATGTCAGAGAACATATTGAAGATACATCTACATGGAACTTTAATGATTCTAAAGCGATGGTTTATAGAAACATTGTGATGGGTTCATTTGAAAGAACTGTTGCCGATGTTCCTGTTGCATGCTTACTCTCTGGTGGTATTGATTCTGCTATCACAACTCTCATTGCATCTAAACACATCCCAAACTTGGTAACATATACTGCAGTTCATGATGAGAACTCAAAAGATTTAAAGTCTGCTAGAAAAGTTGCTAAATATTTGGGAGTTGAACTCAGAGAAGTTATAGTTCAACCACCTACCATCGATGATGTTAATGAGGTCATCAATACCATTGAGATGCCATATAAGGCCCAAGTAGAGATTGGATATCCTTGTATTCAACTTGCAAAAAGAATCCATGAAGATGGTTTCAAAGTGATTATGTCAGGTGAAGGTAGTGATGAACTCTGGGCATCCTATGGTATGAGTTACCATGGTATTAAGGATAAAGGTTGGACTGACTATAGAATCGGACTCTTTGGTTCACAACACCGTAAAAATTTCACAAGATGTAATAAGATCTTTATGAAGTATGGTATTGAATGTAGACTACCTTTTTTAAATACCCAGTTAGTAGAGACTGCACTTGGTCTCAGTCAAGATACTGTTTGGGATGGTAAAGCTAGACCTAAAGCAATTCTCCAAGAGGCATTTAGAGGTCAACTCCCAGATGATATTGTTGATAGAAAGAAGGTAGCATTTCAGGATGGTATGGGAATCAAATCTCTTTACGAAGACATTGTAGATTCTCCAAAAACATATTACACTACACACTATAAGAAACAGTTCTCATGAAACTCCCCTACAAATTACAAGATGTTTATGATGGTGAAGCTCAACAGAAGTTCACTGTTATTTCTACGTTCGCTGGTGGAGGTGGTTCGTCCACTGGTTATCGTCTTGCAGGTGGTAAGATTCTCTGTATCAATGAGTTTGTAGAAGAGGCAAGAAATACATATTCTGAGAATTATCCATCTACTACTATTTTACCTGGTGATATTAAGGAGTTGACAGGTAAAGACTTTCTTGAAGCCACTGGTCTCAAGCAAGGAGAACTTGATATTCTCGATGGTTCTCCACCATGTTCTGCATTCTCTGTTGCAGGTTCTATGTGTCATAACATCTATGAAGAAGAGAGAGTGGACTTGTTTGGAAATACCTACACCACTAGAGTTAGTGGTAAACATTCTGATGGTTGGGGAAAGACAAAAACTTACTCTGACGGTAAACAAGTTGAAAATATTGAAGATTTGTTTTTTGAATATATTCGTATAGCAAAAGACATTCAACCAAAAGTAATTGTTGCAGAGAATGTGAAAGGATTGACTGTTGGTGAAGCTAAAACATACTATGCAAAGATTACAAATGCATTTACAGAAATTGGATATCTAGTCACTTCTAAAGTAATGAAAGCATCAAATCATGGTGTGGGACAAGGACGGGAGAGACTTATCTTTATTGGAGTTCGTGAAGATATTGCAGATAAGATTGGAATGTTGATTACTGGAGTCAATAGTATATTTCCCAGACCTTCAAAAGAATCAACTACAATTTCTGATATCATTGATGGTGTTCAGAATAATTCTGAAGATGTTAAAACTCTTACTGAAAAGTTGGTGAGTAGTAACATATACAAAAATGTTATCAGTAAGATGCCCAAGAATCCAGATAAAGTTTTGACTGGTATGGACTATCACCCTAAAGGACATTGTTTTAATACAAAGAGAGTTTCTTTAAAAAAACCATCTCCAACTCTTACTGCTAGTGGTGGTTTGATTCATTGGAATGAAGATCGTCCATTGACTGTTCCAGAACTGAAACGTATCCAATCACTTCCTGATGACTTTGTTTTGACTGGTACATATTCTCAACAGTCTGAAAGAGTTGGTAGAATGGTTCCACCACTCATGATGAAAGCAATTGCAGAAAACATTTACAAAGAAGTTCTTTCTAAACTATAGAAACTCTTAAATATAAATAATGGTAATAGAAAGTTGTTAGAACTAAAACCATGTCGGATATGAGTAATCTGTACAGAGCTTATTCAGCTGTACACAGTTCTGAAGTTAGTGATCAGTTGAATGAGTCTAGAGACCTCATTTCTGATATGCAGTTCAACCAACTGAACTCCTCTGATCTTCAGGAAGTTGCTGAAGAAATTCTAGAAGAGATGTTTGAACTTAGTCTTGATATCGAACAATCTTCTGATATCATTGCTGATATTTTGAGTGAATCCTTGAAGACCAGTCAGTCTGATCTCAAGTCACAAAAGATTGACTATATTGGAGAAGCATTTGATGCTGCTCTTGAGAACGGTCATACTGTAGAAAGATTCCTTGGGTATAGAAGGTCTAAGAAAGTTCAAGAGAACTTTCATAATACTTCCAACGAAGATCGTAGTAGTAAGAGACTTCACGAAGCCCTGATTGCTCAAGAGAGAAAGAACATCAAAGAAGGTATTCTTTCCTTGATTGAGAAGAAGACAAAAGATTCTTCTTACCTTGAGACCAACATGAAGAAGAGAGCAGAGAATAACGAGAAGGCCCGTAAGGACATGGAGAAGATGGGTTCAATGAAGAACCCTCAACTTGAAGAGTTCTCTCAAATTAGACAGGATTGGAGTAGTGCTTACTCTTCCATTTATGAGAAGAAACTTGATCCCGTTGGTCAGGAAGATGGAGACATCGATAATGATGGTGATGAGGATTCTTCTGATAAGTATCTTTCCAAGAGACGTAAGGCAATCGCCAAGTCCATGGGTAAGAAAGGTAAGTGTGAGAGCTGTGGTGGTAAGGGATGTGAGAAGTGTGAGGGTATGAGTGAAGAGTATCTTGATGAACTTTCCAAAGGAACTATGGGTTCTTATGTAAAGAAAGCCGCTAAGGATGTTGAGAAAAGGTCCTATTCTCAAGGTGAGGTTGATGCCGAGGATGCTGAAATCGGTTATCCAGGTAACACACCTAAAGATAAGAAGATTGATAAGAGGCAGAAAGGTATCGGTCGTGCAGTGAAAAAAATGAGTGAAGAGTATCTTGATGAAATGGGTAAGAGTGATCAGGGAGTTCGTGATAGAATGAAAATTTCTGGCTATGAGCCACCTACCAACTGGGATCCTAAAGCAAACAAAGGTAAAGGTGCTACTGTAAGTCCTAAACAAGCAAAGAAGCGTCATCGTAAGTCGCTTCGTGAAGAAGAAGTAACATTCTCTGAAGCTGAACTGAAAGCCATTCAGGCAAAGGTTGATGCATGGGATGTTGAAGAAGGTTATCAACGCAATCCTGAGAAGGGAGAAGCTGAAGCAAGAAAGTCTCAAACCCCAGAGACAAAAGTTCGTGATAGACTGAAGACTATGGACCCTAAGAAGGCTGAAGCAATGAAAAAACAGATGAGAGCTGTTGGTTTAAGTGTTTGATATCTCGGAGTCCCGATGAAAGACGTATTTAAATATCTAAAGGACTCTAGGAAACTCCTGGAGTCCACAACCTCTGAGAGGGCGGCTGAACTTGGTTACGAATATCGTTCTAGAGGTGTTTGGGGAGACCCAAGGACTGGTAAGAGATATAGGACTGATGGTACTCGTTTTGTAGAAATAGAAGAACCTAAAAAACAAGAAAGAGATCCTGAGGAACAAGAACCCAAGACACTTTCTCAATTCAAGAAAGATGTTCCTCAACAGACACAACCTGAAGAGGAAGTACCTTCTGTTGCAAATCAGATGGATAGAGTTGTTCCTGGTGGACCAACTGAAACTGCAATAAGTTCAGGTGACCAGAAGACTGTTGAAAAACAACTCTCTCGTGGTAGAGAGAATGTTCAAAGTCCTGAGAGAAAGAAGCAAGTTACTCAACAGGCATCTGATATTATTGCTCAGTTACGGGCAGAGAAAGAAGAGGAAGAGAGTGCTGAATTAGAAACACAGGTCGAATTGGAAACCCAAGAACCAGTAGAATCGGAGAAAGAACCAGAAGATTTCAAGACTATTGATGATGTAGTCGCAGAAAAGGAAGAAGAAACTGACTACAATGACGATGAAGAGGCTTTTGAACAAGAGTACAATACCTATGAAAAAGAAGCTACAGAGATGATGAAGACGTTGACTGATCGTCAACAAAAGATGATGGAGAAGAAGTTTGCTTCTTTCACAGAAAGTCTAAAGAATATACCTTCTGTAACAAGTAAAAGGTCATTTCTTCAGTCAATGGCTCATGCAAAGTCATATGAAGGCCGGGTTAACGCTGGTGCAGGTAAGAACAATCTTGGTTATGCAGATGTTCAAAATCTTATGGCCAACCGTGACCGTCTGATACAAGGTTATGGTGACGGATCTCCAGAACAAATCAAAAAGTTTGTTGATTCTGTGAGGACGAATGAAGTATCTGATGAATTTGTGGATGCGTCATTTGAAGTTCTTCCTGAAGCCTTTAAGAAATCACTGAAAGGTAAGGGTCAAGTTACCAATGATAAGTATGTGTCTGATGATAAGGCACATAAGGATATACATTATCTTGGTAAGAATGATGATGGTACAATAAGAAGAGGAATGGCTAGTACCAATGATAGGGCCAAGTTGATGTGGAGAATCTACCTGGAACAGAGTGGTCGTGATGCATATACGGGTCTTCCTCTTGACATTCAATCAATGGATCTAGAACATGTCCGTGGTTTTAATAACAAAGACGGGGGAAAGCCAGGTAAAGAAGAGTGGGAACAGAGAGAGAATAATGATAATATGACTCTCATTAACTCCAATATCAATCAAACAAAGGTTGATTTGTCTATGAAGGACTTCTTTGAAAAGAAAGTTGATCCAAATAAGGACAAAGGGGAAGATGATTTTGGTGGTATTGAAAAACTATTTGATAAACAAAACCAGATTGGTAGTGTTGGAGATGAACTAGTTAAGACACTTTTGGGTGAAGGTAATAAAGGTATAGGTGAAGGCGTTACAATGGATCTTCTTGACGAACACTTCAATAATGATGATAAAAATTACACAAGCTTGAGAGATGAGTTCCGTAGAGTTGCAACTACACCTAAAGATAAAGCAAAAGCTGCTGGTATAAAGTCCAAACTTGGTAAAACACTTCTTAAAGCAACCGGTCTTTCCCGTGGTATTACAGACAAAAGTGGTAGAAGAACTGTTGCTCTACAGGAAAATGTATATCGTGGGTTCTTGAAGTCCATGGCAAATGCAAAACCAGCAGATCGTCAGAAGTATATGGAAGGTTGGGCAGAAGCAATCAAGGTTGGTAATGAGGAGAGGGAACCAAAGGCAGTGAACCGTAAGTTACTTGAACTTGGTTTGATTGATGAAGATATCTTAAATGATAAGAAAGCAGGTAAAGTTTTTAAAGAAGAATATGATGAAACTAAGAGAACGTCTGAAACATATGGTAGAATGTTCATATCCAAGTACCACAAAGATAATAAATACTTCTATGGAATCTGATAAAAGATGAAAAGTTTCTTTAAATTTATTACAGAAGCAAGAAGTACACCTGTATCTGAGAAGGCCAAGAAACTTGGTTTAGTCAGTGATGGTAGTGGTGGATGGAAAGATAGAGCAGGTAAGACTGTTGCGAGAACAGTTGGTGGTGAACTTAAGTTTACTGATAGAGGGACATCATCGGTTCAGTCTGATGGTGGTCAACAACCCACAGCACAACAGAGACAAGAAGTTCCTCAACAGAAGAGAACATCAACTGAAGAACCTACTGAAAGAAGAAGTGGTGCTGATGAGGAAGAAGGTGGAGATGGTAAAAAGACTGGAGAAAATGCAACCCTAGTATTTGGTAGATTTAATCCCCCAACTGTAGGACATAAGAAACTTCTTGATGCTGCCCTTCAGATTTCAGGTGATGGTGACCTGAGAATTTATCCTTCCAGATCGGTTGATCCTAAGAAAAATCCTTTAGAGACTGATCAGAAGACAGAACTCATGAAGAAGATGTTCCCTGATCATAGTGATAATATTATCAATGATGAAAGTATCAAAACTATCTTTGATGCATTGAAGTTGGCAAATGATGATGGATTCTCAAATGTCAAAATTGTTGTAGGTTCTGATCGTGTTGCTGAATTTGACAACCTAGCTCAGAAATACAATGGTAAACTATATGACTTTGAAGAGATTGAAACTATCTCCGCTGGTGAAAGAGATGAGGATGCAGAAGGTGTCTCTGGTATGTCTGCCTCTAAGATGAGAAAGGCTGCAACAGAGAATGATTTTGAATCTTTTAGAAAAGGTATTCCTGATACTTTGGATGATGCGGCAGCAAAACAGATGATGAATACTGTTCGTAAAGCAATGCAGGTTCAAACAGAATCCTGGAGTCTATGGGAAATTGCTCCTAAGTTTGATTGGAAGAACCTAAGAGAGAACTATGTGACTGGTAAGATCTTTAAGATTAATCAGTTGGTAGAGAATTTGAATACAGGATTTGTAGGTAAGATTGTTCGTAGAGGAACTAACTATCTTATCTGTGTAACAGAAGATAATATTATGTTTAAGTCCTGGATCCGTGATCTTCGTGAATATGAAGAGAAGAAACCTGATACCCGTGTTGGAAGTCCTGGTTACTTTAAGTATGCTGCCAAGATGACACCTGGTTTTGATAAAGGAGATAAGACCAATCTTCAACCTGGTGGAAAACCTTACAAAGGCCCTAAGACAAATATCAAGGAATTCATAAATAGATACAAAAGTAGAAATCTCTGAGATTCATGAAAAGGAAAAATAAATTCTCGGATTGGAGAGAAGACCTGATTGAAGTTGCTGGTATTCCTGAACAGGAACCAAAGACTGATACTGATTCTGAGAAAGAGATTACTGAGAAGAAGATAAAGAATAAGATTACAATTAATCCTTCAATGAAGGAAGCCTTCGAAGAAATTGGTGGTACACTTCTTGAAGTTACAGAACTTGATGAGAAGATGGACATGAAGAAGGCTGATATGGGAGATGTCATTGACGACTTCTATAAGTCTGATGCACCTCAGTTCAAAGGTAAGTCAAAGAAAAAAAGACGTGAGATGGCTATTGCTGCCAAGTTGAATACTGAAGCCATGAGTGTAGTTGATCAGATGAAAGCATCTGCAAAATATTGGAAAGAGAATCCTCGTAAGGATTACAAAGCTGGTGATGGTGTCAAGAGAAATGAACGTGATGCTAGAGCCAATGCAGCAAGAAAACCTAAAGATACAAGAACTTCACAACAAAGGATGAACGATGCTGTTGGAAAATCACGTGCAGGAGAGAGTGATTGATATATAGAGTATAGATACCCAATGAGGTTTATCATGCTCGCATTCCTACTCCCACTCGCATCCAAAATTATTTCTGATGCTGTCAATAAAATTCCAGAAAATGAAGAACTGGGTGAGAAGATGGTTGAGATCTGTCTTGTTATTCTTTCTAAGGCAGTTAAGTTAACCAAGACTGATATGGACGATCAACTTCTTGAAGTTGTAACCAAGGCAATTAAGAACAGAGAAGAGTAAAAATTTGGAGAGATACAGTCTCTCTAGTTTTTATAAATATTTCTATCTAACAAAGTTTATTAGGAAAAGACATGGCACTTTGGGGAAATAATGACAATGTAGATAGCGTAGGTGCTGTCGTCCTAGATTATGATACTGGTGTTGTTACTGGAACCGGTACTTCTTTTGGTCAGACCGGATCTGCTCAAGAGGGTGATGTACTCCGTTTTGGCACTAAGGCAACTACTTACTTTGGTGATGCAGTAATCGTTTCGATTGCATCTACCGTCCAATGTACTATTGGTTCTACTGCAGGTCTTTCTGGTGCTGCCATTTCCGGTGTACAGTTTGGAGTATCACAACTTCCAAAATATACTATTCTTGACAATACATACAGTGAAACAAGAGCAGAAAATACATCTTTACTTGCAATTGTAAATACTTCGACCAGTACTATAGCAGTTGGTGGAACCACATTGATTCCTGTAACTTCTGCTGAGGGAATCATTGTCGGAGATAGTCTTGAGGGTCCAACGTTCTCATCAACTTTAATTTCTGTTGTAGCTGATACACAACTGACTCTTGCAAGTGCTATTGGTGCAGGTGCTACCGTTAGCGCTGGTGCTGCACTCACAGTCAGCAGAGCACAAGGTGGGTATGACGCATTTGTTTACGGTACTAATGAAGTTTCGACTGAAGCTGAAACAGGTACTCAATATGAACTAACTCATGGTGGTTGGGTTGGTGTTACAACTTATACTGATAATGAAGGTAATTTGAGAGTTAAGAAAGAAACTCTGGTCGCAATGTCTGGTATTACCACAGGCGGAACAGACTACCACACTCCCTGATAAGTAATGATTTTCAATGAATTGAATGAAGGGAATTTCCTTCTCTTTGCTATTAAATACTATGAAAATCCCCAGGCCTTAACAAAGGAGGATTTTAATAAAGACTTGAATCACTTCAAGTATATCAAAAGACTCCTGAAAAGATATAAGAATAGCGGTGAACTAAAGATACACTTACTGATAAATCACTTTATTATATTGTATAATATCTTTGGTGATGCCGCTACTCCTATGTTATTCTATAAAATTGAAAAAGATCTGTGGACAACTGTAAAAACATTCATTGTTTTTATGGACAAACTACCTGAGTATCCTCATACTTATATTCATGATATTGAGATAGATCAAAGGTGTCAAGAAGAACTAGAGAGAGTTACTAATGGACAAGGACAAGATTGATAAGTTTGTAGATGCATTTCGTTCAGCAATGTATAATGAGTTCAGTGTCAATGAGGAAGGCATGGTGGCAAATCCTCCTGGGGGATCTGGTGGATTTAGTGGTTCCTCCGCTGCTGCTGGTCCTACTGCTGGTTATGACCCCGTTATGAAATTAGATGGTAGAAACAAATATGTTAGAAAGGCTATCAAAGATCTAATGGATAGGAAACAGAAGAGAACGGACAGAAAGGCTAAGAAAAAAGCATTAGAATTTAACCCATACTTCAAACCATTCAATGGATCAGGTAAAGGTAGCTCTAATTGAGCAAAAGTTAGACGATCTTAAACCTATCATTGTCAAATTAGACAGTGCAATAGAGAAATTAAGTGAGGTAAATATATCAGTTAGCAGGATGCTTGCTGTTCATGAAGAGCGAATATCAAAACAAGAAAAAGTTGACGTTGTACTCTTTGCAAAAATTGACAAACTCCGTGATAAAATGGACGCAGATCATGACAGTGTGCTGCAAAGACTACGTGGACTAGAGAAACGTGTTTGGATGGCAGTTGGTGGATTGGCAGTCCTGTCATTTATCGTGTCACCAATGATGCAGAACATGTTGACACCACCCCCAGTATCCTCTACAATGACAAGAGGTTCCTCCAAATGATTAATGGATTTTATTGATGTCAAATATATTCAACTTATATCATCAAGACTCCAAAAGTTCAAGAAGATAAAACCAAACCTGTATAACTGTCGTTGTCCTATCTGTGGGGACTCCCAGAAGGATAAGAAGAAGGCTAGAGGGTATTTCTACCGTATTAAGAATAACACCAACTACAAGTGTCATAACTGTGGGTTGAACATATCATTCAATAACTTCCTGAAACAGTTTGATGAACCTACTCATAAAGAATATATCTTTGAGAAGTTTAAAGGTAATCATACTGGGAAAAATTATCCAGTAGAACAACCAAAAGATATCTTTAAAAGGGTTGAGAGTTCTAAACCAACTTTTAAGAAAAAGGTAAAGATTGACTTACCTAATGCCTTTGATGTTAATATATCAAAAGAGTATCTCCGTAATAGAGCTATCTTTGATGGGAACTTTTATTATGCAGAAAACTTTCAGGTGTTTGTAAATACTTTGAAACCAGGGTCATTTACGAATACCAAATATGGTGAGAAAAGAATTGTGATTCCTCTTGTTAGGGATGACAAACTTATTGGTGTTCAGGGAAGAGCACTCTCTTCAAACCCTGTTAAATACTTAACCATTATGTTGGAAGAGGATGAACTCAAGGTGTATGGCCTTGATACAATTGTCAAGGAGAACCCAGTTTATGTCACAGAAGGACCATTTGACTCCACTTTCCTATCCAATGCTATTGCTATGTGTGGTAGTGATGTTGACCTCAGCACTTTGGATTATCAATTCATATACGTCTATGACAACGAACCAAGAAACAAACAAATCGTTGATCGAATCTCAAAACAAATTGATAGTGGGGAAAGGATAGTCATATGGCCATCTAACATTAAGGAGAAAGATATTAATGATATGATCCTATGTGGTCATAATGTGAAAGAGGTGGTAGAGAAGAACACCTATCAAGGATTAGAAGCAAAACTTAAGTTTACAACCTGGAAGAGAGTATGAGTAACGGTATCAAGGTACAAAAAAGAAATGGTGATGTAGAGAAACTAGACCTGGACAAAATGCATCTCATGGTTGATGAGGCATGTAAAGACCTTGCAGGAGTCTCAGCATCACAGGTAGAGATGACATCTGGTATTCAGTTCTACGATGGTATTACTACTGATGAGATTCAAGATATTCTTATCCGTAGTGCCAGTGACCTGATTGATTTGGAACATCCAAACTATCAGTTCGTTGCCGCACGTCTTCTTCTCTTCACTCTTCGTAAGCAAGTCTTTCAGAATAAGAAAGGTGATGCACCTAGTCTGAGAGATCACATTCAGAAGTGTGCATATAATGACCACTATGACAAACAGATTTTTGAAAAGTATTCTCTTGAAGAGATTGACAAGGTAAATAGTTTTATCTATCACGATCGTGATATGTTGTTCACCTATGCCGGTCTTCGTCAGGTGGTGGATAAGTATCTGGTTCAAGATCGTAGTACTGGTGAGGTATTTGAATCTCCTCAGTTCATGTATATCATGATTGCTCTTACTATCTTTCAAGATTATCCCAAGGAAACACGTTTAGATTATGTCAAGAGATACTACAACGCAATCTCCAAACACCGACTCAACATCCCAACACCAATCATGGCAGGGGTCAGGACACCCTTGCGTCAATTTGCATCTTGTGTTCTCGTTGATGTTGATGACTCCCTCGATAGTATCTTTAGCAGTGATATGGCTATTGGTAAATACGTCGCACAAAGGGCTGGTATCGGTATTAACGCAGGTAGAATTCGTGGGATCAACAGCAAAATCAGAGGTGGAGAGGTACAACACACAGGTGTTGTCCCCTTCCTTAAAAAGTTTGAAAGCACTGTCAGATGTTGTACACAAAACGGTATCAGAGGTGGTTCTGCTACAGTTCACTTTCCTATCTGGCACCAAGAAATAGAAGACATTATTGTTCTTAAGAATAATAAGGGAACAGAAGACAATCGAGTGAGGAAACTTGACTACTCAATCCAGATTTCAAAACTTTTCTACGAACGTTTCATTGCGAATGGAGAGATTAGCCTTTTCTCACCGCATGACGTACCAGGTCTCTATGATGCTTTTGGTACTGATACATTTGACGATTGCTATGTGGGCTATGAATCAGATCAGTCTATTCCAAGAAAGACTGTCAATGCCCAAGAACTTATTCTAGATATCCTAAAGGAGAGAGCAGAGACTGGTCGGTTGTATCTTATGAACATCGATCACTGTAATAGTCACTCTTCCTTTAAGGATAAGGTTTACATGAGTAACTTGTGCCAGGAAATTACTCTACCCACATATCCTCTTCAACATATTGATGATGGTGTTGGTGAGATTGCTCTATGTATTTTGTCAGCAGTCAACGTTGGTAAGATTCGTTCTGATGAGGAACTTGAAGATTTGTGTGATCTTTCAGTCCGTGGTCTGGAAGAACTGATAGACTATCAGGAGTATCCTGTAAGGGCCGCAGAGATAGCTACAAAGGCCCGTAGATCCCTTGGTGTAGGTTTCATTGGTCTTGCACACTATCTGGCTAAACTGGGGTATAATTACGACAGTCAAGAGGCATGGGATGCCGTTCATCAACTCTCAGAATCCTTCCAGTATTATCTTTTGAAGTCTTCAAATGAACTTGCTAAAGAAAAAGGACATTGTGAATATTTTGGTAGAACGAAGTATTCGGACGGGATTCTTCCTATTGACACATATAAAAAAGATGTGGATGAAGTTTCATCACAGGAGTTACAACATGATTGGGAGAGTCTACGATCATCTATATCCACCTACGGACTTAGGCACTCAACACTGTCTGCTCAGATGCCATCAGAAAGCAGTTCCGTTGTGTCAAACGCAACAAATGGAATTGAACCACCTAGAGACTATTTGTCCATTAAGAAGAGCAAAAAGGGTCCGCTTAAGCAGATTGTCCCACAGTATGGTTCTCTTAAAAACAACTATACTCTTCTTTGGGACATGGCTTCTAATCGTGGTTATATCAATGTTGTAGCAGTGATGCAGAAGTTCTTTGACCAAGCCATCAGTGGTAACTGGTCTTATAACCCTGAGAACTATCCTGACAATGAGGTTCCAGTATCTGTAATGGCACAAGACTTCTTGACAACATACAAGTTGGGATGGAAGACTAGTTACTATCAGAATACATATGATATCAAGACTGACGAAGCACCAGAGGAAACTCCTGAACTTCAAAATCTCCTAAATGATATTATGGAGTCCGACGAGGACGATTGTGAAAGCTGTAAAATTTAGACTAGAGGCGTAAATGCAGTACGATTTCGTAGCAAGTAAAGAGTATAATAATGATAATAAGACTATTCAGGGAATGACAGTCTTCAATACCGAAAAGGTCAATACCAAGAAACAACCAATGTTTTTTGGTAAACCACTTGGTATTCAAAGATATGATTCGTACAAGTATCCAGTTTTTGAGAAACTAACAACTCAACAACTGGGATATTTCTGGAGACCAGAGGAAGTTTCTCTCCAGAAAGATAGGGCAGACTATCAGTTACTTCGTCCAGAACAGAAGCATATCTATACTTCTAACCTGAAGTATCAGATTATGTTGGACTCTGTTCAGGGTCGTGGTCCTGGTATGGCGTTTATTCCTTACTGTTCCTTACCTGAACTGGAAGCTTGTATGGAGGTATGGGGATTTATGGAGATGATCCATAGTCGTTCCTACACTTACATTATCAAGAATGTATATCCTGATCCTAGTGATATCTTTGATCATATTATCAATGACCCACGTATTCTTGAAAGAGCTTCAAGTGTTACTGAGTCCTATGATGACTTTATTAATACTGCCCAACAATGGGGTAATGGTAATTTGTGGAAGGAAGATTTCCGTGACACATATACATCCAAAGAAGATATCAAAAATGTCAAAAGAAAACTCTATAGAGCAGTTGCAAACGTAAATATTCTTGAGGGTATCAGGTTTTACGTTAGTTTTGCTTGTTCTTTCGCCTTTGGTGAACTTAAACTCATGGAAGGATCTTCCAAAATCATTTCACTAATTGCAAGAGATGAGAACCAACACCTAGCCATTACTCAGAATATTCTGAACAAGTGGAAAGATGGTGATGATCCTGAGATGAAACAGATTGCCAAGGAAGAAGAAGAGTGGGTCTACGCAATGTTTGACCGTGCAGTAAACGAAGAGAAGAAGTGGGCAGACTATCTGTTCCGTGATGGATCAATGATTGGTTTGAACGATGTTCTTCTTCAAAGATATGTTGAGTGGATTGCCAATCGCCGTATGAAGGCTATTGGTTTGAAACCTGTGTATGATGTTGCTGCTAAGAACAATCCTCTTCCCTGGACACAACATTGGATCTCTTCTAAGGGTCTTCAAATTGCTCCGCAAGAAACAGAAGTCGAGAGTTATATTGTTGGAGGTATTAAACAAGATGTCAAAAAAGACACGTTCTCAGGATTCCAACTCTAAGGCTAAGGCCAAGAGACAGGATGATTGGTGGTTCCATGAGGAGCCACTAAATACCACAGATACAATGGATATGTGTGTGATTACGAAAATCCGTGGTTGTTTCAAGGACAACCTTTTCTATCTGAGGATATTGGTGATTCTTTCGGCTTTGTCTATAGGATTACAAACCTCAAGAATGGTAGAAAATACATCGGGCGAAAGTATTTCTGGTCCAAACGAAAGCCTAGAGCTACAGTTAAAAACAAGTCAAGGCGAAGAGTTACAACTGAAAGTGACTGGAAAAAATACTACGGAAGTTGTCCAGAGCTTAAAGACGATCTTACAAAGTATGGAAAGGAATCTTTTAGTAGAGAGATCATCTCACTCCATATAACACTGGGAAAGGTAAACTTTGAGGAGACCCGTCAGTTGTTTCTGAACGAGGTTCTGTCCCAAAAGTTGACAGATGAGACTCCTTTGTATTATAATTCCAACATCCTTGGTCGGTACTACCGCAAGGATTATTTTAACAAGTAAACTGATTTGGATTAATGATTAAGAAAATTTTTATGGGGTTGGTTAGTGTCACTACCCTTACTACAGCATGTGTGGCATCAACAAACCTTGATAAAGAGCTTAATGACATTACAGGAACTACTCCTACCATAGAAGGTGTAGAGGAAACACCTACAGAGGAATTGGTAAAGGTAGAAAAAACCTGGAACTGTCCTGCATGTTCTCCCAATGAACAATATGTTCTTAAGAAACTTCAGGAATATACTAAAATTAGTGATCGTAATGCTCTTGCAACGATCATGGGAAACATTAAATCAGAATCAAACTTTCGTGCCAACATCTGTGAAGGTGGTGCCCGTGTCTCCTACACTGAATGTAAGTCTGGTGGATTTGGATTGATTCAGTGGACTAGTATCGGACGGTATAAAGGTCTCGGAAATTTCTGTGCTAGATATCAGTGTGATCCTAGTAGTTTAGAAGGTCAAGTTCGTTGGATGGTTAATGAACCAATCTTCCAACGTGTCCTCCCTGAGTTTGAAGGACATGGAGATACTATTCCTCAGTATATGTCACATGCATATTACTGGTTAGGATGGGGGATCAAAGGATATCGTGAACAGTATGCATATGATTATAGTAAGAAAATGGTATTGATATAACTGAGTCACTTGACAAAGACCTCAGAGTAGTCTATATTATAAGGGTGGTTGAGAGACCACTGCGGTGATCCCCTTGGTAGTTCAGGATTAGCGGCGATAGGAACTACCATTAGGGTCAGTAGCTCAGATGGATAGTGTTTTATTGGAACTTATTAGTATTATAAATAATAATAGTCATATGTTCCATTATGAACTCTTGTTTGAAATGTGGTAGTCCAACTAAAACTAAATTTTGTAGTAGAAGTTGTTCTGCTTCTTACAACAATAGAGTTAAACCAAAACGCAAACCAGAACACAAGTGTATAGATTGTGGAAAACCTATAACTGCAAAGAGAGCACGTTGTAGGGAACACTACCTAATCTGGAAACAGGAACAGGTAGCAAAAGATATGACACTTTCTGAGGCTATCTACACCAATCACCATAGGTCTTCTGCATATGCGTTGGTTAGGTCAAGAGCAAGATCCTTATTCAAAAAACTGGGACTTGACACTTGTGAGTGTTGCGGTTATAATAAACATGTTGAGATTGCTCATAAAAAAGCAGTATCAACCTTTGAGGGAGACACTTTAATAAGTGTTATAAACTCAAAAGAAAACTTAATGGCATTATGTCCTAATTGCCATTGGGAGTATGATCACAATCTGTGATTAGTTTGCCTCCGTAGCTCAGCTGGATAGAGCAACGGTTTAGTAAACCGTAGGTCGTCGGTTCGACCCCAACCTGAGTCGTTAGACAGGGAATGAGCTCGCCTGCGGCGGTGTTAACCACACTGTGATCTGAGAGTTGGTTACTCTCTTTGCTCCTTTGGAAACTGTTGGTATGTTAGGGTTGGAAAAATGCCCCATAGGAAGCATACCAATAAGTCCATCGTATAATCCTCTATAGCTCAGTTGGTAGAGCAGGTGACTGTTAATCACCCTGTCCCTGGTTCGAGTCCAGGTGGAGGAGCCGGGTAGGTGTCCGAGTGGTTAATGGAAGAAGTCTGTAAAACTTTTGGCTCTGCCTACGGGGGTTCAAATCCCTCCCTGCCCATTTCACGGGTTTATAACTCAGTTGGTAGAGTAGCGGGCTTTTAACCTGTAAGTCGTCAGTTCGAACCTGACTAAACCCACTTGACAATCTGATCAGTTTTTGATATGATTGTCACATGCCCCGTTAGCTCAGGAGACAGAGCACGAACCTTCTAAGTTTGCGGTCGGGGGTGCGAATCCTCCACGGGGCGTTGTCTTTTATTTTTATGAGTCTTCCAGAATATTCATTTGGTGGTCGTCCAGTAAAGTCTACAAATCTTCTTCTGCTTATTAGTGAGATGGAAGGTACATATCAACACCTTAAGTACATGGGATTTGAGGATGATATGAATACTCTTGATGAGATGAAGAAGAGATACTATAAGTTATACTTCAAGACAAAGAAACTAGAAAACACTCCTACATAGACTAGAGATTAATTTCTTATTGAAATTTGATTATCAACAATGAAAAAATTATTTGCTGCATTATTGTCATCAGTAGTTCTTGCTACTCCAGTGATGGCTGACCCTGAAGTGAAGGGTTGGAAGACATATGATTCTATGGGATGTATGTTGCTCGGAGATTGTACTGATGATATTCAACAAGTCAGATCAATTAGAGACGTTCAAAAGTATTATCCTAGTGATAGTTATAGTAATGTCGCTTCTGAGTTTGATTCAATTGTCAGGGCCCTTGATAAGATCGGAGTTAAAGTTTTTCTAGCGGATGAGAAATACTTTCCATCAGGTCATAGAGGGGTATATCATACAGTAACTAACAACTTCTTCCTCAACACTAACTTCATGCACAAAGAGGGTGTATTGATGAGTGTGATGAGACATGAAGGTTGGCATGCTGCTCAAGACTGTATGGCAGGAACCATCGATAACAGTATGATTGCAATCATACTTCCAGAAGAAGAGATTCCAGCAATCTGGAGAGAGATGGCAGAAAGGACATATCCAAAGTCTGCTGTTCCCTGGGAAGCAGAAGCAGGTTGGGCAGGTAGAACTGAAGCAGTAACCGCAAATGCACTTGCAGCATGTGCAGCAGGTAAAATGTGGGAAATATATGAGCCTACCCCAATGACGAGAGAATGGTTAGTTGAGAATGGATATATCAAATGAAAGAAAAAATCTTGATGAGATTATTTGGGATAAAGATCAAAAGGAATATTCTTTCGGATGAAGAAAGATTGAAAGCATTAGACATCTTTACTCCCCATTTATTGGATCTTACATCTTTAGGAGAATCAAATCCTGCTCTTCAATCTCTTCCCAATCTTCATACATTTGAAGAATATAAGTGGTTTTTTGATATAATGAAGAAGAGATTAAATATAAAGGGAAATATTCTCACGTCTTGGATAATTGGATGGAGAAGTGATTGTGAAAATTGTTGGCACAATCATGGAAACTTCAACCGTACCAGTGTTTTATACTCTCTTGAAAATCCTGAAGAAAAGGGGACATGGTTTAAAAAATACAATTTGATTTTAAAAACTAAAACACCTACAAATTCTGTATTGATATTTCCAAGTAAATTATATCACTCCCCACCAGATAAAGTTAAATTACCTAGATATACATTGGCAATAGATTATGATACAAAATAATTATATTCAAGATGATTAGAAAATTCATTTCAAACAAGAGGTTATACTATCATGTTGGTAGTAAGATGCAAACAATGTAACACGGAGATCCATAGCACTAACAAAACACAGTCGTGTGGATGTCCTAACATGATGACAGTCATTGGAGAAAAAATTTCTGCATTTGACTTAAACAAAGTCGTTATGTTAAATTCACAGAAGAACACTAAACAAAAAGATGTTCTGTCTTCTCAAGACTTGATGTATCAAGAGGAGAGAAGAAGCCGAAAGGTAAAAAAACTTGATTTTGAAATTAGGTGATTATGTCTCATAACTGTATTACCGAAAAACAGTGTCAGGAGATGATCGATAAAGCAATCGATAAACACAACAAAACTGCCTCACTCATTAGTGCTTGTATAGGTTCAGTATTACTGTTCTTCTATGCTCAAGGACTCTTGATTGTGGTAGGATTGTGGAAATAATAATCATATACATATTACAAGAATGAAATTTTATTCCGTGGAACACTGGCAAGAGAACTGGGAAGAACTAATCTCGAAGGTTGAGAATGGTGAATCAATAGGAATAACAAACGGAAAACATAAAGTAGTAATGGTTCCGGCAGACGAAGAAATTATAAGAATTCATACTGAACATAATGACGCGTCGTAAGAATAGATCATATAAAAGAGTAACAGATGATCGTGAACCAATCACAATCAAACATTCTGATATATGTTATCCAGGGGCTATCAAAGAGAAACAGGTAGATGATGCTGATACTTCTTATCCTGGTATTGTCATCAAATACGATACTGGATATCTGTTGGAAGATGGTCTTCATAGGATAACCAAACTTCAACGTGAAGGTATCTATGAATCTCTTTTCTATGTGGTTACAGTAGACGAATATAAAACTGGCCTAGTAGAAATGATATGTGGTTCCAACTCTGTTATATTAGGAGAGTGGAACCACAACAAACTGGACTCACAACCTCAATGAGGTTAAGGGGGTTTAGCAATCTGGTGAATGCAACGTGCTCATAACACGTCGAAGGTGGGTTCAATCCCCACAACCCCCATTGACATTTCGATGTCAAACCCTTATAATACTAAGGTCAACAAACAAGCAAATGACTATCACTTCCAAGTTTAAAAAAGATCTTCAGACCCTACGTGGTGCTGCAAATGGGGACTTCTTCCTGGATGTAAAGAACCCAAAACTTTTCAAAAAAGTTCGTAAGTATTATGACAATACTGGTGTAGTATTTTCTGGTGATCCTCTGGATGACTATGATATTCTCATCGATTGTATTGCAGCAGATCTAGAAACTATGGAGGTTGCGTGAACGATCTGGATCCTAAGTCTGTTGCCTCAACAAAGACTATTGTTATTCATGAACGATTTCCTTATCGTTTTGTTCAACGAGGTTATATTCAATTGAACGGAAAACCAGATTTCCGTATGCAAAAAGCAAATGAGTATACTAAAAAATACTCAGATGTTTATTTGTTTGATAATGGAGACCAGATGCTTCTTGCTATCGAGGACTCAGAATATGCCAAGTGGTTAGATCCAGATGATGTACCTTGTTATATTAAAGACTCGGTAAGTCGTTAAACAAGCCCTGGTGGAGTCAATAGACCCTATGGTTTCTTGTTTCCATATAAAGAACAAGTGGCGTGCATGAAAGACCGTATGTTTAAAAGGAGGGTTATTCAAACTCTCCTTTTTTAGTATAATTGTATAAAGGATATTATAAAATGAAAATAGGATTTAACTGTAGTTCATTCGATTTGTTTCATGCAGGTCATGTGACCATGTTGAAAATGGAGAAACAGTTGTGTGATTATCTCATTGTTGCACTTCAAGTCGATCCAACTATTGATCGACCTGGAATCAAAAACAAACCAACACAGTCTGTGTATGAGAGATATGTTCAGGTACAATCTTGTAAGTATGTTGATGAGATACTTGTTTATGAAACTGAAGAAGATCTTCTTAATATGATTAAGACTCAGATAATTGACGTTAGATTTCTAAGTGAAGAGTATAAGGATAGAGACTTTACAGGAAAACAATATTGTATTGATAATGACATTGAGATTCATTATCACAAGAGACAACACAAATACTCTTCTACTGAACTCCGCAATAGAGTTTATACACTTGAGAAACAGAAGTTGGATCAACTTAAAGAAAGTCCTGAAGTTAGAGGACCTGAACAATATTCACCTAAACTGTTGGAGAAGTATAACGAAAAATGAGTCTTAATGAAGGATTTAATGAAATAGAGTCTACTAAATACCTCTAGTTAATAATCTTTGGGAATATGGCATACAAAGGTACTGCAGGTAAGTCTGCAAGTGGAGCATCTATGTCAAAGTATGATGTAGAAGTAGAAGCTAGACTTCAGGCACTAGAGTCAGAAACACATACAAAACCAACTGGTGCAACACACGCAAAAATTGAAGAGAGACTGGCTGCTCTTGAAGCAGCAGTGACAGAACTTAAGTCTACATCAACTGTCTCTGCACCATCTGGTAGTGTTGAAGCACTTATTAAAAGACTGAATGATATTCCTGCAATCACAGAACATTGTACTAAAGATGCTGATGGTGTCAGAAGACTTAAGGTGTGATATAATAAATTAGTTGTAGTAAAAAATTATGAGTGAATATAATAAGACTGCACTAGTGCTTGGTGCAGGTGGTTTTATTGGTAGTCACATGGTAAAGAGACTACGTGCAGAAGGATACTGGGTTCGTGGAGTTGATCTCAAGAACCCAGAGTTCACTTCGACTGAAGCAAACGAATTCATTCGAGGAGACTTGCGTGAAGCTGACTTTGTTCGTCGTGTTCTTCGGTTCAAAGGATATCAAGGTAACTTCTATCATAGTGTTCCTGAAAGACTTCATCTTCCTTTTGATGAGATCTATCAGTTTGCTGCTGATATGGGTGGTGCAGGTTTTGTTTTCACTGGTGAGAACGACGCAGACATCATGCACAACTCTGTTACAATCAACCTAAATGTTCTTGAGGAACAACGTAAACTCAATGAGACTGTAGGAAATAAGACTAAGATCTTCTATTCTGGGTCGGCATGTATGTACCCAGAGTACAATCAACTTGACCCTGATAATCCTGACTGTCGTGAAGAATCCGCATATCCAGCAGCACCAGACTCTGAATATGGATGGGAGAAACTCTTCTCCGAACGACTATACCTATCTTATAATCGTAATCATGGTATTCCTGTTCGGGTTGCTAGGTATCACAATATCTTCGGACCAGAAGGAACCTGGCAAGGTGGAAGAGAGAAGGCTCCAGCTGCTATCTGTAGGAAAGTTGCTAACCTCCCGTCACAAGGTGGAGCCATCGAAGTGTGGGGAGATGGTCTACAGACTCGTTCCTTCTTGTTCATTGATGAATGCATCGAAGCGACTAGAAGAATGATGGACTCTGACTTCATTGGACCAGTAAATATTGGTTCTGAAGAGATGGTTACTATCAATCAACTTGTAGACATTACTGCAAGAGTTGCAGAGAAGGAAGTCACTAAGATCCACATTGATGGACCTCTAGGTGTTCGTGGCCGTAACTCCAACAATGATTTGATTCGTGAGAAGTTGGGTTGGAATTATGAACAAACCCTTGAAGAAGGTATCCGTTACACATACTATTGGATTAGTGAACAGACAAATATACAGGAGACAAAATAATGGCTGGTATTACACATAGTCAGATTAAAAATCTGATGGCAGGAAGAGATAAAATTACTATTTTTGAAATTGGTTGTGCAGATGGTAGAGACACTAAAAAGTTTCTGAATACTTTTGGTCCTGAACTTACCATCTATACCTTTGATCCTGAACCTATTAATGAGGTATTTGTAACACAACTTGGTCAGAAAGATGCATTTGGTGGTGGCAATGACCAACTGGCAAATGATGATAGGCATATCTTCCATCCTTATGCGATGTGTGATTATAAAGGAACCATCACATTTAACAGGTCTCAAAACTTGGATGGACCTGGACAAGGTGAAAATTGGGGTAGATACTCTGGTTCGATTCACCGTCCAGTTACTCACTTGGAAAGTCCTAAGTATGGTAAGAGGTGGTCTGCATGTATTTTTGAGGAAACTGTAGAAGCAAAATGTTCTTCAATTGATATTTTCTGTGAAGAAAATGGTATTGATCATGTTGATTTTGTTTGGATGGATACTCAAGGGGCAGAAAGAGATGTTCTCAAAGGTGCTCAGAGAATGCTCCCAAACATCGATTATATCTATACTGAGTACTATGATGAAGAGATGTATAAAGATTGTGCAGGATTAGAAGAGATCAAATCACTTCTCCCCAACTATGTTCTTGAACACAATTGGAGATGTAATGATGCTGATGGTGGTGATGTTCTAATGAGGAGAATATGAAGGTATTGATTCTCGGTTCCAGTGGTCAGATTGGAGCCTATCTAACTGAGTATCTTAGTAATAAAGGACATCATGTCTTTGAGTATGATATTGTTAAATGTGAAGAACAAGATCTTACACAAATTCCTAACCTTACACTAGATCATTTAGTCAAGGAATGTGACTTTGTATTCTTTCTTGCCTTTGATGTTGGTGGTTCTAGGTATCTGAAGAAGTATCAACACACCTTTAAGTTCATTGACAACAATGCCAGAATGATGGTAAGTGTTTTTGGTCTTCTAGAGAAGTATAATAAGAGGTTTGTGTTTGCATCTTCACAGATGAGTAACATGAGTCACTCTCCTTACGGTGTGATGAAGAGAGTTGGTGAGTTGTATACTAAAACATTGAATGGACTTCTTGTGAAGTTCTGGAATGTTTATGGTATCGAGAAGGACATGGACAAGGCTCATGTTATCACTGACTTTATCAAGAGGGGATTTGAAGAAGGTGAGTTTGAGATGTTGACTGATGGTACAGAACAACGTCAGTTCTTATATGCTGAGGACTGTTGTGAGGCATTGGAAACAGTAATGGAAAACTATACTGACTTCAAACCAGAGGATCCACTTCATATTACATCATTCCATTCAAACTCTATCAATGATATTGCTGATATTATTCGAGGTCAGTTCAACTTAATTGGAAGGTATGATGTAAGAATCAAACCTGGCGTTGCAAAAGATACTGTTCAACTTGATAAGAGGAATGAAGCTGACAACTACATATTAGGTTGGTGGATACCAAAGACAGGAATTGACGTAGGTATCTCAAAAGTGTTTAACGAAATGAAGAAGAATTATGAATAGACAACAGGTGTTGGCAGTAGCAACTTCATCAGATCTTGGATCAAATGCAAACGTATTGTGTGAGTTTATAGGTAAGAAAAAAGACTCTACCTTTGTTGACCTTGGTGTTCGTGATGGTTTTTCTTCTGCCCTTCTTTCTTTGAACTCCAAGAAGAATAACAATAAAATCTATGGTGTCGATGTAAACTTCAATAACTTTAGATCTGAACTTGTAGATGGTCAGAATTATCTACAACTAGAAGGTGATAGTTCCACTATTGGTAAGTATGCTGACATTGAAGACTTGAAAGAGATTGACTTCTTGTTTGTTGACTCTCTTCATGTTAGAGAACAGGTTCTTTGTGAACTTTATTACTGGGTTCCTCGTTTGAAGGAAGGTGGTACTGTCGCATTCCATGATTCTCATTGGCCAGAAGGTAAACTGGTGGTAAGTCTTGGAACCGTGTTGATGATGCCATTAGAGAGTTCTTTGGTTTAGATGTTCTTGAAGACTATGAGGATGACAACCTTGAGGTTATGTGTTATCCTCCTAGTTGGGGTATGACGTTTGTCACACTTAAGACTAAAAACTTTGAGAGCACTGTGAAAGATTGGAATAAAGTATTCAATACTCGTAATGACTTGATTTCGGTATTTTGGAACAAGGAAAATGTTGGAGATAGGACAATTGAATTGGAGATGAGTTATGAAGTTAATTGATGTTTTTAATTTTTCACATGAACCTATTGAACTTCTAGAGATGAGACTGAGGATTGTGTATCCTCATGTTGATCTCATCTGTATCAATGAAAACGCCACTACCTATACTGGTATTGAACGTGAACTACAATTTGAGAAACATAAGAAACATCTAGATTTTTATTTTGGCGATAAGATTGTTCATCGTGTAATTGATACCAGAGAACGTAATCTAGACTTCACCACATTCCAACAGGAGTATCATACTAATAGAGATAAATCACATCCTGCTAGACCTGCTACAAGAGGTCTTCCAGAACGTTGGCATCGTTCAATGTATGGTCGAGATTGTCTTATTGAATCTCCTTTAGAGGTTGCTGAGGATGAGGACATTATCATTCAGAGTGATTTGGATGAGATTCCTAACCCTGAGTTTCTGAAAGAAGCAAAAGAGATTGTGGAAGATGGTTATATGTATACTTGTATCCAGAAGTTTTACATGTGTCATGTGAATAGAATCCAAACCGACAAGGGTAAGGATGTTGATGACTGGAGAGGTTCACAATTTTGTACATTCAAGTATCTGAAAGAACATGGTGGTTTTAATGATTGTAGGAATCTTCCTCACGAACATGAATACACAATCGATAATGGAGGGTGGCACTTTAGCTTCCTTGGAGGAGAGGACAAGATCAAACAGAAACTCAATGGTTATGGTCACCAAGAACATAACCATGACGGTGTGAAGAACTCTCTTGGTTCTAACATCACAGGTAACCAGGATATTCTTGGTAGGACTTGGATGGGAACAAGAATTGTTCCTCTCGACAATGATCTCCCTGATGAGATTGTACATCACCCAGAACGCTATAAGGAGTTCATTGCATGATTATATCTGAAATATATTATGGATCTGGTATTGGAAACCAGATTTGGCACTACGTTGTTACCAGACTCATTGCAGAGAAGAATGGTTATAAGTATGGGATCATGGGTAAAGATAGGTGGAAAGGTCAAGCCTTTATGCCTATCGACTTTGGTGAAGAAGTAGTAGGTGGTTCAGGTCCAGAAGGAGGACCACCTGAGAGTCTTCCAGAAGGTATCACAAACTATTATAAAGAACACTTCCTACGTCACCCTGTGACTAATGGAAACGTAGGTCTTCCTGATCCTAATCTTTTCAATGTTCCTGATGGAACTAAGATTGAAGGAACCATGCAGAGGATGTCATATGTTGATGAATTCCGTGAAAAGATCTGTGAATGGTTGTCTTATTCTGAGGAATTGAGTTTCCCTGAATATACTGATAAAAATTCTTGTGTCATTCAGTTTCGTGGTGGAGATTACCTGACTGGCAACTCTGCACTTCCTCCATCGTATTATGAAATGGCGATGGATAATATGAGGAGGGTGACCAATAATACAAAGTTGAAGTTCTATGTTGTTACTGATGATCCCACTAACGCAGCAAAGTATGTTCGTGGTGCAGAGGTTATTGGTTCTGCCATCACTAAAGAGAAAGACCCATATCAAGGAAGTATAGGATGGTATAAGTATCCTGGTGGTCCTATTGGTATTGATTATGCTATTCTCAATCAGGCAGAGAATGTGATTATCAGTTCATCCACCTTTGCCTTCTGGCCAGTATGGACTAACACCAATGCAGAGAATGTAATCGCTCCTAAGTACTGGTTTGATTGGAACAACTCTGATGGTTGGTGGAGACCTTCTGAGGCAATTGTTGATGATTGGTTCTGGATGGATAGAAACGGTGACCTTGACAATGGTGTAGACTGTAAGAAACAGTTTGACAAATACAAAGAAACTAATAACTTGTATCAATGATTGATCTACCTAATGTAACACTTATTTGTGTTTCCAGTGTGAATTTTGAACAGACCCTGTATGCCTTTCAAAAGAGTATGCAGGGTATTCGTTTTGGTGCTGTGAAACTTGTATCAGATCAGGATCGTCCTGACTTTGAGGAAACAGGTATCACTGTAGAGAAGTGTCCAAAGATTACTTCGATTGATGAGTATAGTCATTACATGATCTATGATCTACAGAAACATGTAGATACAACTCACTGTATTACTATCCAGGCTGACGGGTTTATTATCAACCCTGAGAAGTGGGATCCACTGTGGTTAGAATACGATTATATTGGAGCACCATGGGAACACTCTGACGGGGCATACATTGACCCTTGGGGAGGACACCAGAGAGTTGGTAATGGTGGATTCACTCTCCGCTCTAAGAAACTCCTAGAGGTTCCTAACAATGCATATGTTCACTTTGATGTAAACTGGGGTAACTTCTACAAACATATGGATGCGAACGACACCGCAGAGGATGGATGTATCTGTGTCCATAACAGACATATATATGAAGTATTAGGTTGTAAGTTTGCTCCTGTAACTGTTGCCGCCAGGTTTGCCCATGAGAAACCTGTTCCAGAAACCAGAGGTATCACACCTTTCGGATTCCATTATCATCTTCCTCCAGGAACTGTATTATGAAAATTATTATTTGGGGACACTACCCTCTCCATAGTTCGACACACGGATATATTCACGACATATATTTCAAAGCATTTGAAAGTCTTGGTCACGATGTAATGTGGGTCTCTAATGAAGACCATCTCATAGACTATACAGGTGCTGTCTTCTTTGTAGAGGACTCTCAGAAGTCTGCAATGCCTCTTAGACCTGACTGTAAATACATCACTCACCACGTAGACACCAAATACTTAACAGACCGTGGGGTTCCCTTTGAGAATGTTCTGAAACTAGGTAACTGTATTCGTAACACAGTTCACTTTGAGAAGATTGAAGACCTATGTCATTGGGATGAGTCAACTAGAACTCTCTATCAAACATGGGGAACTGATCTTCTTCCCAATGAGATCAACGTTGATGAACCTACAAAGTTTGACGAAAGTAATCGATACATCAATTACATTGGTATGATGTATGAACAAGGTCCATATTGGATTCAATACTTTGCACACTGTGCAGAAAAGAATGGTAAAGAAGTCAAACTCTACACACAGTCTGTGTCTCATCAAGAGAATCGTATGTTGATTCGAAACTCATTTATCTGTCCTGACTTCAGAAGTGATTGGCATCTACAGTGTGGTTATATTCCTTGTAGGATTCAGAAGAATATTAGTTACGGAAGAGTTCAAGGAACTAACTCTCCATTTATCAAAGAGGCCTTTGGTGACTACGTGGTTTATGGTGGAACACCAGAAACTCTTTACCATAACTTGATTGATACAGAAAGAGGTGGTAAGATCAATATGAAGGAGGCAATGCAGTTCATTAAAGACAAGCATACCTACATTAATCGAATCAACAATATTCTAAAGTTCTTATGATTGGTTTTAATCACCTTGGTATTATTGGAAGACTGGGTAACCAGATGTTCCAATATGCAGCACTCCGTGGTATTGCTAATACTCACGGTTATGAGTTCACTATTCCTGAAAGTGACTTCAATGATGAGTGGAATGACCATCAACTTTTTGATGCATTTAACCTTCCACATCTAAAGAGTAAAGGAAGAGTTTCTGACAAGTTTGTACAAGAAAGACAGTTCAATTATGATTCTGAAATGGTTGAACAGTGTCCTGATGATATTAGTCTTTATGGATACTTTCAGACAGAGAGATACTTCTCACACATTGCAGACTCTATCAAAGAGGACTTCACATTCAAGAAAGATGTAGTCACAAACTGTAAAGAAGTTATGGAGGAACTCTCAGAACCCATTGCACTTCATGTCCGTAGGACTGACTATGTGGAGAAGTCACAAGACCATCCACCTTGTAGTCTAGACTATTATCATACAGCACTAAAACGTTTCAATGAAAAGAGACCTGTTGTTATCTTTACTGATGATGTACAGTGGTGCAAAGACCAGGACATCTTTACACCTGATCGTTTCCTTATCTCAGAGACAGGAAACAATGTGTATGATTTGTGCCTTATGACTCTATGTACTGATTATATCATTGCAAATTCTTCATTCTCTTGGTGGGGTGCATGGTTGAGTCAGAATCCTGATCCAGAAGTTATTGCTCCCAAGACTTGGTTTGGTTCTACTGGATATACTGCAAAGAATAATACTGTAGATATTATCCCTAATCGTTGGACTAAAATTTGATGTCTAAACTTTCTATTGCAATTCCAACCTATGAGATGAACGGTAAAGGTTCTACATATCTCACAGAGTTGTTTGAGACTATTAAGTTCCAAACATTTCAAGATATTGAAGTTTGTGTATCTGACCACTCACAGGATGATAGTATCCTGGATGTTTGTGGTGAGTATGCAAACTATTTTACTGTTCAATACTATAAGAATGAAGAGAAGAGAGGTAATGGTCCAGCCAATACTAACTCTGCTGTAGAGATGTGTGGTGGTGACATTACTAAGATTATCTTTCAGGATGACTTACTTATTAGTTCTATCGCACTTCAAAGAATTGTAGAAACTTATGAGGAACAAAACTGTAAGTGGTGTTTCAATGGGTTCTTACACACCAGTAACGGTAGAGAACACTTCCGACCAATGATTCCTAAATGGACACCGGAAATGTTAGAAGGTCGTAATCTTCTTGGTAGTCCTTCTAGTGTTTCTTTTCTTACTAAAAATTTTCTCCCATTCGATGAAGAATTAGTATTACTTATGGATACTGATTTCTACCACAGAATGAGGTATAATCATGGTATGCCATATATTATTGAAGAACATTTAACATCAAATAGAGAACATGATAATCGTATTAGTTCTTCGACTGTTAAATATAATGCGAGGGTAGAACATCCTGAAGGTCCTTGGTTAGTTAATACCGAAGAACTTAATTATGTTATTGACAAACATTTAGAAACAAGAAAGTATCCAGATGAAGAAGTTTGATTTAACAAGGGCGACCTTTATCATCCCAATCAGAATAGAATCTGATGACAGATTGAGGAATGTAATTACCTCAGTCTGTTTTTTGTTGTCTAATTTTGATACTAATATAATTATCAAAGAGGTTGATAAGACCTCTGTGTTTCATGAGAAGGCACTCCCACAGATCAAAGATTTTTGTGAGGACATTAGTGACCTAACTCATGTGTTTGAACAGTCAGACTTAACTTCTTTTCATAGACAGAAGGTTCTGAATGATATGATTATGATGTCCACCACATCGGTGGTTGTGAATTATGATTGTGATATTATCCTTCCTATTGCTTCTTACATGCAAGCATATGATAGGATTGTAACCGGATCATCTGATGTTGTTTATCCCTATGGTAGTGGAAACTTCCAACTCCAAGTATTTGGAGATGATCAAGTTGTTACTAACTTTCTTGTGAATGAGTTTGATTTCTCTGCATTCAAAGATGTATTAAAAGTCTATGATGCAAAGTATGGATTTGTTCAGTTCTTCAATAGAGATGTCTATATTGAAGGTGGGTTAGAGAATGAAAACTTTGTTGCATATTCCCCAGAGGATGTTGAAAGACATTATAGATACACTACACTGGGATACAGTGTTTCTAGAATCAATGATGTAATCTATCACTTAGAACATTCTAGAACTCCAAACTCATGGTTCAGTAACCCATTTATGCATTCAAATAATGTTGAGTGGGAGAAGATTCAGAGGATGGACAAAGAAACTCTAAAGGAATATATCACTAGTCAGGATTATTATAAGGTGAGAATTGATGGACAAAAATAAGGCAGTATTCAAACTCAAAAATATTGGCCCAATCTATTGTATCAATCTCGATGATCAACCTGAAAGATGGGAATACATGGAGAACCAATTTAAGTATTGGGAGATTGAAAACTACACTAGAGTCTCAGCATATGATGGTAGAGATGATGACCTGAGTGAGATTCTTAAGGGTCGTTATCCAGACATGATGAGTTCTGGTGAGATTGGTTGTACTACATCTCACTTGAAAGCAATCAAACAATTTTATGATTCGGGTGAACCCTATGCAATCATGATGGAGGATGATTGTGAACTTGATTTGGTAAGATTCTGGAACTTTACTTGGCAAGACTTCTATGCCAAGATTCCTTATGACTGGGATGTGTGTCAAATTGCAATTATATGTACAGGAGATATTCATATCAAAGTTCACAAGAGGTTTGTGAATGAGTTCTCTACTGCATGTTATTTGATCACACGTCATCATGCTGAGAAGTTAATTCGTCTTCACTGTAGAGGTGATAAGTACAAACTGGATAATGGTGTCAGACCACGTCCAGTTGCCGATGACCTGGTGTATAACTCAGGTAACACCTATGCCCTCCCACTCCTGCTGTATAAGACGGAACTAGGATCAAGTATTCACCCTGACCATGTTGATGCATTCCACAAAGGAAACTATCAAGCCCAGATGAATTTCTGGAGTCAGAAGGGAGCACAGATGTCCATCAATGAACTGATGGAGTTTGATCCCTATCTGGGTCGGGTATCTGATCCAACACAACAAAAGGGTTGACAAGACCATAAGCTTATGGTACATTATAAATATACTGGTGTTAGGGGTTATCTTAACACTAAGTAATAAAACCAATCTCCGCAAACTTGAGCAAGGTTTTATATGATAAAATCGGAGACATGTCGAGTCTCTTAACATCCGTAGGTTAATCTCTACGAGACAAAAAAGGTAAAACAAAAATGTTCAAATCTGTATTCACAGCAACCGCTGCTCTGTCCATGTCCGCTGGTGCCGCCCTAGCCGGACCCTATGTCAACGTCGAAGCTAATTCTGGTTGGACGGGATCTGATTATGGTGGAACTGCTACAGAACTTCACGTAGGTTATGAAGGTGAACTTAGTGAGTCTGCTTCCTACTTCGTTGAAGGTGGAGCTACTGTAGTCTCTCCTGATGGTGCTGAGAGTGATACTGTTCCTTCTGGTAAGGCAGGTTTCGGTCTTGCATTGACTGATGCACTGGGTGCATATGGTGAAGTTTCCTTCGTCGGTTCAGGTGATAGTGACATTGACCGTGGTTACGGCACCAAGTTGGGCCTGAAGTACAGCTTCTGATATTCAATATAGACACATAAACATCTAGATGTTATACTGGGGATGCGACGGCATCCCTTTTTTTATGGAATATACTCCACCCGCTCTTTGTATCAGAAGTATTACACCCTCTGATACTACAGGCAAAGTACTTGTAGATATGCCATCTATATGGAGAGATAGTGATTTTATAAACCCTGTAGAGATTGATGAAAAAATAGTTCAGTCTATTATGAGTGAACCTTACAGTGTACCTATGTGTCCTCCTGGATGGCCAAATCCCCCTACTGATGTAGAATGAAAAAATATATACTAACCATAGTTACAAATCCTGCAGCTCAAGTATCAGTCTCCTTGTTAGGGATACTGATATTGATAAGTGTATTACACAATCATGCTCACTATGAGATGAGTAATGATCCTGATGCATATGTGTATCAGTGGTGTAAGAAAAACCCTGAGAGATGTAAGTACACTCCCAAGTAACTTCACAAAACTTGACAGGTCTTTAGATTTACTATATAATATGTAAAGAAACATTACGGAGTGTAACATGACTGTAACAACTGAAGACGGTGGACGTACAAACATGTACGCTACAGAACCTAGAATGTATATCTCGGAGACAGACGCAGAACGTTATGGTTATGAGAGTTATGCAGAACGTGCAGAGAAAATGAATGGTCGTTTTGCCATGATGGGTTTCGTTGCCGGTATTATTTCTTATGCAACAACTGGTAGTCTCTTCTTCTTCGGTGCCTTCGGTATCTGATAGATGGTGATATCATCACATATTCATGTAAAAGGGAGTACTTGACAATGACACAATTTTTCTTTACTATAACTAGTGTAGCCTTCTTTGTTTTGTTGGCTTACTCAGTAGAAAAATTATCAGAGACTTACTAATGACATTCAGTGTTACTCTTCGATCTTCGGACGGATCTGAACAAACTATCGAATGTGATAGTGATCAGTATATTCTAGATGTTGCCGAGGAACAAGGTATCGATCTTCCATATTCTTGTCGAGCAGGTGCATGTTCATCTTGTTGTGGCAAGCTTGTAAGTGGTACAGTTGATCAAAGTGATCAATCATTCTTGGATGATGATCAAATTGAAGAAGGATTTGCACTTCTATGTGTCTCATATCCTACCTCAGACTGTGTAGTCGAGACTGAAAAAGAAGAAGATCTCTTTTGATTATGTCGAATCACAATGCTCTCTATGAAGACATGGAGAGATTAAATGCCCTTTACGAAGAACTCTGTTGGGCACATGATGATGAATTAGTATTCACTCATGAAAATGGCAGAGTCGTTATCTACAACAATACACAGGAGAAAACAAATGAACGAAAGAGCAGAACGTATTAATGGTTGGGCAGCAATGCTGGGTATCATCGCAGCCATCGGTGCATACGCGACCACTGGTCAACTGATTCCAGGTATTTTTTGATGTTAATTTTAGGTTCTATTCTTCTGGGAACCTTTATCTTCTACTCTGTCTTCTTTACTGATGACATTGACGATGATGGTCCCCCAGATGATGGTATGATGCAACCAGTATATCAAGGTGTAAGGTCTCATTAGAGTCCCTTTTTAATAAATAAATTAACACCGCTTTCATCAGATGCCAGAGGAAGTTACCAAGAAGGAAGAACCCAAAAAGAAGGGTATTCTAGGAAAGATAAAGGAAGCAACTGATGACAAACAAGAACAAATTGAAATTTTGTCTACTTTTGTTAGGCTTGGCATCCTTGTTTGGTCTGGCGGAATACTCACGTTGGCATACATTCAGTTACCCCCAGCACTTGGAATCCCCGAACAGAAATTAGATCCGACTTTTATCGCAAGTGTCTTTACTGGGGTGCTTGCGACTTTTGGCGTTCAGGCAGCAAAGAAAAATGGTGAAAGTGTTAAAGGTAATGGTAGTGGAGTTACTAAAGAAGATATGGAAAGATTGATTGAGGCAGCATCACAAACCGCTCCTTCACAGACAATTAGAATTGAACAAGCACCTGTTGTGATATCTGCTGTAGAACCTAAAGTGTAATGTATACCTTCATTAATTATGGTGTTGCTTTCTTTCAAGTAGTAATTTTGAATTGTATACAACCTATCAATTGGCAGTACTGTTATCGTGTGGATCAATGGTTGATCCAGGATCTTCAGTATGCATGGGAATTAAAGATAGGTAAGGTTCATCCCTATCAGACTGAGAAAGAATACTTAGACAGTTTTAAGTAAGGATCTCATAACAAACCACCACTTTCAAAGAATACCACTATAATAGATAATGTAGTTGAGTAAACTAATATGAAATTTATTTTTACATTAATTGCCACGTTATTTTTTGCATTTCCTGCATGGGCAATAGATGTCTCAATGGGTGCTGGTGGTAACTTAGCATTTGAACCTAATGAGATCACAATCTCTGCAGGTGACACAGTTCATTTTATTAACGAAGCACTACCTCCTCATAATATTATTGTTGAGGCACGTCCAGATCTTTCCAGAGAAGCATTATTGTTTGCTCCTGGAGAAACACAGGATGTTGTATTTACTGATGTAGGAGACTATAACTTCTTCTGTGGTCCTCATCAAGGTGCAGGTATGACTGGTGTTGTTCATGTTGAATAAAATTTAAATGACTTTATCACACGTATTACTTTGGATATCAATCCCCTTTGTAATCACTACAGTACTGTTTGGATTTTACAAAGGGGAGAATGTTTATTATGAATCAGATAAGTACGACGGGAATGGAACCGCACATTAAGTCTCGTTATGAATTTGCCATGAGTTCATTCGCAAGAATGTATGGAGTCAAGGGAGTACTAAATTCACCAACTATACCAACCTTCTGTATAGAGTGGGCTCACACAAGTAAGGATATTCCTGAAGGTAGTTTAACAACAGTTGATTTCTATTTTAGAGACTTATGGACGATGGTCAATTAATTATCATCAGTTTTTACACTTTCATTGGATTATTTTTATTTGTACTTTCTTTAATTTCAGAATAATGAAACACTATTATATTGCAGCAATGTTAATACTAACTTCAATAACATCATTTGTTTTATGGGGTATCAGTAACGCGTATTCATCATCATGAGTGGTCTTTTTGTATTATTATTTGTCATACTACTGGTTAGTGGTATGGAGTTAACATGGTCAGTTAAACAAGGAAAGAGATGATGTTACAGTTTGCTAGGTTTTGTGGGACTGTATTAAACAATCCATACGGATTAGGATTTCTATCAACTATTCTAGTTTTTGTTCCTATCCTAGGAATGTGGGTAGTTCATAAATATCATTGGGAACACTGGGAACCTTTCACGAGGAAGCATAAATGAATCCAGTTATTTTAATTGGTTGTTTTACACCACTAGTTCTAATATTTGTGATAATTAAACTTTCAGTATGGGTATCTGCAGTTAATTCTGAAAACACATATGTTAGAAAAGAACCTCTACGAAAACGAGGACCATTCGTGGCAGATGCATATGCAGACGTTGACGAAGATGAAGAGGAGTATGGAGATCGCACAGACTATAGATAATGCGCTCTATCAATACTATGTGGTAGAACAAGGAAAACCTGTCCCAAATTGGAGGTATATAAAAGATGCCGATTGGTGGTGTGAATATCTTAAAAATCTAGGATTAGATCCAAGAAATCGATGAACGAAGAAGAGTATTATGATGAAGATTGTGATTACACAATAAGTGTAAGAATAGAAGATATAAAACTCATGCACCACTGTGTGAAAGAAACCATTAAGTATTGGCCAGGAGCTCCTGCCAGGCCTTATGAAGAACAAGAACAGTTATGGGCGCTAAGAGATAACTTATTTAAAATAATACTTGAAGATCAATTTGAGAATTCATGAACTTATTACTACATCCACATACTAATGTAAACGATCCTGTGTGGTCAGTGATCTTTATGGTCTTTCTTTCTGTCTGTATGGCTGGTTATACTATCTACTATATATTAGGTGTTGATAAAAGAGAATCCCATGGGACAAATGACACCGCCAAGTAGAAAGAGTTGTTACAATTTTAGAGTAGTGGAGGTAAATCGTGTCCTTGATGGAGATACGCTGGATATAACTATCGACCTCGGGTTTGATTTATACAAGAAAGAAAGAGTTAGAGTTGCAGGAGTTGATACGCCAGAGAAAAGGACGAAGAACTTAGAGGAGAAAGCACTTGGAATCGACGCAACCAACTGGCTCAAAGAAAAGTTGGAGAGCACTATCGCTGGTGATGATGAGTTGTCTGTTAGGACTGAACTTGTTGGTGGCGTCGGCAAATATGGTCGTCTTCTTGGTTGGTTATACATTGGGGACGAGTCAGTGTCACTCAATGAACAAATGATTGCCGAAGGACTAGCGTGGGCATACGATGGTGGTACTAAACAAAAAGATTTTGAAACATTGAGAGAAATTCGTAGGGCACATGGAACACTTATTTGATTTTCAGTTATCGATGGAAGATTTTACAATCATCCAAAATGCATTACACTATTATAAACATGTCGAAAAGAGAGAACACTTCAAACAATATGATGTAGAACGTGTCAATAAACTAAGAGATAAGTTATCTTATCAACTTATCCCATCCACAAATAGTAATAGGGGAGAATAGTGATTGGTTTTTATCTAACTGTAGTAATCGTTATTTTGATGGTTTCATATGCTGGTGTTGAAAACACTAGAAATCTATTCATCTACATCAATTTACAATTGAGATATTTTCCAATAAAGATCAAAATGGAGATGATGAAAAGAAAGTTGAAAAGACAATTAGATATAGATAGAAAAGAACTTATGAAAAGGATAACAGAAGATGCAAAAACTAATTAATGTTTTGGCACTATTGTCGTTTACAGGAACTGCATCTATTGTAGGTGGTGGTACATATGTTTATCTCAATAAGGATTCTATTATTGAAAATGTAAAGGGACAGGTTACGAGTGCTGCAGCCGAAGCAATTGCTGGAGCACTTCCTGGTATGTTGGATTCTGCAATGCCAGAACTTCCTGGTACTACTGGTGACGCAATTCCGTCACTTCCCTCCACTACTGGTCCAGTACTTCCATTCTAATAGTTGATGGAGATTAATGAAATAAAAGTAAGAAGTTTAGATATACCTGATGTACCAGAGTATCTATTATCTCCAACATTATCTGTACCAAATGTTCCTCCGGTAACGACAATAATAGGAACACCTATTATTAACATACCTGGATGTGTAGAAACTTATGAATCAGATAATAAAAACTTGATAGAAGACGATCCTAACGGAGTACTCACTCTTTGTGATTCTAGCTTTCCTAGTTTTAATCCTATTCAGTTTGAACCTAATCAAGTAGTACCAACTAGACCTTCAAGTGTTCCAAAAATACCTGAAGCCAAAGGTAATACTTCATTACCGATAACCCCAAATCAAATTTCTGTCCCACAAATAGAAATTGAATGTCCTACACAATCTCAAAGATCAAGAGAACCTGTAGGAACTTATGTTGAGGGTTATAGAAAAAAAATTATTGAATATAAATTAATAGGTAATGAGTGTTTACAAATTACGGAAGAAGTTGGTATAACTGAGCAAATTGTTGCTGGTCTTCCTAGTAGTGGTCAAGTAATGTCTGTAGCAGGAATTGCAGTTGCTGCTACAACAGCAGCATTAGTTGCTAAACCTCTTTCTGAAATATTACTTAAGTTAATTAAACCTACTATCAAGAAAATAATGAAAAAAATTTCAACTATTAGAGGAGTACCACCTAAAATTCTATCTGTACAAGAACGTAGAAATATTCAACGTGAAAGAAATCAAATTATCCAACAATTAACATCTATTAAAAAAATAAAATAATATTATGACACTTGAATTTTTTGAAGAACATCATAATGCTTTATTAATTTGTTATTGCTCCACCAAGATCTTCTGCATTATTTGATGTTGGAATAGAATGTCTATGTGGTGGTATAACTCCTCCTGGATTAGTAACAATAACATCAGAACATATTTTTGCGTATTGACTTTTAGGATGAAAGTAAATACCTGCTTTCATTAACTCGCCACAATTTTTAAGACGAGCTATCTCGAAGTCTAATCTCTTATTTGCAGACTGTTGTTGCATTAATGCTATATTAGCTGCAGCAGCTTCTTTACATTGATCTTGTAACTTACTATCTAAAGGTTTAGACCACGTGGCTGAGAACCCCATAGAGATATTGTAGTTATCTTTTTGACCCGTTCTAACCGGAACAGTGTATAAGATGTCTCCTGGGTTATCTAGAGACCCGTCACCGTCTAAATCTCTAAGGTCATATATTGGATCATCATAATATGCTTCATATGGTTTTGATGCTGAAGCACTACCAGTAACAAAAGGTGTAAAATTTAAAGTAGGTCCTTGACATTGAATACCTGAACCATAGGTATTTGTAATATATGGACCTTGAAGAACTTGTATTGCTTGATTAGTAACACTACCAGAAGAATTTGCAACAGGTGAAGCAGTAGCTGAAACCCCACCAACGCTTTCTGCTAGTGCTACCGTTGGAGATAAGATACTAGTAGATACTAAACTGATTATTGCGTAAAAATTGAGGTTGTGTCGGTTGCGCTTTCTATTTCTGTCGTTCTTTGAATAATTGTTTGATTGCTTAAACCAGGACCTTGATATGATTCCGTAAACTGAAAAGCAGCTCCTGGTGTTGTCTGAGAGAATGCTGGTTTTGTTTCTACCCCTGTCCATGATGAGGTCACTCCGTTAATAGTTACATTGTTTTTTCCGGTTCCTGGGGAAAGGTTACCTGAAGCAGTAATACCACTACCGGTTATGGTATATTGATAACCTGTATTATAATCTACTGAGTTAATTGTTTCCTGAACAACACTTCTAGTTTCAGTACGAGATGTCATACTACCTTGACTGAAGTTAGGTACGACTGGTACTGCATATGCAGATTGAGTCGTACCACTAATAATGCTAAGAAACAATCCGATAAAGATTGTATTTTTCATAATTATCAGTCAACAGTAATTTCAGAAACAAATTGTCCAGTGGCACTTGTACCAGCACCACCAGCAGTAAGAGTTATTGCTCCAGCTGAAGTAATAGTACCGGCCAAAGTACCAGCAACACCACCAGCTGTGGTCGTTGTGTTTCCAAGAATGGGAAGAGTTGGAGTAACACCAGCCGTAACTGTTGTTGCCGAAGGAATTGAATCTCCTTCAAGGAATGACTCTGTGAAGGTGAATTGTGCACCTGGTGTAGAGATACTATAGTCTGCTGGTGTATATCCCACTCCAGAACCTGAAGTAAGGGTATCAAGACCACCAGCTGTATCCAGAGTAATGTTAGTGCCGGATACAGAATATTCTGAACCAATTCTTTTTACCTGAGAAGCTGCAGATTCTACTTGGAGTTGAATCGAAGAAGATATTTTAGAAGTAAGATCGGCATTAGCTGGTGCCGCCATCAAGAGCATGCCGAAGATAAGAAATCCTTTTTTCATTACCTTGGAGATATTGTATGAGTATTTAGAAACGTAAGTATTATACAAAAAAAAATATAGATTAAATATTTATTATAGTATCACTACAAACATAAAATGGATACAAAGAAATGTCCTCGTTGTCAAGCTACATGGATAGAAGGAGTTCACTACTGGGCAACAGGAAAAAAAGGAGATCCAGAAACACTCTCAAATTTAGTTTGTGGAATGGTAGAAGATCCTAAATGTATTAACCCTTCTCATATTAAAGGTCATGTCTATGGTGATAAAGATACTTGGGAGAAAAGAAGATCGTTTATAGATAGACAGGTTAAACCGAATATTTAATTATGCCACGTGGTAATTTAACTCGATATGAAATGCTGTCAAAGGTGTATAAGTTAAAAGATGAACTTAAGGATAAGAAAGTATTATCAGAACAAAAATACCTTGCTGATGAATATCTCAACAAGGTATTAAATTATATAGGAGAATTTACGTATTAGATATAACTTATCTATCAACCAGGACAAGCCTAGTCTATAGGGAAACAACCAGTTCGTCAAGTGGTTCCAGAAAAGGGGTTGACGGATGGGGTCAGATGGGTTATTATAAATAAGTCGAGAGGTTACGGAACAAACACATTTCTTAACCATTTGTAACACCCCCTCAACCAAGACCTATAGGGTGTATAAAAACGTCTTTCATATCTCTATCTGAGGGTGATAGAGAAATAGTAACTCCACCATTCCCTGATGGTCTTACTTTTTCGTACAAAACAATGGCTACAACTCTTTCAAGGCAACAATCAACCCCATGGCAGAATTTCTGTGAGTGGGTAACATCAACCAACAATCGTTTGTATGTTGGTTGGTTCGGTGTACTGATGATTCCAACTCTGTTGGCAGCAACTGTCTGCTTCATTGTTGCATTCATTGCAGCACCACCCGTCGATATTGACGGTATTCGTGAACCCGTAGCAGGTTCACTCATGTATGGCAACAACATCATTTCTGGTGCAGTTGTCCCAAGTTCAAATGCAATCGGTCTCCACTTCTACCCAATCTGGGAAGCAGCATCACTTGATGAATGGCTTTACAATGGTGGCCCTTTCCAACTAGTAGTCTTCCACTTCCTTATCGGTATCTATGCATATATGGGACGTGAGTGGGAACTTTCTTACCGTCTAGGTATGCGCCCCTGGATCTGTGTAGCATACTCTGCACCAGTTGCAGCAGCATCCGCAGTCTTCCTCGTCTACCCATTCGGGCAAGGTTCATTCTCAGACGCGATGCCCTTGGGTATCTCTGGTACTTTCAACTACATGTTGGTCTTCCAAGCAGAACATAACATCCTGATGCACCCCTTCCACATGCTGGGAGTCGCAGGTGTCTTCGGTGGTTCACTGTTCTCAGCGATGCATGGTTCACTTGTTACATCTTCACTCGTAAGAGAAACAACTGAAACCGAGTCCCAGAACTATGGTTACAAGTTTGGTCAAGAAGAAGAGACCTATAACATCGTTGCAGCCCATGGTTACTTCGGTCGTTTGATCTTCCAATATGCATCATTCAACAACTCTAGAAGTCTTCACTTCTTCCTGGCTGCATGGCCAGTAGTTGGAATCTGGTTCACTGCACTTGGTGTTTCTACCATGGCTTTCAACCTCAATGGTTTCAATTTCAATCAGTCCGTCATTGACGGTCAAGGTCGTGTGCTCAATACTTGGGCAGACGTGTTGAACCGTGCAGGACTGGGCATGGAGGTAATGCACGAGAGAAATGCGCATAATTTCCCGCTTGATCTTGCAGCAGCAGAAAGTACTCCTGTAGCACTTACTGCTCCTACTGTTGGTTGATAAGCGTCTGAAAAACTGAATAACAAGAAAGAGACCTTCGCGGGTCTCTTTTTTTTGTGCATAGATATATTTCACGGTTGAACTCCTACCTCCATGATAACCACTAATACTCCAGACAAGTTAGCTCAAATTATTAGAGATACTTGGCCACAGTTGTATCGACCACACAAGAAGAATGGGAAAGAAAAAAAATAAAGGAAAATCTATATGGAGAATCTGGGCAAAGGCACTTGGAGAAAAAGGATCTAAATGTGACAGAGAATCAGACATCATTGCTATGGTTAGGAGTTTTATATTCCTCACATATCTCATTACTAATGTGGCTATTGTTTCAAATGCAGTAAGACACTGGAACAATAATGGAAATAATGATATAATACATAGTGAAGTTCTTCAAAAACAATCTTGAAAATATTTTTAGATACTGCAGACCTTGACATGATCACTCCTGCGTATGAGACTGGTCTCATTGATGGTGTCACAACAAACCCCACACTCATTCTAAGAAGTGGTAGAACCCTTCAAGAGGTTGCACAGGAACTCTCCGGTCTCTTGGCACTAGAAAGTATCTCCACAGAGGTTGTAGCGGATACTGAGGGGGAGATGTTGAACCAGGCACAAGAGTTTATTACTATCTCATCAGCAATTACAATCAAAGTTCCTTGTACTGTTGAAGGATTGAAGGCGTGTAAGGAATTATCTAAAGTTGGTGTAAAAACTAATGTCACCCTTGTCTTCTCAGTTGCACAAGCAATCTTAGCAGCAAAGGCAGGAGCAACTTATATCTCCCCATTCATTGGTAGATGGGAAGATAATTCAGTTGATGGTTTGGAATTGATTCAGAAGATTAGGAAGGTCTATAACCAACTCAATGCAACAGGTCTTAAGACACCTCAAATTTTAGGAGCATCAATTCGTGATGTGAGACAGGTAGAGAAATGTGCAGAGTATGGTGCAGACGTTGTTACCATTCCTCCTATCGTATTTTGGAAGATGTATAAGAACGTTATGACTGACAAAGGACTGGAACAGTTTCAAAAAGATTGGGAAGATGCAAACAAGTAGAAACACTCATTGACTTCTATTGTAAAGAAATATAAAGATACACTTAAGTCACTAAAGGGTCTTATGGACACCTGAATAACCGTCCACCACCTCCTTGACGGGGGTGGTTTTTTATTGTATAATAATCTCATACACATCAGACCCATGTCCTACGAAGCAACTGTTGAATTCAAATTTGATGCCACCTACACTCATGATTATAGTCGTGGGTTTGGTTCTACCATTGATGACGACTTCATTCCAGAAGAACACTTTGTAATCACTGCACCTGCTGCTGACCTCAGTGCCCGACAATACTTCAAACTATTTGAGAAGTTTATGTTGGCAGTTGGTATGACTCCTCATAACATTCGTGAGGGTGCTATGTCTTTGGTCTTGAATGAATGGGTCAATGATGCAGACCAACGTAAAATCTGTGAGGAGTATGAAGTCACAAGGAATGAAGACCTCCATGAAAAGTTTAAGGAATGGAAGGAACGTGATGAAGAGATTGAGTCCATTCGCAATTCGCAAATAACGAATGACATTGACTCTGCAAATGGTGTAGCATGTGTTGATGGAACTTTTAATGAGGTTTGACCTATGGGTATGATATTGACACTGGTAAAGAAGAAGTCATTCCTATGGATGAGGACTTTATGAACCGATTGCAAGACCTGGTAAAAGATGTGGAGTTAGACGATTAGTAATGGGGCAGCAAAGTCGGGTAGGGGTATTTGGCTTGCGTAAGTCCCCATTTTATTCTATAATATAAATAGTAATACCCCTACTAAAAGAACAATGTATTATACTTACGCATACCTGCGGGAAGATAAAACTCCTTATTACATTGGAAAAGGCAAAGGCGATAGAATTTATAAAAAAAGCAATAGGGAAATTAAACCACCAAAAGATAGGACAAGAGTAATTTTTCTAAAACAAAACCTCACTGAAGAAGAAGCATTTAAACATGAAAAATATATGATTGCCGTGTTTGGTAGGAAAGATTTAGGAAATGGTATTCTTCGCAACAGGACTGATGGTGGAGAAGGAAATAGTGGGTTGATTCATAGTCAAGAATCAAAAAGAAAAATAAGTGAAGCAGTAAAGGGAAAAAATCATCCTCTATATGGAATATCTCCTTCAAAAGAAACGAGGAAAAAAATGAGTAATTCTTTGAAGGGAAGAATAATCTTTCCAGAATGGAGAGAAAAAATGAGTAAATCTCATATTGGAAGACCAGGAACTTATGGATTTGATGGAAAGTTTCATAGTCAAGAAACTAAACAAAAATTGAGACAAATAAATCTTGGTAGAAAACATTCTGAAGAAACTAGAAGAAAAATAAGTGAATCGCATAAATGCTCAAATCATTATCAATATGGAAAACCTCTTTCAGAAGAAACAAAGAAGAAATTAAAAGAAATAAATATTGGAAAAAATAATCCAAATTATGGAAAACACTGGTGGAACAATGGACATATTTCCAAACTTAGTATAGAATGTCCTGGAAATGGTTGGATTCGTGGTAGAATTGCAAATAGATAGGAGGTAATTTTACTTTGGGAATGTTTGATTATCTGAGAAGTTCTTATGATTTAGGCGAGCAGTTTACCAATACTCGTCTTCACACAAAAGACATAGAAGAGCATGGAATAGGTGGCACAATGACTCAATACTGGTTGTCTCCTGATGGACAACTATATTGGATTGATTACTCTCATACTGCTGACTTTGTTGAATTCAAAGAAGGTGATGAAGGATACACTGAAAAGAATTCCTGGACAAACTTCCAGTGGATTCCAAACGGAACCCGTGGTAGAGTGAGACCAACGAACCTCACCAAATACATCACCGTGTATCCTGAAAGTTGGGATGGTGAGTGGGAACACTGGCCTGAGTGTCGTATCCATTTTAAAGGAGGTGTCCTACAAGATTATGAAAACTCTTATCTATGAGGAAGTAAAATGACTAAAGAAGAAAAACTCTTGAATTATATTCAAGATAATATTGATGATTGGACTAACGAAGCAATTTACGATTATAACCTGTATGGTGTGGTTGATTACGAAACTGCTAAAAAGTTAATTCTTTTTGGTGCTAGTACTATTGCTTATGAGAGGGACACTTGAAGAACTGGCACAGGGATGCTCCAAGTGTCCCTGTATTGACTTTTTTGAGGGTGTTGGGTTAGACTTGGGAAAATGTTTTGAACAGATTATCTACCACCGCACACTGAACTCTTTGCATTATACAAATGACTAACGAACAAATTGAAATGCTCCGCCTTCTTATTCAAGATGAGATTGAAATTGCTGGAGTTGGAGTTGAAGGTATGGAAGATGGTGTCTGGGACTTTATGGATAGTCAATTAGACAAACGATGGAAAGAGTTTCAGGAGAGTTTCAATGACTGAACACAAGATTGACTACAAGATTAAATACAAACCTCAATTCCCAGAACCTTCTAATTGGCAGTGTTATTTGTATGGAAACAGACCTGGAGGATGGGGATTGGTATACTGTCCAGAAAAAGGAAAAGTACCAAATCGTTTTGTGAGATTTATGATGAGAATTTGTTTTGATTGCTATTGGGTAAAGAAGGACAACAATGACTGAAAAAGAAGGACAACTTTACTTTGTTATATCTGAATGGTGGGATCAAGTTTTCACATCAGGAGATAGCAAAGACGTGAGCATCCGTACACTTGTAGAATACATTATGGAACTGGAGGATGAAGATGATGATTGATTATGACAAGTTTAAGCAAATGTTTCTTCAGGGTGCTGCTTTCAGTATTGGTATTGTAGGCATTGCAATCATCTGTATTGTTATGCTCTCTGGTGGTGAAGATGAAACACTCATGAAACCACATGCCGAAGTAGTTGACACCTACAAAGGATGTGATATAGTAAGATGGTCTACGAGTAAAATGGCTGAGTATAAGTATTTCCTCTACTGTGAGAAAAACAAATGACGTATTTTAAATACATCACAGATCATCTGCTTCGTGCTTGGGTTCAGTCCTGGACTTATAACTTCAGGATTTGGGCAGACCTAATGACCAATAACTATGAGACATATGCTAATCCTTATGGTGAAAGTCCAGAACGAGAATGTTATGAATGGTTCTGGGCATCTATCAATATGGATGAGACATACCCTAAAGAGTTCCTTGAATATCTTCAGCAGATGGTAGATGATATTGATAGTGGTAAAGTGAAGACATATCCTATGGATGATGTTCTTAAAATATGGACAGAAGATGCACAAAAGTATTATGACTGACAACTGGAAGAAATGGACTATCTGGACTTCCATTTATGTTTTTGATTATTGTGTGTTTTCTTGGAGAAATCACATGTGGCCACATCTTGATGGATACGCAGATGAAGGTATGATGAAAACACTTTTCTGGCATTACCTAAACTACGGCAATACTACAATCTACTATGAATGGGACAACTGATGACTGATTACGAACAAAAACTCTATGATGTGATTGCTGATTGGTGGGATGAAGTGTTTGTTGTCAATCCACCATCAGTAGATCGTGATGGTGAGTATATGGATAAGAACCCTACCATCATTGACCTTGTAAAATCTATCAGTGAGATAGATGATTGGGATAAACCAATCCCAGAAGGTGTTGATCCTTACAATTTAACTGGAAGAGATCCAACACGTTCTGTATGGAAGAATGGTAAACGCCCTTCCCCAGATTATTACGAAATATGGTATACAAAAGAACAATGACACACAACCTCCCAGATAAAGATGATGCTCCATGGTTGAATACAACTCTGGATGGATTCAATGAAGAACTTGCATTAAAATCTCTTGGAATTGATCGTGAAACTTTTGGACAGAAACCTTGGAATGAAGGTGATTTAGATTATGAAGCACCAAATGGTGATCACATCAAGAACTATCCTGATGTCACCCGTGTAGAGGTGATTGGTAGTGATGGACGTGAGTATGTTCGTTATGAATGTTCTAACGTTCAGGTGTCACTACAGGATGACGGACAAACAATCAAAGTATTTCTATTTTCTACCTATGACAATCCCTAATTTCAAATCCCGACATGATTGGGAAGCATTTACATCAATGTTTGATGCACGTTGGCATTGTAAGAAAGCATTGCTAGATCGTGTCAAAGATGATCTCTATCCCAAATATAGATGGGAAGAACTCAATGCAGGAACACTTGAAGTGATCAATGACATCACACAATCTCTGTTGTATGATGTAGAGCACACATTCAAAGAAGAGCATCCAGAGTATAAGACTGAGGATGATGAATGTTTTATCCCTCGTTCTTCATTCAAGGAGAATGTAACAGAAGCTCTTCTGGAAGCAAACCAGAAGTTCTGGAACTCTGCTAACGAATGCCCTCCATGTGACACTCTGCATGTAAAGAATGTGATAAAGCAAGAGTGAAGGCAAGACATCAAGCAAACCCAGAACGCACAAGAAATAATGATCTGAAAAGAAACTATGGTATAACTCTTGAAGAACATACAAAAATGTATGAAGAACAAAATGGACGATGTGCTATTTGTGGTAATGAAGGTAATGGTAAGTGGAAAAAGTTATGTGTAGACCATTGTCACACCACTGGTAAGATTAGAAAACTACTCTGCAACAACTGTAACACCGCACTGGGGCTGGTAGGAGACAATGTAGATACCCTTCAGAAGATGATTGAGTATCTTGCTGCTGCTGAGTCTACACCTGTAGCACTCGTAGCACCATCTGTAGGATGATATGCCTGATGGTAGTCTTCACCACTCCCTTGACGGGGGTGCTTTTTTATTGTATAATGACCACAGATAAAACTAACCAAGAATGTCATATGTCATATGAATACGGATCAAAAGAATTCTATGCAGAACAATTTGCTGATTTGATTGCAGATGTTCAACATGACTCGCCAGAATTTAGTGACAATCTAGTTGCTGGCTTCTTGCTTGCCCTTGATGACTGGCGTCAGTATCACGTCAAGCAAATTCTAGAACTAGACAGAGTTGAATTTAAACTCAATGACCAAAATAGTGACCACATGACAAACACCCCAGATGAAATTTAAAGCATTAGTATTCATCCGTCTACGATCACAGGTTGATGACTCTCCAGGTAATGCTGTGAGAGATGGTAGTAAGCGATTGTCTGAGCTGAATATCAAGAAACTTAGACTTGGTAAGGTAATTGATATTTGGTTGGAAGCACCGACCAGAGAGTATGCAGTGAAAGAAATTGAAATGCTTTCTGATCGTTTCTATGCCAACACAGTCATGGAAGATTGGGACTATGAATTGACTGAGATTGAAAGTTTCCCCAAAGGTATTGACAATGGATGATTTTAACGCACCAGGATCCAATAAGAGTTGGATGGACGATGGTTTCAAGAAGTATGCTGCTGAATGGCAACTCAATAATATTGAGAAACTATTAGATGCTAAGGTAGAACGCTGTCATGTATACAACAGCGACGACCGAGATGTAGTATACAATCAAATTACTATTACATACAAACAGGAGGACTAATGGAAGTAATTGTAGAAGGAAAGGTAAAAACAGTATATCAAGGTGACGATGCTGATCGTGTCATCATTGAGTATCACGATAAAGTGACTGCAGGGAACGGAGAGAAGGAAGATCATCCTTTAGGAAAAGGATCTCTCTGTTGCAGTATCTCATCTGTTATCTTTGAGAAACTTACTAAAGAAAATATTCCAACCCATTACATTGATATGGTTGGTGCTAATAAGATGATCTGTAAGAAGGTAGAGATTGTTCCACTAGAAGTTATTTGTAGGAATCGTGCTGCTGGATCTATTGTTCGTGAGACAACTCTCAAGGAAGGTTATCCTCTTCCTCATCCTATTGTAGAATTCTTCTTAAAAGATGATAGTAAGCATGACCCTTTACTTACACCAGATCGTGTGCGTTTGATGGGATATGATCCTGAACCTTTCATTGAGATGACACTAAGGATTAATGATTACCTTCGTCAGATGTTCTACATCATGGGTATTGATCTTGTAGATTTTAAAATTGAGTATGGATATACTGCTCATGGTGAGTTACTACTTGCCGATGAGATCAGTCCTGATAGTATGAGACTATGGAAGATTGGTAGTGACGAAAGATTTGATAAAGATCTATTCAGAAACGATGAAGGTGATATTGTCCCTGCCTATCGTGAGATCCTTGACCGACTACAACCCCTTGCAATTCAATGACTGAAGAACAACTTGACAAGATCCGTTTTAGATTTGGTGGAGACTGGTATGATACTTGGTGGTTAGCAATCAGTGAAAGGTTTGATTCATTAAACTCATTAGCATCGTGGGAACCAAGTTTCTTTGATCTCATCAATAAAGGATGGTTAGATATGTACTACATACCCCCAAAGAAACAAACTCAAGAAGAGTATATTAAATCCTTCCTTAACTCCAACCCATACTATAACGAGAAGTATTACGGATATGAAACATGAAACTAATTAAGTTCACCCGTGATTGTGATTTTGGACAAGATTGGTATGTCCAAGTATTATTCACCAAACGATGGGCACTTTTTCAAGCATCAGCACATTGGTATGAGTATCCTGTTTGGCCTTTTCTTCAAATCCAATCTGGTATGGGCAATCTAATTTCTATTTTGTTTAGTTTCTATAAGTTTGGATTCAATATTGGATTACTGGAACGCACTTGGAGATTTTAATAATGACCATCAAAGAAAAAAAGACCCTACTTAAGAAACTTGAAACTGCCTATAAAACTTGTTTTGATTGTGGACACAAGTATGGAGTTTATTCTGTAGGTTGTTCATCTGTTTATGAATCAAAGTGTGGTGTATGTGGTGAGACAAAACCTATTACAGAAACCCGAGACTTTGGTTTCTTCAGTAGTACAATACGCAAACTTAAAAAAGAGATTAATGAAACACGAAATCCCTGATATCATTAGAAAGAATTCTTTTGATTGCTTCAAGAGTTTGAATGAAGCAGAACGTGCTGTTGTTATGTTTGGTGAGGATGAGTATCGTAAGTCATTAGACCTTGATAATGATGATGCTCCCTGTTGGAAGATACCTAGTGGAGAGTCAACTACCTTTGTTGGTTGGAACCCTATGTGTATCCCAACGATGGATTACATAGTATGGAAACTACAAAACCGTGAGAAAATTATTAAAGGAGAAATTTACTGATGGACTATAAAACTTCTGGTGTTGACATCATTAAGGGACGATCTTTTGTAGATTATATCAAAGCACTGGCACCTAACATTGGTGGGTTCAATGGAATAATGGAAATCCCATCGGGATATGAGAAACCTGTACTTGTATCTGGTGCTGATGGTGTCGGAACTAAAATTAATATCTGTAGGATTGCTAATGATTACACCACTATTGGTCAGGATCTCGTTGCTATGTGCGTCAATGACGTTATATGTTCTGGTGCTAAACCATTATATTTTCTAGATTATATCTCTACCAAATCACTTGATGATAATGTCAGTGATATTGTGCGTGGAGTTGCCACTGGTTGTGCAATGGCTGGAATGGAATTACTAGGTGGAGAAACTGCCGAACATTTTAGAGCAAATGATTATGACCTTGCTGGTTTCTGCACTGGTATTGTAGAGAAGAACCAGATTATTGATGGTAGTGAAATGTGGCCGGGTGATGTAGTCATCGGTATTGAGAGTAGTGGTCTTCATAGTAATGGATACACACTGGTCAATGATATGCTGTGGCGAAATTATATTTACTATAAGGAGATGCCGGAACTGTTGGTGCCAACCACCATCTATGCCCGTCTCATTCAGCACCTGTTGGACGAAGTTCCTATCCTAGGAATGGCACATATTACTGGAGGAGGACTGCCTGAGAACCTCCCACGATGCCTTCCAGAGCATCTGACTGTCGATGTTGATTGGTCTGCTTGGGAACGACCGGAACTCTTTAACAAGATACAGGAGGCAGGAGAGATTGCCGAGGAGGAGATGCGTAATGTATTCAACTGCGGTATTGGATTCTGTTTAGTTGTACCACCAGGTGCAGTAGAATTGGTCCAGAATTTTATTGCCGATACTCCATTTGGTATGAGGTCTTGGGTCATTGGAGAAGTGGTGTCAGTATAATGACTGTCACATGGTTTGACAAATACTACTAAAACCTGTTATAGTTAAGGGAGTTCAAAGCCTCCCTTTTTTTATGGAATACTCTGAGTATATTGAGATTAAAACCAAAGTGGATGATGCCAAACAAGCACGAGTCCGTATTGGAGTCTCTTGGTTACTTCATATGTTCACTGTTCCACCTGTTGTTTCTGTTGTTTATTCGGTAAAAACAAACAACTGGATTCCTACTCTTGCAGCAACAGGTGTTGCATTGCTTGCAGCACCAATCTCACTGGTTGACTTTGGTCTGACACTTGCAGTTGCACCTCCTGTAACATCTGCGGTTCTTGTTCATACCAAGGCACAAGAAAAACGTCGTAAGTTGGGTATTTTTGGTCCTGAACAGGCAGACAAACTTGTATATGAGGCACTATGATGATCGAAAACCTAGAACCTGAAGATCGAGTACTAGATACTCCATCTGTTTACGAACAAGTTGCTTCTCTTGTCCAAAAGTACGGATGGGAAGTAGGTGACAATATTGTAGTTGAAATGGCAGGGACTCAAGTTTCTGGTATTGATGTGGGCGAAGTCTATAATAAGAAATGGCAATCACCTATTGGGACTCGTAAGTGTAATAAAGAAGCATTTATTGTTATTAAAAATCTTTCACGAGACCCATGGACACCTTCTCAACCTATGGATAGAGAACACAAACCTCAACACCCCTATGAGAAAAAAGACTAAGTTCCCATTCAATCATGTTGTTCTGGAAGATAGGAAAGAAGTATGGATTAAGAGAGGTTATCCTAGTTCTATGGGTGTTCCTGCTGCCATGAAACAATTCTATCCCGGATACACATCTCATTTGGCTAGAAATGAATTTATTGAAGAACTCAAAGTAAATCCAGAGGCACGAAACAAACTAGACATTTGATTATGACATACACAATTTATTCTAAGGATGGTTGTCCTTTCTGTACTAAAGTCCAACAGGTCCTACAACTTACAGAACAGAAACATGTAGTCCTTAAACTTGGTAGAGACTACACAAGAGAGGAGTTTTATTCTAAGTTTGGTAAGGGTTCTACATTTCCTCAAGTTATATTGAATGTTGAGGGCCCTGATGACGGAACTCATCTTGGTGGATGTACAGAAACTGTTAAATACCTGAAGGAAAATAATATTGTTTGATGGACAACCAAGATCTCTATGATATCATTGAGCACACAATCGATTATGCATTTAATGGAAAGTACATGCTCAACATGTATGACTACCTAGTACTTAGTAAGTCATCAAAAAAAGATGTTGAAGAGTTTCTTGAAAGTTCATCAAGAAAAGAGATTGATGAACTGATTAGTGACCTAGATAATTATCTTGAAGGTGGTTCTGATGAGAAACACAAACAATTGAGAGAGGGTTATGGTTATCTGGGTAAACCAGAAGCCAGAAAAATAAGAAACTATTTGAATGGTATTGTTGAGGATGCTGTAAAATATGGAAGAGAAAAAAGACCAGGAAGAAAAAGAAAACCCTCTAAATAAGAGAAATGATGATGAACCTCAAGAAATTAATAGAGGTTTAGAGTTGTTATTGAGAAAAAAACAAAGGAGAGAAAGACGACCAAAGACTTTTGAACTAAGGTTTGGAAAGTTGGTTTCTCTCTTCAATAGAGAAATTAACTTTTACTTTAATGTTCATCTAGACATAAAGAAAGTAAGTTCTCGGAGAGATTAAATGGAAACAGCAATCATTATATTGTCCGTTGCAGTCACAGCACTTTTTCTTTTAGTAGGAACTCTCCTAGGTTGGTTAGTAAAAGATTACCTAGACCAAACAAGAATGCCATTCATTCATCCAGAATTTTTTGATGAGAATGGTAACATCATACCAGACGAAATTTTATCAGTGAGATTTGAAAATGACTTCATCAGCGAAGACGAAGAAAACGACTAACACAAAACTACCACCAAATCCATTTATCTTTGAGATTTTGGACTTGGTAAGTGCGCAAAGATCAAAAGCAAAGAAGATTGCAATTCTTCAAGAGTATTCCACAGAGGCACTCAAAGCAATTCTAATTTGGAACTTTGATGAAACTGTAATTTCTATGCTTCCAGAAGGAGAAGTTCCCTTTGAGAAGAATGATGTTCCTCTAGGGACTGACCATACTTCTCTAAGGAAGGAATGGAAGAACCTTTATCACTTTGTAAAGGGTGGTAATGATTCACTCTCCAAGACCCGTAGAGAGACTATGTTCATTCAGATTCTTGAAGGTCTTCATCCTCAAGAGGCAAACATTCTTATTCTTACTAAAGATAAGGCTCTAGAATCCCAGTATAAGATTAATAAAGGTGTTGTTGAAGTGGCATTCCCTGACATTCAGTGGGGAGGTAGGTCTTAATGGGAAAAGGCGTTAGAGAAATTCAAAAGGATTGTGACCCTACATTAGCACAAGATAAAACTCTTCCAACCAGTGCGTTCCTGGTTGAGTATCTTCAAGATGGTATGACCAAATTTGATATTGTCATCGCACAAAAAGTATCAGAAATATTTGATCAATATTGGGACAACTATCGTAGTGACCTGATGAATATTACTCAAGCAGATGGGAGAGCAAACCCTAAACTTTGGAATCCTTCTAAAAAATGAAAGACGAAGAACTGAGAGAACAAATTAACTCACTTATCCGAGGTGAGATTCAAGAAGTCATCAATGATTATATTGATGACAAAGAGTCTCAAGTCTTCAGTATGGAACAATCTGGATTAGGATTTGTTGAGAAAGAAGATGAGAATGAACTTACAGTCAATGTTTCTAATCAAGAAGTTGAAAGACTCATCAAAGAATATAAAAAGATTAAGAAAGGTCAGAAGTCTAACCTTGGTCAGATAATGAAAATGGATAAAAAAAGTTCTTCTTGACTAAATAGATACAATGGTCTATAATAGACCTATCGTTCATCCAGGAAACTGGACGCAAGTAAGTCGCGGAACGGAGCGTTCATCCCATGCTAGAACTACTATTCTATTCAACACTCACTTGTTCTGAAGCTGACGCAATCATGCTGAGGATGCAAGCCAATGAAAATCTTAGTAGTCAAATTAAGATTGAGTTAGTAGAGACCGTAAAGGAATCTGTACCACAGTGTGATTGGTATTGGGACGCAAACGACTAAAGGAACGGATCTAAACATCCAACTACTTTAGGAGTCAATCATGAATACACTACTCATGATCAAAAAGCAGATCAACAAGGCATCTGCACTTCATGACGCACAAATCTCTCACGCCTCATATCGTGGTGTTGAGTATGATACACGTTGTGTCAAATCCAAAGAGACCCACGGAACATTCTGTTACAGGGGTCGTACTTACACCAAGTGAATTAAACTTACTACACAGAGAGAGTTAAGAACTCTCTCTTTTTTTGTATTTAAATAACAATTTAGTAAAAGTTAGGATTTCCTAACTAAATAATGATAGAATTAAGAGGTATGGATGTCCAACCATATTATGATGTAAACTAATGGAGAAAATCATGCATAACATTATCTCGTATAATCAACTTGCAGGATGGAAACAAAATGTTGACGGTCTTATAGGTAGTCTAGAAAAAACATCTGAGGAGTCTGATATTCTTAATGACTACTATGACTGTCTAATTGAATGTGATGATTCACAACAAGTATGTAAACGAATCTGTAGGAGGATTCTAGCTTAACTTCAAGGACGGGATTGACTCCCGTCCTTTTTTTGTGTATAATTATAATGTATACTCTAGATTCATATGACTACTGTTACTGATTGGCGATACAGTGATGACCGACTAGAGACCAGACAGAAAGTATATACATTCTTACTGAATAGGTTTGGTTCTCAGATAGATGAGAATGGTGAACCAGTGTACAGTATGAAAAGTATTACTGAATGCTCTCATGACTGGGTTTCTCAAGGTAATGTTGGTACATCTGGAATTATAAAATACTTTGAGGCCTACTATACGAATGGATAAGGAAAGACTGAGGGCAACAATTTGTAAAATGGAATTTCTTTTAGGAACACTAAGGGAAGAATTGTTTTCTGATGAATTGGAAAGTGTCGTCACAGAAGAACCTACATATACAAATGTTCCTGTTGATGATTATGATGAAGTGTTCTATGATGTTGACTAATGGTTTACTCTAGTCTATCAGAGTTTGAAAGAGCTCTTGCAAGATTTGGTGATAAAGTTTCTATGGTAGTAGGACTTGAAATTAGTGGTAAGATGTCACCTGAGGCAACATACCAAGAAATCAAAAGTATGATGAAAGAGTTAAAAAAACTCAGAAAAATTGAAAAAGATGAATGGGATGAGGAAGAACTAATATGAGTGTAAAAGTAATTAGTGTAACACCTGATGCTGAAAAGCATATGGCATACTGTGCCAGGGTAAGTAATCCAAACAACCAGGAGAATGAAAAAATTTCTGGTCTACTTGGGTATTGTATTAAACATCAACACTGGAGTATTTTTGAACAAGCATACTTGACTCTAGAGATTGAAACTAATCGTGGTATTGCAGCCCAGATTCTAAGACATCGTTCTTTCACCTTCCAGGAGTTTTCACAGAGATATGCTGACAGTTCTATGTTAGCAGACGTAATCCCTCTTCCTGACCTTCGTAGGCAGGACACAAAGAACCGTCAGAACTCTATTGATGATATCGATCCTCATATTCGTCAAGAATATGAAATGAAAATTCAGAAACATTTTGAAGAGGGTATGGAACTCTACAAAAGTATGTTAGAATATGGTATCGCAAAAGAGTGTGCTCGCTTTGTATTACCTCTTGCAACTCCTACCAGAATTTATATGACAGGATCAGTGCGGTCGTGGGTGCATTATATCGATCTTCGTTCTGCTAATGGAACACAGAAAGAACATATGGACATTGCAGTTGCATGTAAGGAGGTATTTAAAGAACAGTTCCCTACCATTTCAGAAGCTCTGAATTGGTAATAAATATTTACTTATTGTTATTGAGGAGAATAAATTGGCCACATATCCGGTAAAACATAATGAGACTGGTGAAACCAAAGACGTGAAGATGAGTGTTCATGATTGGGATCAGTGGAAGATTGACAATCCTGATTGGGAGAGATATTACACTCCAGACAATGCACCCAAACTTGGAGTAGAAATGGGTGACCCACTCAGTAAACTTTATACTAAACATCCAGGATGGAAGGATGTTATCTCCAAAGCGAAGCAACAACCAGGATCAACCCTAAAACATTACGACTAATTAAGTATGCCTAGAAAGAGTAAGTCTGGTATTGGAAGTACTAACCCAGTTCCATTTGGTATGAGTAACAAACAAATGAAAAGAAAGAAACCAATTAATCTTGATTACATCAAGAAGATTGAACCTCTTACAGATAATCAGGAAATATTTTTTGATCTGTATAAGAAAAATCAAAACTTGGTTGCATATGGTTGTGCTGGCACTGGTAAGACCTTTATCACCCTCTACAATGCTCTTCTAGATGTTTTAGATCCAAGGACTCCCTATGAGAAAATCTACATCGTCAGGTCTCTTGTAGCCACTAGAGAGATTGGTTTCCTTCCTGGTGACCATGAGGATAAGTCTTCCTTGTATCAGATACCATATAAGAACATGGTGAAATACATGTTTGAGATGCCTGATGATAATGCATTTGATATGTTGTATACCAACCTCAAATCACAGGGAACTATTTCATTCTGGTCTACTAGTTTCATTCGTGGAACAACATTGGACAATGCAATCATTATAGTGGATGAGTTTCAGAACCTGAACTTCCATGAATTAGACTCTATGATCACCCGTGTTGGTGAAGATTCTAAGTTGATGTTCTGTGGAGATGCAACTCAGACTGACTTAGTGAAGACTGCTGAGAAGAATGGTATCATTGACTTCATGAGAATCTTGAATAATATGCCATCCTTCGATACAATTGAATTCCAAGCAGAGGACATTTGTAGAAGTGGTCTTGTCAAGGAATACATTGTTGCAAAACTTGAACTGGGTATGTAATGTTTAATCATGTTGAAATAGAAGTCCCACAGTTGTCACGAAAGACAATCGATGGGGTTAGGTATTATGATACACCCTCTGGTAAGAAGTTAGTTTCTATCACATCGGTCATCAGTCACTATAACCGTGAGATATTTGTTAATTGGAGGAAGAGAGTTGGTAATGAAGAAGCAAATAAAGTAACTAAACAATCCACCAGTCGTGGAACTGATACTCATACTTTGATCGAACATTACTTAAAGAATGAGGATCTTCCCACAGTTCAACCTCTTTCTGATATGTTATTCAAGATTGCCAAGGGCGATCTAAAGAACATAGATAACATACATGGACTAGAAACTCCTCTATACAGTGAGTATCTGGGTATTGCAGGAACCGTAGATTGTATAGCCGAGTATAATAAAGAATTGGCTATCATCGACTTCAAGACATCCAAGAAACCAAAGAAAAGAGAATGGATTGAAGGATATTTTGTACAGTGTGCAGCCTATGCTTGTATGTTGTATGAACTGACTGGTTTGACAGTCAAAAAATTCGTTATTATTATGACCTGTGAAAATGGAGAGTGTGAAGTCTATGAAGAGTATGATAAAGCCAAGTATATCAAACTACTCACAAAGTATATTAGAGAGTTTGTTGAATTTCAATTGCATGACACTAATGCCTGAAGAAAATGACATCAATAAACTTCTGGAGAGTAAGTTCTACTGTCCTAGAAAGTTTACAGAAGAGATTGAAAAAATTCATTCTGACAATGCCGGTATGACATACATTGATTCTATTGTTTTCTTCTGTGAGAAGAATAGTATTGATGTTGAGTCTGTTCCCAAACTTATCTCAAAACCTCTGAAGGAAAAGATTAAATGTGAGGCTATTGAACTGAACTTTTTGAAGAGAACATCTCATGCAAAACTTCCTATATGATTCCAAAATTGAAAGCATTTGACGTTTATAAGTCCTATCTGGGATTAAAAAATCATTTTACTAAAAAGACTTATGATTATCACAAATATTGTGGTAAGTCAAGAGCATCTTTACAATCCTTTTACAAACGTCGTGACAGATTTTTCTTTGAGAAATTGTCTAGACAGAAGGATGATAGTGAGGTTGTAGAATACTTCGTTGCAAACTTTGTCTCCTGTGATGACCCTCAGGCTCTCTGGATTGGTCAGATTATGAAGGAAGGAGAAGAGAATTACTCTGACTGGAAGAGAAAGAATCAATCAATGTCTTATGTCTTCAAGAATGAAGTCAGTGATTTATTTGATATGAAAAAGTTTGATGATGTGTTCTTCATTGATGGAACTAGACATCCTCTTATTGTAAAGGAACACCTCGCAAATAAAGTTTCACTAGAGACACTGATCATTCTGGATAGGATTCTAGGATTCAAAAAGAACTTTGATAAGAAACTGAAAGATCCTGTTTGGGAATTTCTGTCAATGAGGATTGACAAATATAGTCCCTTCATACATACTGATATATTCTCATACAAACGTATTTTAAAACAGGTAATAGGAGTCTAATGAGTAGTTTCTTTGATTCAGAATTAGTTCAAAAGGAGATGGGGAATATTACTAAACTTCAAGAAGAAGTTTATAAAAAGGTCTTTGAATTTCCTACAATGACCAAGCAAGATAAACTTGATCATGTTGAAAAACTAAGTAATCTTTTAGAGAAACAACAGATTCTTTACACACGTTTGAAATTATCTGATGATCCAGAGGCAAAGAAAATGAGAGAAGAGATTATCAATAATGCTAAGGAGTTAGGTTTCTCACAGGATGTGGATATTAGTTACGTCTTCTCAAACATAACCAAGGTTCTTGGTCAAATGAAAACTGCCATCCTTGACAACCCCTGACCAAAGGGTTATGACCTGGAATGTCATTAAACTTATCCAGGGGTACGAGAGACGGTAAGAGACATAGTAGGTAAGTCTGGGGAGACATAACTCTATAAGTCTTACCTTCTCTCTTAACCTTTTGACTTTTTTTGAAAAATAATCTATAATAAATAGTGTGAGTCTCCCCGACTTTGCAACCTATTATAGAGTTATCTTATGAATTATCAGAAAATTTATGCTGTCCACCCTGACGGAAAAGTAATCAGGGAGGATGGAAAAGAGATGAGACAATATGAAAGAGATGGATACAAGTCCGTCTGTCTGAAGTGTACCGATCAAAAGTTTCGTTTCTTCTATATTCACAGATTGGTATGTCATGAATGGGTCTCCAACCCTTCTAACTTACCTATTGTACTTCACTTAGACGACGACCCTTCCAACAACCACTGGACCAACCTCCAATGGGGAACACAGAAGGATAATATTCGAGACATGATGAATAAGGGTCGAAGAGGAAACCCCCGAAGGATTAAACATTATAAACTCGTATCACCCGAAGGAGTGCTGTACGAAATAACCAACATGAGAGAGTTTTGTAAGGACAAAGACCTTGATCCTGGGGCAATGACAAAAATGCATGCTGGAATAAAAGGAAGAGCAACACATAAAGGTTGGACTAAATACCAGGGACAGTTGGGAAACTGACCGTCACATAGACACTACCCTTTTATTCTGTTATAATAAAGGGGTGGGTTTCTCGGACAACCGAGAGACACACACTATACATACACACATTTCTAATACGGAAAATACGAACATGAACTTCAGCAATCTTAAAAAGAACTCCTCTCTGGGGAACCTAACACAAAAACTTATCCAACAAGTCGAAAAGGATAACAAGGGTTCAGGTGGAGGACCAGACGAAAGACTCTGGAAACCTGTAATGGATAAGTCCGGTAATGGTTATGCCGTTATTCGTTTCCTGCCTGCTCCCAATGGAGAAGATCTTCCTTGGGTAAAAACATTCTCCCATGCTTTCCAGGGCCCTGGTGGATGGTACATTGAAAATTCTCTGACCACTATTGGTCAACAGGATCCTATCGGTGAACTAAACCGTGAACTGTGGAACACTGGTAATGAGAGTGATAAAGATACTGTTCGTAAGCAAAAGCGTAAACTGTCTTACTATGCAAACATCTATGTCGTAAAAGATCCTGCCAATCCTCAAAACGAGGGTGGAGTATTCCTTTACAAGTTTGGTAAGAAGATCTTTGACAAGATCATGGATGCAATGCAACCTGAGTATGAGGATGAGACTCCTATCAATCCCTTTGACTTCTGGCAAGGTGCCAACTTCAAACTGAAACTGGCAAAAGTTGCTGGTTATTGGAACTATGATAAGTCTGAGTTCGCTGCAACATCTGCTCTTCTGGATGATGATGATGCCTTGGAAGCAATCTGGAATAAGGAGTATTCTCTCCAAGAACTGGTTGCTCCCGATAAGTTCAAGTCTTATGATGAACTGAAGAAGCGTCTTGATTATGTTCTTGGTAACAAGAAAGCAAAGGCCGTTGAAGCAGAAGAGACTGAGTATGATAGTTATTCTTCTACTGAACAAAGTCGTGTCAGTGAAGAAGATGCTTTGAAGAAACTGGAACAACAAATCATCCAGTCCAACTCTGCACCTCAGACTTCAACTAATGATGATGAGGATGATGCCATGTCATATTTCTCAAAATTGGCTGATATGTGATACCAAAATCGGCAATTAAATCCAAAAAAGGGCCTTTAATTTTTCCCAGGAAAAATTGGGCCCTTTACTTTTTTTTATTGGAACAATCTAATGTTCTCTCCCCTTACCAGTCTCTTATTAACGTATTGACTACTACCTTTTTTGTAAATCATTGACCCCCTAAGGTCATTTTCAATAATATTGACATATTCCTCTTTTAGAAGAAAAATGTTTCTCTTTTCATCGTCTCTTTTTACTTCATAATCATGATTTGTAAATTCTTGAGTAATACCAGTCTTTGTCAATTCAGTTCCTAACTTGGTATCATAATAGGTAATACTGAAGTCTTTATCAACTTCAAGACCTTTTGGAACTACAACAAACCCAGATTGGTCTTTTACTTCAATAGTCTCATAATGATGAATTGCGAAGAGATTTTGTTGTGTGACGTATTTTGTATCTAAGTAGTTTTCAAATGACTTTTGAGATAGTGGCCATTCGTCTTGAAAGTGAATTACATTGTTACAAAGAAGAACTAACCAATCATAGTATTGAGAACCATAATATTTGTATGCAACATTATCTGGTCTATCATCACCAACTATAGAGTATTTCGTAAAATATGATAAATCTGTAAATATGTCTTCGCGAAGAACACCTCTCTTGAAGAGGTTTTTGGTTTGAATATATGCAGATATAGTCTTATTATCTCTGAGCCTATTGACATACTCAAAGTTAGGAACATATCTAAAGTATGGTGTTGACATTTTTAGTAACCTGTTGGGTGGTTGTCATTCTTATAATCAATATCGTAAATTGGTTCAAGTTCACTGAAATTTAGAGTAAGTGTAGTTTGAACCATAGAACCACCACCAGCATATGTCATATATGTACCATTTGGTGTATAATTCACACTAACGTTAGTAAGAGCACAAGGTTTAATTTTATTTAAGTATGGATGAGTGTTACCGTCGGCGGTATCACTACCATCTCCATTATATATGTACTCTAACTGAAATATTTTTGGTGTTCTGAGGAAGATATTTCCAGTTTTTTCAATAACTGGGGCAGAGAACTTTTTGAATGTTTTAATAATTTCTCTAACCTGTTCTGCCTCTTTTTCAAATCTTGGTGCAAAATTAAATTGGAACGCAAATGATCTTAATTTTGGACCACTAAAGAGAAGTTCCATATTTGGGTTGATTGTGAGACCACTTTGTCTTGTGGCAAAAGATGTGTTTCCAATAACATATCCTGCAAGAAGTGCTGCAACACCATCTTTCTCTTTTTTTGCCTCATTAAGAAATCCTTTGGCACTGTTAAGAGTATCTCCTAGAATTTCTGTTGCTTTGCCCAATTTATCATCAAAATTAGCTTCAGAAACACCCTTCAGTAAATCACCAACACTAGCTGCCATTGCTAACTCAATTGCATTTGCATTACTTTCTCCCCAATTTATACCATTTTGTGTTCCTAAACCGTTGGTCATTGGAAGAATAATCGTTCCAAGACTTCCTTTTGTTTCTTTGTATCTACCTACTGCAGCACTATTATTATTACCAGCACTCATAGAACTCACCCAGTCTTGGATGCTTATTTTAATGTAATCATAGGTAATACCAGTAATATCTTCGACAACTTCTAAGTTGACAAGAGGGTACTTTAAAACACCTACGCTTTCAAATTTAGGTTTTGATGTTGATTCGGTTTTTTTGGAGATATCTTTTGAATCTTCTTCTATTACTGAAGTATTATCTGTAGATATTGGTTGATCGGCTACCGGTGAAGAGGATGGTGGTGCATCTTCTTGTCTTTCTGTTTGATCGTCTTCTACCGTGACTGGTGGTGTTACTGGTTCTGTAGTTACTTTACCGGTAGTAGGACTGACTGTCTGTCTAGTTTTTGGATCAGTAATACCCGGTGTCTTTTGATCAAAAAATCTTTGACTTGCAACCACATAGTCTCTATTGCTAGGAAAATTTTCGGGATTCTTTAATACTGCAGCCCTATCATTATTAAAAACTTTATAACCTTCTAAAAAGAATGCTTTCTGAACTTCTTTAACAGAACTCCGAGTATTATTTCTTCTATTATATACATCTGTAAAACTCTGAGGATTATTTAATTTCCAATCACTACCCTTTCCTTCACTTGATGCAATTAGTACATCTACACCAAAAAGTCCAGAACCAATTGCAAAAACTTCTATTTCTCCAGTTTCGGTATTTACCTCTTGTTTAGTCTGAATCTTATTCCAGGTTCTATATTGGGGAATTATTGCCATTAACTGTGGTTCATCCAGTTTAGTTATTTATCCTAAATTTTTGATAAGGTATAGACCTCATATCTTGTAATTCATTTGGATACACGACAAGTAGGTCATTATTTGCGACTTCTTGCCAGGTATAGTTTCTAAAATCTCCCCAATGGTAGTTAATACCTTTAAATCCCCACTTATAAACACCGACACATGCAATTAAAGGAAACTCATCATATTTAATTCTTGGTGTTTTTGGTTGATATATGAATGTGTAGTATTTACCAACTTCTGGAACCAAATCTTTGGTTGTCAATATTTGCATTATTTCCAAAAACATATCATCTGGACCACCAGAAGTTCTGATCTTATCGACGAGGTTTTCTACTCTTTGTGTGTCGCTTGCCAGATAATCTTCTTGTTCCATTAGTTTTAATGCCCAACTCTATTTCCGTAATGATCTTAAATTCGCAACCATTATCTAACGCAAATTCACGAGCCGCATTCCACTTTGCTTCATTGACAGCATAAGTGATACTCTCCATAATAAAAGATTTTGTCTCCCTTTGAGGTTTTGAAGGAGGTACACATTGTTTTGCAGGTTTCACCTCTACTATGTATTTTTTCGTCTTACCATCTCTGGTTTCTACTTCTACTAAACCATCAGGATAATATCTATGAACTCTATTATCCTTTGGTGAAACATAAGGAATACTAAACTCTTCTGATGCCCACTTTTTAACACTCTCTCTTCTATCACACCATCGAAAAAATTCTAATTCCCAACTACTTCTGTAAATTATATTATTGATATCACCCATATACTTTTTAGGGTTTTGGGGATGAAATCTCCCTTGATGAAATTTACTCATCCCTTATACATAGTATATAATAGTCAAGTGTATTTATAGATGGCTGGTGCATTACCTAATGGTATAAGAACGTCAGACCTAAAGAGTAGGATAATGCATCTTGCTCAAACTTCTGTATATCAAATTAAGATGAGTCCTACACCAGAGGTGATAGCACTCATGAACACAAGAGGTTTTAATTTTAATTTAGACTCACCGAATATTGAACTCCTATGTAATTCTGTAAGTCTTCCAGGTACAAGTCTTCAAACGGCAGAAGTAACTAATAATTATGCTGGTGTAACAGAAAAGATGGCAAATCGTCGTTCTTTTGATACCACCATGACGATGACATTTTATGTTGATAGAAACTATAAAGTGATTGATTTCTTTGAAAGTTGGATGGACTGGATTTCTAATCAAACAGACACCAGTGCATATAAGAATGTTACCGCATCTTATAGAATGAATTATCCAGCCACATATAGAGGACAGGTATTTATTAGTAAGTTTGAAAAAGAAGGTTATGGGACTGCAAATAGTTATACCTTAGTTGGTGCATATCCTATATCAATTAACTCCACACCTCTTTCATATTCTGCCAGTCAAATTATGGAATATACCGTGAACTTCACATTCTTGAGATACACTAGAGATAAACTAAGGTGGAGGCAGAGTTCAAATTCATTATTGAACAATGCTAGTAGAGTAACCTCAGAAGTTCTTGCGGCATTTAATAGTAATACAAATCTTACCGGATTTTTGAGAGATGATGTGGGGGATGAAGGGAATACAAGACCTGGAACTGCCAACTAAATACTAATAACTGATTTCTTTATTAAGTCATTATGCCTTTACCAAAAATTGCAACTCCAACTTATGAGTTGACTTTACCCTCTACTAAAAAGAAAATTAAATATAGACCATTTCTTGTTAAAGAAGAGAAACTTCTGGTTCTTGCTCTTGAAAGTGATGACACAAAACAAATCACTAATGCAATCAGGGCAGTTCTAAAGAGTTGTATTGAAACCAGAGGTGTGAAGGTAGAAACCCTTCCTACATTTGATATTGAATATCTTTTCTTAAATATTAGAGGTAAGTCTGTTGGTGAAGAAGTTGAAGTAAATATTCTTGCTCCTGACGATGGTGTGACTGAAATTCCTATTACTATCTTATTGGACGAAATTGAAGTAAAGGAAGGTGAGGGTCATGACAAGAAAATTAAACTTGATGATAGTTTAATGATGGAAATGAAATATCCGTCACTAGATGAATTTATTAAAAATAATTTTGATGTTAAGGGTGAGGTTGACGTTAATAAATCATTTGAATTGATTGCAGGTTGTATTGATAAAATCTTTAGTGAAGAAGAAGTTTGGTCTACTGCAGATTGTTCAAAAAAGGAAGTTATTGACTTTTTGGAACAAATGAATTCTGTTCAATTTAAACAAATTGAAAAGTTTTTTGAGACTATGCCAAAACTTTCTTATGAAGTTGAGGTTACTAATCCCAAGACTGATGTAAAAAGTACTGTCGTCTTGGAGGGCTTATCCAGTTTTTTCGCATAGGTATGATCCACATGGATCTTGAGAACTACTTCAGGTTAAATTTTGCCCTGATGCAGTATCATAAATATTCATTAACGGAGATTGAAAACATGATGCCGTGGGAGAGAGACATTTACGTAGCCCTCTTACAGCAACACTTAGAGGAAGAAGAAGAAAAAGCAAAGGCACAACAAAATGGCTAGAGATCCTCAAAAACTAAGAAAAGCTTATGAATATAAGTTAGGGAAGGATCTTGCCGATAAGTTAAGTGATGCTCATATTGCATCACTATCAAATTACTATAATCGTGCTTCAAACGAAGAACAGAGTAAGATTGATAGTGAACTTATAAAGGGAATGGGAGACTTTCTGAATAGTGCCAGAGACCTGGCGAAGGAAGGTTTTGTTCGTGACCCAAAACTTCCTATTCAGAAGTATCAACCAGAGGATTTGAGTGAAGTTAAGGCAAAGGAAGATGCCTTTCAGAAGTATCAACCAGAAGATAAAGCCAAAGACGATTTTGTAGAGAGTGTAGATAAGAAACTGGATGAAAAGCTGAGTGAGACTTCTGACTCTATTATGAGTGAGATTGATAAACTCATTGCAGAGTATCAGAAAAAGGTAGATGATTATAAAAAACCAAAAGAGGAAGAGGAAAAAGTTCCTGAGGGTCTTGATTCTCTTCTAAAAGATATTAGAAGTGAAGTTGGTGGTGACACTCCTAAGAAGGGCGGTGCTCTTGCAGTTATACCTAAACCAGACAACGCTAAAGAAAAGAAACTTTTAGGTGATGAAGATATTAATCCAGAAATACTTAAAATTCTTGGTATTGATGACGTTATAGACCTAGATTATGGTGAGTATCATACTCTCTTAAGAGAGTCTATGGTAAAAAATAAGGATAAATTTTCAGCCGAGCAACAGGCTCTATTTGCCGAGGAGAGGAGTAGGGTTCGTGGAAAAACAGGTTCATTTAAAGTTAAGTCTAAAAAAATTAATGCACAATCTTTTGTAGCAAAAACAAAACCAAGTTCTTATGTTAAAAAAGTAACACCATTATTACCATCAGTAACACCACAAGAAACTGAACAACCTATTCAACCCGAGAGACAGGGGATGGATAAAACTCTTGCATTGATTGCAAGTAAGTTGAATAGTGTTGATAAGAATGTTCAACAAACTACTAGGAATCTTCAGGATAAAGATGCTGCTGAAAATAAACAGAAAAACCAGGATAGACTTACTGCAGAAAATACAGCTGCTCAAAGAAAGGAAGAGAGAATAGAGAGAGCGGCGGTTCTGGGTGGGGTAGTTGCAGGTGTGAAGAAAACTGTTAAACCATTAACTGATATGATGGGTGGTTTATTTGATTTCTTCAAGAGACTTGGATTTGCTATGTTTATTATGGAATTGTTGAAATTCCTTCAAGATCCTGCAAAATATATTAATGGTATTACCAAATGGATAAATCTACAGATTGCCAAATTGGAAATGAAGATAGAAAATTTTGTTGTTGATCAGATTATCAAACCTACGAATGATATGATAAGAGGTCTTAACACAAAACTAAAAGAGTTTGTGGATGGTATTAATCCGTTCATAGAAGAGTTCAAAAAACTTCCTGGTATGGGAAATATTCCTAATTTACCAACACCACAAATACCAATAATTGAAGAATCCATTATCAGAGATAAAGTATTCTTAGGAAGACTTCCAGAGGTAGATGATGATTTTATGAAATTTGATAAGGCACCACCTGCACCAGAACTTCCTGCACCAGGTACAACACAACCTGGAGGTGGGACTAGGGTGCAACCTCAAGAGACTTTAATGGGACAACAACCTTCTCAATCAGGAAATGGTTTAACCCCACAACAACCTTCTCAATCAGGAAATGGTTTAACCCCACAACAAAAAGCCTTTGCTGAGACTGTTAGTTATGCAGAAGGAACATCTGGTAGTGCTGGTTATAACACCTGGTTTGGCGGTCGCACTGATTTGGATCTAAGTAAACTGACGATCAATCAGGTTGTAGAGGAACAGAAGAAACGTATGAGGGAGAAAGATCCATCAGCACAATTTATAAATGGTGCAGGTCAACCTGATGCCAGTTATGCTGTTGGTAAATATCAGATGACACATCCAGAAACTTATGCCAAAGCCGCAGGCCTTAATCCGGCAGTAGATAAATTTACCCCAGAAAATCAGGATAAACTATTCTTATATGGTTACATAATGAAACAAGCCGGTGTGACAGAGGCTGAAATCAATGCTCCTGAAATGTCGGACCAGACTATTGACAAATTGGCACCAGTGTTTGCATCTTTCCCTAATCTTTTTGGTCCTGATTATAAAGGAAGAGATATTCAAGGAACCAGTTATTATGGTCAGGGGGGTAAATCAAAAGAACAAATAAAGGAAGTATATAAAAAACAACGAGAAAAAATGCCGACCCAAACTACTGAACCGGCACCCCCACCAACTTCGGCATTACCAATAACTGTACCCCTAGAAGATGTGAATAGAAGGTTGGAAAAAGATCCAGACCAATTCCTTAAAGATCTAGATGCTGGAAAATTGACCCGTCCTAATCCTTATGCAATAAACCCACCAGTTCAAAAAGCTTCTTTGACTACAATTGGAGGTTTGACCGGTGGTGATGCTCCAGGTGTTGCTCTTGCAGCTGCAGGTGGTTCACAAAGTCAAGTGTTTCCATTTTCTGCAACCAATGGTGCAGATCTAAGTGTACTTTCTACAAAAGAAACTTTACGTGTGGTGGGGACATAATATATGGCACTTCCAATACTGGCAAAGGGGATTACAAGTGCATTGGTAAAGAAGGGCAAGAGTGCAAAAAAAGATGATAAGGTATCAGCACAAAAACTTCTTCCTAACTCAACTACTTCTCCTGCAAAAAGTAGAGCACAATTCTCTAAGGTTGAACCTAGAAAACTTGCACCCTATAGAAAAAAAGTTGAGACGACTAAGTTTCTTCCCCCCTCAAAAGTTGATGAAAAGTTTAGTATCAATAAACTTGATGCTCTTCTCACGTCTTTAGTTGGTTCCACCGCTAACTTACAGAGAATAACCAAGAAAGATTTAAGTGACGAGAGGAAAAATAATAGAACTAAGGAGAATATAAAGCAGAAATCAAAACGTCAAAGAAATGAAGAAAAAACAGAATCCAAGAAAACTGTAGCAAAAGTTTCAAAACCAATGAAACTTACGATGCCTTCCCTTTTTATGGATATTTTCAAGATAGGTGGCAGACTTATCTTGTCGTTGGGTATCATGGAGTTATTAAAATTCCTTGATCCAGAGAAAAAAGAATCTATTTTTGGATTCTTGACGGAACACCTTGACAAAATTATTTTAGGAACTCTTGGGATATTGGGTATTACATTTGTAGCTTCATTTTTACCTGTTATTAGTATGGTAGGGACTATTCTCTCAATCGTTAGTCCAATTATAATGGCCATGGCAGGTCTTTTGTTAAATCCTATGATTTGGGCCCTTCTTGGTGTAGGATACGCCGCAACAAAACAGAAATTGGGTGATGGTGAGAAAGAAATGGTGAGACAGTTAGAAAATCAACTTCCTAATAAAAAAGATCGTGACAATCCTTTGAAAGTATTTGCTAAGAGTAATAGAAACAAACTTATTGAAAAATTGAAAAAACAAAAAGAAAACCTAAATCCATTAGAGATTGTTCAGGGTGTAGGTCTTGAAATTGATGAAAATATTGGTTTCTTGGAAACTGGAAAGTTTAGACATGGTATAGAAATTGAAGGTTTGAAAGTACCTGGACTTCCCTTTAATTATGAAATGGGAGGTGAATTGGATTTTGAAACAGGAGAAGCTACTGGTGGTTTCAGTTTTAAAAAGTCACCTGAAGTACAAACTCAACCACAATCACCTATGATGGGTGATACCAAATTGGGTGGTGTATCTGGTGATAGTGGTAGTGCAATGTACAAGGGTCGAGGAAAAAAAGCGGCATTGTCCACAGGAATAACTCCATTCCTTCAGAGTGATATTGATAAACAAGGTATATCAATTATATCTGGATTTGGAAAAAGATTTGGTAGAGATCATAAAGGATATGATCTACCTGCGGCTGAGGGAACTCCACTTCATGCATACTTACCAGGAGTTGTTGTAAGAAACATGCCAAATGTAAGTGGATATGGAAATCTTGTGGAATGGAAAGATGATGTATATGGTCAGACTCATATGTTTGCTCATATGATGGAACCATCCGAACTCAGATCTGGAACTAAGTTTAAAGCAGGAACTGTGTTGGGAAAAGTTGGTACTACTGATGGTGGAACTGGCATATCTGAAGGTCCTCATTTACATTGGGAAATTGGTCCTCAAGGTTCTGAAGTAGATCCTGGAGAATGGCTCAAATCACATCCTATCAACATGGCACCAAAAAAACCACCCAATAAAGCACAGGAAGTTAGTTCTACTACATCTTACGAAGAAACAGGAACACAGGTTGCAATGATTCAAGTACCTTTACCAGTTCCTATGCCACTTCCTGGTGGCGGCGGTGGTGCTTCTTCCGGTGGTTCCCGTAGTTCTGGTGGTATTGATGATATAGATAGCATAATCTTAGGACGATCTTTTTCTAACGCATAATGGCAAATACTCCATATAAACAATCCATTAGACCTGGAGATATAAAATTCTTTAAGATCAAAGGATCTAATGGTAAGTCCACTGATCTTAGTGGTTCTATTGCAGAATTTTATTATTATGAAAGTATTCTAGCCAATACTGTGACGGCTACGGTTGCCTTTATAGATACTGGATTTGAAAAAGAAGGTAATACTAGACTGAATACCAGTGGTATTATTGATGACCTTGAATTGGTTGGTGGTGAAGAAATTGAGTTTGAAGTTATTGATAATAACGATGTAACTTCTGAAAGTGAAGGAACACTTACCTCTGCAGTCTGTGATTCGGACGTAATGTACATTAAGAAGATCAGAAATGTTGCTACTCAAGGTACAAAGAAGATGTTTGTTTTGGATTTAGTTACTAAAGAGTACTGGACTAATGAAGAAACAAGAGTTACCAAGAGATATAATGGTAATCCAGGAGACCATGTTAAGGATATTCTTCAAAATATTTTAGGTTTAGGAGCAGATGTCTTTGATATTGAACAGAGTAGTTATGATTATAACTTTATCGGTAATACAAAGAAACCACTTTACACCTGTACCTGGTTAGCATCTAAGTCTGCAACTTCACAAACTGCATCAGATGATCCAGAGAAAGGAACTCTTTTAGGTGCTACTGCAGGTTTTTTCTTCTTTCAAACTAGAGATAAGTATTACTTCAAGTCGGTTGATACTCTTGCTGACCAATTGGTAAAACCAGGTCGTGATTTTATTTACAATAATACAGGTAAGGAACCAAAGGGTGGTATTGGTGGAAAGAAAATTAATATTTTAGATTATACTACTCAACAACAGGTAGATATTGGAAAAGACTTATCATTAGGTGTGTATAATAGTAAGACGATTTTCTTTGACTTATATTCGCTTAGTTACAGAGTAGTGGATTTTAGTTTTGATGAAAATAAAAAAGGCAAAGTAAAATTATTGAATGAGAGCACAAATAATCCACAAAAAGAAATTACAGAAAAACCTTCAAGGTTATTTTTTAGTTATCTTGATGTTGGAACTTTGCCTAATGATAGTAAAGATAGTAAAGATAGTAAATTAATAGATGATAGAAAGGATCCATCGTCTACCACTAGGTCTCCAGAGTCAATGGTTCAATCTATTACGAGATATAATGAACTATTCAGAACTAAAATAAATATAATCATACCCGGAGATTTTAGTATTAGGGCTGGGGACGTTGTAAACTGCACATTTGTAAATTTGAATACTGAAGTTTCTGGTGGTAGTCAAACTCTTTCTGGAAGATTTATTGTTGCAAATGTCTGCCACAAAGTAAATTCAGAACAAACACTATCAAGCATTGATATCATTAGAGATAGTTTCGGAGACATTGGATAAATGTTAGATCAAGTTCTACAAAATAAAGAATTTATAGGAAGAGACGGATTCTATTGGTGGGTTGGTCAGATTCCTAAAGAGGAGGTTTGGAGAGACAACATTTCTGGTTTTCCGTCAAATGATAATACAGAATCAAAAGGATTTGGTGAGAGATATAAAGTCCGTATTATGGGTTCTCACCTAGGTGGATGGGAGAGTCAATCTGCATCAGAAGATCCTGATATTGCTGATGAGGATTTACCTTGGGCAGTTGTGATGTATCCTGTGACTGCTGGTGGAGGAGGAGGTGGATGTTATACTTCTGCAAATCTAACACAAGGATCATTCGTATTTGGTTTTTACTTTGATGGTAAGGATGGACAACAACCTGTTATCATGGGTACCTTTGGGTATAATGATTTCAACCAAGTTAGTGTCATTCCGTCATCATCATTCGAGCCATTCACAGGATACGCTGATGGATTTGTTCCATATTACTCTCAGAAAAATAGTCTTGGTGGAACATTTGCTGATGCACTCCGAATTACTGGCAATCTTGCTGAGAAACAGTCAGAGTCTGTAAATGGTTCTAACACAGCATCGGATATTGGTTCTGTTAAGAGCGGGGAAGATGGTAAAGAAAAAACACAACTTCCTCCACCACCAGATTGTAAGTCTCCTTTGACTTCAATGCAACTTCAAATAAAAAATACTATTCAACAAATTGAAAAGGCAAAGAAAAGCGTATATGATTTTAGGTTTAATTTAAACAAAGACATTGCAAAAACACAAGAATGGATTGATAAAAAAATTGTAGAAGGTGCAAAAATAATTGCAGGTGCTGTCAAGTGGTTGTTTACGGAAATTGAAAAGTTTGTTATTGGAAAGTTTAATTCTGTTGCAAAGAAATTTTATAACTTGTTGATGCCTAATGAACAACCTACCATGAAAGAGGCCATGGAGAAAGGTAGTGACATTATTGCATGTCTTTTCAAAAAAATTATTGGTAAATTGTTTGACATGGTTCTTGGATTCCTCAAGGGAGCAGTTGATAGAGTTGTTAACACTGCCGAGTGTCTTGTTAATAACTTCTTAGGTGGATTACTTGGTCAACTTGCTGGTTTGATTGATGGTGTAGTAAGTCAAGCCTTCGGTGCAATTCAATCTATTATCAATGGGGTTGGTGGTATTGTTGATAGTGTTCTTGGTATTGCTGGAGGAGGTCTGCAAATTATCTTGGATGTTATTTCTTTCTTGAGTTGCGAGGAGAAACCAGAGTGCTCCACGGTAGAAAACTGGAGTATATGGGATGGTAGTAATTCTGGAATAATTGATAATTTTGATTCATTGATTGAAAATATTACAAGTACGGCAGAATCATTTACCAATGCAATAGACATTGATAATTTTAATTTCAACTTAGATTTTAATAATTTATTTGATGCGGGTTCTTGTTATACTGGACCAAGAACTTGTGGAACACCTACTCTTGATACTTTTGGTTCAGGTACAGGTGCTGCTATCAATCTTATCGTAAGTGGTGGTGGTGAGATTCTTGGTGGTGATGTGGTTAATGCGGGTTATGGTTATGTTGTAGGAAGTACTTATACAAAGGTTGTCGATGATTGTGGTATAGGTCAAGGTGGTATTGTAACTCCTGTATTTGGAGGAACACTTCCTGATGGAACCCCAATTACTTCAGGAGATGGAGGAACACTTCCTGATGGAACCCCAATTACTTCAGGAGATGGAGGGACACCTGATGTTGACGTTAGGGATCCTAACGGCAATCCTACTGTTGGTATAGTTGATATTATAGTCGTTCAACCTGGTAAAGATTATCTTCCTACACCAAATGGTTCTATTGGTGGTGATGGTAGAGTATGGGCAAATCCAGAAGATACTAATATCACTAATGGAGATGGAACTATTAGAGTTCCTATTCCTCCAGAAAACCCTGTTAATGTAAGTCCTGGTGATGAGGTTACTATTCCACCGGGAACAGAGATTGAAACAGATGCTGGTCAAATTATTCCTGGTGGAATACCAACAATCATTACACAAGAATCAGTTCTTACCACTCCACCACTTACTATAGTAAAACCTTTTGTAAATTACCCATCACTGGATACTGGTTCTTATCCAGTTATTCTCTATCTTTGTGAGGTAATTATTGACAATCCAGGTATTAATTATAGTGAAGGTGATGAAATTGTTATTGAACCCAATTTTGGTGCCAAGGCTGTACCCAAACTTGGAGACTTTGGTAAAATTGTATCCATCAAAGTTACTGAAGGTGGTGAAGGATTTACTGAGATACCAAAGATTACTATGAAATCTCAGTCAGGCTTCAATGCAGAACTGATTCCGAAGTTCTGTATAGATAGAATAGGAGAGAATGATTTGGAGAGAGAACCAGACTTCCAAGATAAGGTTATTTCTGTTATAGATTGTGTAGGTAAGTTTAATGTCCCAAACTAAAGATTACCATGTCATAAGATATGGTAACATGCATGGCGAGATAAAATTTGGTCACATTTGGCCAGATAATAATCAGTCTGCTGCACTCTTAAGAAGTGGTAAGAATGAAAAACATTATATCACTTTAGAGCAAAAGGGTGAAAATCATAGGAAACATGGTACAATCTGTAGATCACCCGGTGCATTTCAGGTAAAGGCTGGTGATAATTGTACTACAAAAGATGAACCTGCTGTCTTTATTGATGCGGTAAGTGGAAACCTGGTTCTCAACGCACTTAACGGCAATGTTGAGATTAGAGGAAGAAACGTTCTGATTCAAACTACTGGTCCAGATAACAAGGGTGGTAGTATTAGAATGTATGCCAATGAGAAGATCATTGGTAAGGCACAAACCATTGATTTTAACTCAAAAATTTCTACAAAAATATTCTCTGAAAAGTCTGTAGAAGTTATTGGTAAATCGGTGTTAAATATATACGGTGGAATGATTGACTGTGCCGATGGTGCTACAGAAGTCAATGGATCTAAAGGAACACCATCATCTAATGAACAAAAAAACAGAGCAATAGTATAATGAAAGTACCTGACATTGCAGTAGGAAAAAGATTATTTTGTGGTTTAGGAAAACCTGAACTTCTTGGTCGTGGACCTTTAGAGGTTCGTGGTTCTGCTTATGTAGAGGGCCCGGAGATTGTTGGTGATCCTACTGGTCAGTTTGACCCTGTGACAGCTGTTGCCGATGGTTTACCTGCAGGACCAACTAATGGTATTGCCAATGTAATGATTGGTCAGAACAAGAATATTGAGATGAAACCCATCCCGTTTTATGCGTTGATGGTGAAGTCATTTGCAAGAATCAAAAGTTTTTTGAAAGTTGACACTCTTCTGACTGTAAAGACAATCAAGTCAAAGATTATCTACACTGAAGTTCTTCTTGCAAGATCAAAGAACTTCATGATCCCTCATCCAGACGACCCTAACAAACAACTTGTTTATGCTTGTTTAGAAGGTCCAGAACATTCTGTATATGTAAGAGGACAACTAAAGAACAAAGATACTATTATTCTTCCAGAAGTTTGGAGAAACCTTGTGGATGAAAGGACTATCACAGTTTCCTTGACTCCAGTTGGAACTCATCAAGAGTTAATCGTGAAGAGAATACAAGATAATCAAATTGTCGTAGGAACAAAACCAGGTCTTCCTATCAACTGTTATTACCATGTATTTGCAGAAAGAAAAGATATTCCTAAATTAGTGACGGAGGTAGGTTGATGCCAGGACCATTTCAGTTAAGAAATTATGCAACATTTACTGGACCTCTCCAGAAAGATGAAGCCGCATATAATTATGAACTTTCAGAAAAAGAGGGTATTTGGCATACTGACATTCCAACAGACACATCATTTCCGTTGACAGATGTTGGTCTTGTCTTTTTTAGAGATTTTAGCGACTTCAGTTATTTCCATCTTTATGCTTCAGCACCACAAATTGTTGTTCTTGAAAAACAAGCAGGACAGAAACTTCCCAGTTTGTTTCTACAGGTTCTTAACACTATTGTAAATGGTAATATTATTGTTAATGGAACTATTGTTGCCAATAAAACAATTACTTGTAATGGCATTGTTGTTTGTAATGGTGTGATGAAGAATACTGGAGCAGTTATTCATGGATCATCATCAACTATGAATGGTGCAGTTGCTATGACTGCTACCGCAACACTGGCAGGTGTTGGTGACATGGCATCATACATGACCACCACTAGAGGTATTGCATTATCCAAGAAGTCATTTGATATTCCACACCCATCAAAGAAAGATCATAGACTAAGATATGTCTGTGTTGAAACTCCAAAGGCAGATGTATATGTTAGAGGTAAGTTGAAGGGTAGTAATGTAATCAATCTTCCTGAATACTGGAAAGGTTTGGTTGATCCTGATAGTATTGATGTTGTCCTTAGTCCCATTGGTTCTTTTCAGGAACTTTATGTAGAGGATGTTCAGTGGGGAACTAAGGTGATTGTGAAGAATAGTGCTGGTGGTCCTGTTAATTGTAGTTATGTTGTCTATGGTGAAAGAAAAGATACTGAACCTAACATTCCTGAGTATAAAGGATTGACAGAAGCAGACTATCCAGGTGATAATAGTGGGTATAATATTAATAGTGATTGATGAATAAGGTACATGAGATATTCCCTCTGGTAATTTATCAAGATAGTATTGAATGTCATGAAGAGTTTAAAAAAGAAAATATAATCTCTATAAAAAAGTATTGGTTCAATGGATATGAGAATGAGAGCCCAGAATACTCTGGGAAAATCTTTTTACACCTAGATCCACAATATAATCTTTTCTTCAGTGACCTAAAAAAATCTATTGATAATTACTTTTATCATCTGAATGTTGACTACTCAAAACTTGATTATCATGTAACCAAGTCTTGGGTTGGGTATCATAACAAAGAAATACCTGGATTGAATCTACATAATCACAATGAGTCAAACATAAGTTTTGTTTACTATCTCAAGTCAAGTGATACCTCAGATAAATTTTGTGTATCACAATCTCGAAATGTAAATGAGAATACTGGTGGACTATTTGAAACTAGTAAACAAAGGAATACAATCAAAGGATTTAACAAATACAATTGCAATAATTACACTATTACACCATATGAAGGTAGTGTTCTCATCTTCCCAAGTAGTACTCTTCACTCTACATTGAAAATATCAGAAAAAGAAGATGAAAGAATTGTAATAGCTGGTGATGTGAGAGTCACTCTTAAAGAAGAACATTACAATCATCATCAAGGTTCTACTCATCCAAATCAATGGAAACAGATCTAAATAACAAAATAGTAGTTTTATAATATGTCTACATTATCAACAACAGGACAATTTGTTACTACCGGACTTTCATCTGAAAAATCTGCTAGAGATGAGGAGAATAATGTATTTGACTATCCTATAGGAATTGCGTCAACTGCGGTAAATGAATTTCAGAAGGTATCGAGAGAACTTGACTTAAAAGTTCTTGAAGAAGTTACAGGACAGATAGAGATAATCAACAGTAAGAAGAAAGAGTTGGTTGATTTAGGTAATTCTGCACTAGGATTATTCAAACCAGGAGTATTTCCACCAGCTTGTGGAACATACGAATCTGTTGATAGTGGTAATAATGACATTTCTTCAGGAAATGCATCAATTGGTGCAGAAGAAGATGCAGGTACACCTGGTATTGGTACAGCAACTCCGAAAGTTGGTTATTCGGTTGTAAGAGCTGATGCGATTAGGATAATAAGATATCCTTATCTAGAGCAAAGAATTGCTCCTAATGATAATGCACTGGAAGGGTTGAAATATCCTATTTTGACCAATGGAAATGCGGGCGAGGGCGAAGAAGATATTTGGGTCAAAAACTCAATCTATGCTGATCCTGTAGGACTAAACATTTACATTAGTAGTGATGATGGTGACTGGGATGTTACTGGATTTCCTAGTGGTTTGGAGGGAGGAGATACATTAGGAAGATATTATCCCATTGATCCCACAGGAGTAGGAGTATCAGAATATAAAGTAACTGGTTCATGTACTATTGGAGGCCAATTTAATATTGATCCTTTGTATGAATCTGCAACTAGTTTCTATGTTGGAGTTCAGACAGGTTGTACTTGGTCTGTTGGTGTAGGATCTACTGGCAGTATTCAAATCGTAAGTTGGGATGTTGAAGATGGTTCATTAGGATTGACTACTTCTATTCCTGGATTTGGACCGGCGCCTGGAAGCGGAACACTACAAGTTCCTGTTAATCAAAATTGTTCTGATTTCCAATCAAAACAACAGACATTATTAACTGAAATTGATAATATCAGAGTTGGTGTTTCTTCTTATCTAGTTTCTGTTAACACAACAAAGGCAAGAAAGACGAATAGTCAACTAGAACTTTGGTCAGCAGAAAGAACAAAGACACGAAATAAACAAGAGAGTGAAGGTGTAAATAATAATCCAAGAGACATTCAAGAGACTATTCCTGCAACCGTAGAAATTGATCCACAATTACCAACCAATGAAAATACATCAGATGCAGATAGAGGTCAATTAACGGCAGACAGTACTGTATTTACTGCAGACAGTAAATAATAAATAACCCTACGGAGATAACAAATCATGGCAAAACAATTAGTTAATTTGGGTTCTGTTCCTAACGATGGAACAGGTGATCCACTGAGAACATCATTCGATAAGACTAACGACAATTTTAACGAGATCTATACAACTTTTGGTAATGGTACCACTCTTGGTATTGGTACTATGTCTGTTGGAACTGCAAACTACGCAAACGTTGCTGGTATTGCAACACGAGCACAAGGACTTACAGGTGGACCAGATCTTAACGTTGGTATCGTAACTGCCAATGGATTCATTAGTACAGCATCAACAACACCCGTCACAATCACCCATACAGGCGGCGTATTGACCTTTACAGTGTCTGGTATTGGTTCTACAAGTCTGACACTCTCATAAGTGTCACAGTACCCTTGACAGGTCGTCTTACACACCCTATGATAAGAGAGTTCATAATCAAGTTTATGCAATACAATAAAGAGGATTTTCTCATTGAGAGTCCAGACGACGAGTATATTACAACTTGTGTTATTGATGTAATGAGACGTAAATTCATACTTTATTCTAACGAGGGTGGCAAGAACACTGCTAATTGTGAAACTCCAGAAGAGTTTATGAATGTACTTGAAGCAATTAGATCGGTAATTCCAGAAAAAATTATTAAGTATGTGGATCCTCAATGATTCAACATCAATCTAATTTATATCAAGAAATTCTAACCTGTTACGATTATGAGACCAGAAACCCGTCAGTCTATGGAAATGTTATTCACAGCAAAATGGAACTTACCCAAGGCAGCAAAGAATGCCAACTTGACAGACAAGGAGATGAAGATCACCTTCAATGAATATTGTGTTCTTCATCCTGTAACTTGGACTAGTGAAGATAAATTGAATAAATTGGAATAATATTCGTATGAAGGATTATTTCTGTATCATGACATGGAATTTTATGCTTGAATGTATACGTTATCATTGGATACATAAGTCAGAAAAAGATCCTGTGCAATTCGTGAAAAATCTCAATCCTGATGAGGTAGTTCTTTGAAACAACTGTTTATAGTATCTATTGGTGACAACTCCTGTGTTACTCATGACGGACACGTTCAGATGGGGATCTTCAATCATTCTGTAGAGAAACATCTTGAACTATGTTCCGAACAAGAATGGCAAGTAACGTATTGGATGCCCGATCCATTAGGGTTACGATATAAGAGAGCAAACTTCCAGCATACTATGAAGGCAAATGAAGGTTCTGCTAGAACTGATAATGCTGGTGATAGTCGTCCAAGAGACTTTCCTGACCAAGCAACAAATAGATTAGAGAGAACCGTCTAACTATTAATAAATATCTCAAACGAGGGGTTTCTTATGAAATATAAAATTGAAACCAAGTTTGTTTGGCTCAATGATACTTCTAACTTAGTGTTGATGTATTTCATTCAAGGTATACCATTTACTTTTGATGATGCTGAAGAAGAATATTACTATAACTACGATGTCATTGATGCTGCAAATAATTCTCCAACATATACCTTAGATGGTTTGTATAAGGCTTCATCATATTTGTTGGCAGAAGAATGTCACCCCATGTTATATGACCTAGAATTAGAAAATCCCGAACTTTTACCTATAGAGTAACATGCAAATAAATCTGTGGTATTGTGATAAAATGGAACAGTGGAGATGGACTCTTTGTGGTAATGATAATGATGAGACTCTTTGGCAAGAGTCGGGTCAAAGAGAAGATTTGAGAATAGCAATGAATGATGTGGCAACAACAGTAGAGTATTTACTTGAAGAGAAAAGTGTGGTAAGATAATAGAGCCGTGTGAAGGAAGGCGCCACTCTGTGGTAATGTATCCACCCTTTTTGGGTGGTTTTTTTATGGATAAATAACTCATAATGAAGACGGCCTGTAGGTAAAATGCCCTTATCACGTTTAGACAATTTTCTGAAGAACGTTCGTGGAAATATTCTTTATGTTGATCCTAACAGTCTAGATGCTACTGATAGTATCACTAATCAGGGCAATTCACTTGCAAGACCCTTTAAAAGTATTCAGAGAGCTTTAGTAGAATCCTCTAGATTTTCTTATCAGAGAGGTTTGGATAATGATAGATTTGAAAAGACAACTATCATGTTGGCTCCTGGTGAGCACTTTGTTGATAATAGACCTGGATGGATTCCAGTCAATACCAATAGTTACAAACTAAGAAATGGTACGACTAGTAATGATTTTTCACAGTTTGATGTATATACTAACTTTGATGTAAAGTCTTCCACTAATCAACTCTATAAACTGAATAGTATTCATGGTGGTGTTATCATTCCCAGAGGTACTTCTATTGTCGGACAAGATCTTCGTAAATGTAAGATTCGTCCTCTGTATGTTCCAAACCCAGAGAATGATGATATTGAAAGATCTGCTATTTTTAGAGTAACGGGGGGTTGTTACTTACAAAGTTTCACTGTATTTGACGGTAGTCCAAATGGTAATGTTTACAGGGACTATACTGAGAACACGGCTGTTCCTAATTTCTCACACCATAAACTAACCACATTTGAATATGCAGATGGTGCTAATAACGTAAGCATTAACGATCAATTTATCAGTAACTATACCACTAATAGAACTGATCTTGACATGTATTATGAGAAGGTTGGTAAGGCCTACGGACCTTCTTCCGGTCGTGCAATCAGTCCTGACTATCCTTCATCTGGTGTAGACATTGAACCAAAGATTGATGAATTTCGTATTGTTGGACCAACTGGTGGTACTACAGGTATTAGTAGTATAAGATCGGGTAATGGTTCAGTTGTAGATACAACAATTACTGTCAATCTGAGTGATGGTATTAGTGGATTAAATGTTGACACATATTTCCAGGTCAATGGTGTAACTGACGATGCATATAATGGCACATTCGTTGCAACCGAAATTCTTTCTCAAGATAGTGATGGAAAAACCACATCTTTTACATACGAGTCTTCAACACTTCCATCAAATGCTCTTCCATCAGTAACTGGTGTTTCTATAGAACTTTCGACGGATACAGTTTCTGGTGCTTCACCATATATCTTTAATGTGTCAATGAGATCTGTTTATGGTATGTGCGGTATGCATGCCGATGGCTCTAAGGCAGCTGGCTTTAAGTCAATGGTTGTTGCGCAATTCACAGGTGTCAGTGTTCAGGTTGATGACAATGCATTTGTAAAATATAATTCAGTTACTGGTTCTTATGACGATTCGACAACAGTAACAAATATTCATTCTGATACTGAGGCACAATATAAACCAAGTTATTCTAACTTCCATATCAAGGCATCCAACAACTCTATCATTCAGTTGGTGTCTATCTTTGCAATTGGTTTCTCAAATCATTTTGTAACAGAATCTGGTGGTGACTTCTCCGTCACCAACTCTAACAGTAACTTTGGACAAACTTCTTTAACGTCCAAAGGATATAGAGAAGATGCATTTGATGTAGATGATATTGGTTACATCAGTAATACTGTTCCCCCAAGAAAAATTGACACTACAACTGTTAATCTTGAATATACTTCAATTGATGTTTCTAGAACTGTTGGAGTAGGGTCTACAAGTAGACTTTACTTATATAATCAAAACAATCCAGACATTAGACCCGAATCCAGAATCCAGGGATATAGAGTTGGTTCCAAGAGTGATGATAGACTTTATGTTCTAATTCCTGATGGTGTAACTACTGAGGCATACAATGCAAGAATTGTGATGCCGGAGACTCATATTGGTTCAAGTAATGTAACCAGTGTGAAGGTCTCAAGAGTCGGTAGATCTGTAGGAACAGGTAATAGCATTGCAAGTAATATACTTACATTTACCGAAGATCATAGTTTTCAGAATGGTGAATCTATTAGAGTTGTGAGTGATAATTCAAGACTTCCTGATGGTCTTGAAAATAGTTATGTTTACTATGCGATCACAAATGGTCTGAATGATGATCAAATTAAGATTGCACAAACTACAAAAGATGCTGAGTTTGGAACAGAGTTAGTTCTCAACAATCTTGGTGGTAATCTGAGTGTTCAGAGTAGAGTTAGTGATAAGAATTCTGGTGATATTGGACATCCAATTCAGTTTGACTCTGATGTAAACCAATGGTATATAACTGTTGGAACTGCAACATCCGATAACACACTGTATTCTAAACTGGTAAGTCTTGGAACTACCACTCTTGGTGATTCAACTTCTAGAACATACATTACAAGAACACCTGATACCAGATCATCTGACGATAGGATTTATCAGTATAGATACATACTTCCTGCTTCTTCAGGTATTGGAACTGCTAGAGTTCCTAAAGATAGTTTCATTGTTCAAGAATCCAATCGTGTCAATGGACAAACAGATATTGAAGTAGGACTTCAATACAATCCAGGATCTGTTACTATGAGTAACAGTGGACAACTCCGAAATCCATCTTACATCACTAATGCAAAGTATAGTGGTGGAATTGCATTCTATGAGACAGAAAGAAATCATCGTCTCTCTATTGGTTCCACTGTTGAAGTCAATAATGTAACCAGTACAAACTTTACTGTTGGTACAGCACAATCTGGTTATAATGGCAAATTTAGAGTTGTTGGTATTCAAAGTGCCAGATCATTCTCTGTAGAAGGTGTTTCTACTGATCCTGGAACCTTTACTAATAATGTTTCTAACAGAACTACAAGTCTTCCTACTTTCAAACGTAAGAACTTTAATAATGATTATTTTGTTTATGATGTTCAACAGGTTAAGGAGTATGTTCCTGGTCAACAGGATGGTGTTTATTATCTGAATATTCTTAATACTTCAAACATACCTCAAGTATTACCATTTAATGATTCTCAGGATCATAGTTTCAGACAACCTATTATCAATCTTTACCCACAAGTTGATAGAGATAATCCAATATCAGATCCAAGTCCCTCTATAACTTATGCACTTCCTGATAAGATTGGTAAGACCGTTATCAGTGAACCAAAAAATAGTACTACCAAAGAAACACTTGACAAGATTAATAATGAAAACAATTTGGGTGTTGGTATCACTGATATCCAATCTGCAGCGGATGGTTCAAACATTGTTATCTTTACTGACCGTGACCATGGACTACAACAAATTACTAGAGTAAGTATTAATAGTAGTGGTTCTGGATATGGTAATGGTAGTGGTGGAACAGAAAACCTCTATAATGCAATTCTGTCTGGTTCAAGTTCCGGTACTGGTGGTTTAGCAAGAATTACCGTTAATGCATCTGGTAGTATTACTGATGTTCATATTATGAATGGTGGTAGTGGTTATGTTCTATCAGAAACATTGAATGTTGTCGGAACTTCTCAAACCACAGGTTATAGTCAAGGTTCGGTTACTGTTGATAAGGTTTATAATAATCTCAACGACACTATTCAAATTTCTGGTGTCGTATCCGATGATCATGTACAATATAATCAACTCTATAGAATTTCTGAAATCATCAGTAATAACTCTATTAGAGCAATCCCTGTCGATACTATTACCTCTGGTATCAATACCACTGGTATTGGTTCTGTTACAACTACAGATGCACTATTCAGTCTTACAGGTCCAACTCTTGGTATCAGTACATTTGTTTATGATAATGTTAGTGGTCTGGCAACAGTCACCACAAACCAGGGTCATGGTCTGAGAGTTAATAACACTGTTAGAATTGGTGGAGCTACGACAGATTTCTTTAATAAAGATTTCCTTGTTACTGATAACGTAGGTATCAATACATTTACAATCAACGTGGGTGTCAATACAGTTAATCCAGGAACCGGTGGAACTATTCGTGCATACTATCCTGGTAACACTGCTCAAGGTGGAGCACTTCTATCAGGTTCTGATGAAAACTTTGGTGGAAGAGATATCACCCCTTATATTGGTATCACTACTGTTATTTCTTCTCCCATCACTAATGCAACAACAGATGAAATTAATATCAGAAATCTTACCGATTTTAACCTTCAGATAGGTGATTATCTGAAGATTGATGATGAAATTGTAAGAATTAAGACAACCGTAACCTCTAATCCTGTTAAGGTATTCAGAGGTATGATGGGTACAAGACCCACCAGTCACCTAGATGAGAGTGTGGTCAAGAAGGTTTCTGTCTCACCTGTTGAATTTAGAAGAAACTCAATTATCCGTGCTTCTGGTCATACATTTGAGTATCTCGGTTATGGTCCTGGTAACTATTCTACTTCACTACCTGTCAAACAGAAGAAACAACTTTCTGTTGATGAACAATTGACCGCACAGTCACAAACTACCTCTGGTGGTGTTGTTGTTTACACTGGTATGAACGATGCTGGTGACTTCTTTATTGGTAACAAGAGAATTTCCTCCAATACTGGTAAAGAAATTGTTTATGACACTCCGATTCAAACCTATACTGGTGAAGACTTTGTTAATGGTGAGAATGCATCATTTGGTATTGATGTTCTTGAGACACAAGAGGTCATTGCTTCTAGAGCACTGAGAGTTAATGGTGGTCCTTCAAATAATATTCTTTCAGAATTTGATGGTCCAGTTGTATTCAATCAAAAACTGACATCTACCTCAGACAAAGGTATTGAGGCAAACTCATTATTCCTTCAAGGTGATACAACTGTTTCTAGAAACTATACTGTTGGTATTGCAACTCCTACAGACTCAGGAAACCCTGGTGATGTGGTCTACAATGCAAACCCAACTAAGGGTGGAACAATTGGTTGGACTTATACTGTAGAAAATGGTTGGTATGCCTTCGGTGGTGTTACCTCTGATGGTGACGAGTTTATCTTTGAAAAAGTTGGTATTGGGACTACAACTGTGGGAGATTGTACTCTGAAAGTTGGTTCTGGTTCTTCAATGTTCTGTGTTGATGAGAACGGTGTTGGTATTGGTACTACTTCTAGTGGTTATAACTTAAGTGTTGAGGGTAATGTCAATGCAAACTTCTATTATGGGGATGGTTCAAACCTTTCAAACCTATCATCCGATAGTCTTTGGAGTAATACTGGTACTGCAGGAACTTCAATATGGTATGATAAGAATGTTGGTATTGGTACAACAGTAGTTAATACTGAATATACATTATTACTTGGTACTCCTGGTACAGGAAAAACTGATTTATATGTCAGTAATCAGTCTAGATTTATCTCCACTGCCACATTTGATGGTGATGTTAATTTTGATGGACAAGTAAACATACAAAATCTGGTGTCTAATGGTGGTAATGTTCTTGCAGGATTCATTACAGCGACAAACGCACTGAGAGTCGGAGCAAGTAATACTACATTCTCTGCTGTAACTAGTCAGGGTGTTGGTATTGGAACCGCAACTCCTAGAGAAAATCTGGATGTTGAAGGTAGAGCAAGATTTAAGTCATATTATGAGATAACTCAACAACTTGTCTCTGTAAGTAACATTGTTACTATTGACTTGTCTCGTGGCAATTCCTTCACACATACTACCACAGAAGATGTTGGTTCATTTCAAATTATCAATCCTCCAGCGGGTGGTACATTTGCATTCACACTGAAAATCTCACAAGGTTCTACACCTACGTCAGTTGGTATTTCTACATTTACTAATAGTGTTGGTGGTTCCGTTGCTGTCTATTGGCCTGGTGGATTGATACCTGAAGTTACTGGAGTTGGAACTGCTACAGATGTTTATTCCTACATGAGTTTTGATGGAGGTGCTTCACTGTTTGGTGGAGTTATTGGTCAGAACTTCATTACTGGTGTTGGTGGAACTGCTCCATATAGTGGTTGGACATATGATTCCACCTCTAGGACAGTCACCATCTATGACAATCTCACTACAATTGGTGACATTAACTCTGGTACCTAAATATCAATGTAGGGAAGTAGAAACTAATGATACCATTCGGTCTTAGGGCATTTAGAACACCACCTACAGAGTTGTATTTGAATGGTCCTGAGTTAGAAATACTAACTCAACCACAAAATACAATATCCGTTGTGGGTGGTACGTCTACTTTTACATCATCTGTTAGAGCTTTTTTTAAAAGTAGTCATGAAAGTGCGGTACCTGACGGTGTAATTTTGTATCAATGGTTTGATCAAAATGGTCCATTGAGTGATGGAACCAAAATTAGTGGTTCTCAATCAAATACACTTACCATAAGTAATGTACAATCTCCAAATGATAGTAGATCTCTTTACTTAAGAGGAACTTATATCCCTGGTGGATATGATAATAAGAAAGAAGATTACTACTTAGAACTTAAAACTTCAGGTAGCGCACACAATAGTCCGATATTTACAAATAATGTCTCACTGAATATTATACCTACAATTACAATTACAACTCAACCTGACTCACAAACTGCGGGTTTGGGTCAGGATTTAACTTTCACAGCAGCTGCTTCTACTTCAGACCCATCAATACCTCTTAATTACTATTGGACTATTGACGGTACAATTCAACCTAGTTCAAATTCAACTTCTTTCACATTTACAACAACAACTATTGGAACACAGAAAATTCAGTTTCATACATTTGTAACTATTGATGGCACCCAATATGTTACTTCATCAAATGAAGCAGACATTATTACAGTAACACCCAGAAGTATTGTTAAGTTTGAAGCTTTTGATACCATTAATAATCTGATGGTATCACAAGAAGTAAATCTTGATGATGGTGTTTTCGAATTGACAGATTCTATCTTTTTGAGTAGTTACAGTGTTGTGACTTTCTATGCAAAAGAGAAGAATCTTACTCTAAACTTGAATATTAAGGCGTCTAAAGGATCTGATAGTTCAGGTAGTTCTGGTGGTCAGGGAGGAACATCTGTAATTGAAATTGATATGTTAAAAGATGTAGAACATACACTATTAGGTGTAACCAATAATTCATCAGTATTCCTTTATAAAGGGTCTCAATTATATGTGGTTGTTGGACAAGGTGGTCAAGGTGGATTGACAAATGGCGGTGCTGGTGGTGGAATTGGACTTGCAGGAATAGATGGTATAGGAAGTAATGGTGGAACTGGAGGTCAGGTACCTACTGTCTCATTGAATGGTATATTTGGTTCAGTTCTTTCAAGTACAACACTACAGTCTGGTGACAGTTTAGCAACAACACCTGATGGTGGTAGAACTATTTCATGTAGTAAAGGTCAGTATTGGTTAAGTCAAGGTGTTTCTCCATGTTCTGATAACTCTAATAATTCTATTAAGTTTAGATCTACTGATGGAACAGAAATTTCTGGTAGTGATGAGATAATTAGAGGATTCAAACCAGGATATACTATAACAACAACTGCTGGTGCAAAAGGTTCAATTAACGGTGGTAATGGTGGTAATGGTGCTGAAGGTGGTCAAGGTGGAACCACTGGAGGTGGTGGAGGAGGAAGTGGATATACTAATGGTTCAGTTACTCTTATTTCTTCAACTTCTGGTGGAAATAATACTAATAAGTCGTCTGTGTTGTTCTCTTTATAAATATAAGAAAATGTGGGGTGGATAGTGAAACCCTAGGAGAACCATGGCTGTAAACAAGAATTTTGTAGTCAAGAATGGTATAGAGGTCGCAACAGATCTTATTTTTGCCGAAGCTGTATTAAATAAAGTTGGTATTGGTACCACTATTCCTAATGCTGAACTTGATGTTATTGGAGAATTAAGATCAGAAAATTTAAATATAACTGGAATTTCTACTTTAGTTAGTGTTTCGTTAAATGACTTACAAAGTAATGAAATTTCTGTTGGTGGAAGTATTACCGCAGTCAATTATTATGGTGATGGTTCAACTTTAAGTGGTATCACTACTACACTAACTCCTGCAGGAAAAACAATATATGTTACTAAAAATGGTGATAACACTAATGATGGTTTAAGGGAAGCATCTGCGAAATCATCAATCGAGGCAGCACTTACTCAAGCAGTTTCGGGAGATACTATCAAAGTATTACCAGGTGTTTATATTGAAACTAACCCACTTGTTGTACCAGAAGATGTTTCTATAGAAGGTGCAGAATTACGAAATTGTATCATAAGTCCAGCAGATCCAAATTTAGATTTATTTTGGGTCACTAATGGTGCTCACATTACCGATTTATCATTTCAGGGCCAAGCAGCATCTGCATCACCATTCCCTGCAATAATTTCATTTAAACCACTCATTAATGCGAATTCTGATAGATATTTTGATGCTGCAAGATTGATTCGATATAATTTAGATTTTATAGCATCGGAAGCGGTTGGGTATATCACAAGTACAGATTATAAAAGTCCAGCACTTACTTTAACACCTGGTGATTATATATCATATAAAAGTAGTATTAGAGATAGTATGAGGGCAACTGCCCATGATATCACTAGAGGTGGAAATTCAAAATGTGTTGGTGCAGGTGTATCTTATGTTGGTGTAGCAACAGACACTGCGGCTGCCATTTATTACGCAGCAGGTATTGCAGTTTCTTGTGTTAATAATGTTTCTTGGAATGGAAATTATCAGTCAGAATTTTATCAATTAAAGGATTTAAGTATTCAAGCAGATTCTGCAACAGGATCGAATACAAATATTCATTCATGTGCAAATGTGGTTTCAGCAGTTTATACATGTAGTAGTATTGTTAGAGACATTATTTTAAATGGATCTACTTCTGGAATTACAACCACATATCCAGGCGGGGGTACAGATCCCAACGCCATCCCATCTCAAGGTGTAGGTGTAGTTACAAAAGGTCCATATATTCGTAACTGTACAAACTTTATTCCAAATACAGTTGGTATGAGAGTTGATGGATTCCATGCAGATCCTGGTAATGAGGAGGATATTGGTGTCCAAGGAGCAATGAGTGTTGATTCATATACTCAATATAATCAAGGTGGTACTGGTGTAGAAATTAAAAATGGTGCTTATGCGCAATTAGTTTCTATATTTACAATTTGTACAAATGAAGCAATTGTGACAGAAGGTGGTGGCCAATGTGATGTATCAAACTCAAATTCCTCATTCGGAACTTTTGGATTAGTATCTAATGGTGTTGGAGGTCCGACATCAAAATCAATTTACAGATATAGTGGAGAAGTAATTTCATCAGTATCAGAAGGAGATACTACTATTAGTATTAGTGGTATCGGAACAAATAAACCATATACTGGACAAGTCGTTTACTTTGATGAACTTTATTATGATGTTAAAAAGGTAACTATTACTAATGGTGGGTCTGGTTATGTAACCGCACCACAAGTATCTTTTACTTCTCCAAGTGGTCCTAGTGGTATTGTCGCAGAAGGTATTGCAACAATAGAAAATGGTTCTGTTACGGGAGTTACTATAACTGGTAATGGAAGAAATTATCTTGAATCTGAAGCTGGAATTGTATTTACTTCTCCAGGAGCGGGAACAACTGCAGCTGGAGTAGTTATTGAAAGACCCTTGTATTATAAAGTTAGAAGTTCCACAACTCCATCATCAGGTGTTTCTACTGTATCTTTGGCAACTCAATTATTGACAGATGTTGGTATCGGAACAATAGCATATTTTTCAAGACAAAGTTTGCAAATTGTTTCATCACATTCTTTTGAATTTATTGGTTCTGGAAATACAATTACTTTAGCAAGACCTTCATTGGGAGGTGTAACTATTACTGAGAATGAAGTTATTAAAAATAATGGTGGTGAAGCTGTATTTACTAGTACAGATCAAGATGGAAACTTTGCAATTGGTGAAGATGTATTAATCGATCAATCAACCGGAACTATTTCTGGCAGAGCCTTCGATAAAAGTCTTCTAAATACAGTAACCCCTCTTATCATCGCATTAGGATAATAAAATGGCAGCAATTGCACTCAATACATATAAAACAGTAAGATCAGATGTCACAACTGGTATAACAACAGTTTATACTGCTCCAGTTGGTGTTGCTAGTATCATTCTTTATTCTCAAGTTGCGAATGTATCTGCAGGAATTGTGACGTTAACTGCATATCATGGTAGAGGTGGAAATCCTGTGGAACTTTTTAATGATTTTGAAATACCTGCGAACGATTCTTTAAATCTTGTTGATGGAAGACTGGTTCTAGAAGGTGGAGATACTTTTGAATTAGAAGGATCATCAAATGGTACTATGAGAGCTGTTTTAAGTATTCTAGAATCTGCAAAATAATCAAATGGCAAGACTAAAAAGCGGAAAAGTTTTAAATTCTGATGGGAATTTTATAACTTTAGAAGAAACACAAAGATGGCTTAACAACCCAAGTTTAAATGGTCAGGTATTATCATCAGATACTGCTGGTAATCGTTTTTGGATTAACCCACCAGCAGGAGCTCAAGGTGGTCCAGGTGCTCAGGGTTCTACAGGTTCAACTGGTCCTCAAGGTCTTCAAGGACCTCAGGGGCAAGATGGACCTCAAGGTTTTCAAGGTGTTTCTGGAATAAGTGGAAGTCAAGGATTCCAAGGTGTTCAAGGTTCTCAAGGTGCTGCTGGAACATCAGTAATCATTATTGGATCAGTTCCTGATGTTTATGTAAATCCACCCAACGATCCTCAAATAACATTAAATGCAGCATTTCCTTCTGCAGTTACTTCAAATGCTGCAATTGATCAAGGATTGGGTGAATTGTGGGTTTATGATGGAGCAACTTGGAATAATGTCGGACAAATTGTAGGCCCTACAGGACCTCAAGGAAATCAAGGAAATCAAGGATATCAGGGTACACAAGGATCTGTAGGACCTCAAGGTAATGTAGGTGCTCAAGGATTACAGGGGGTTCAAGGTTCTACAGGTTTCCAAGGTATATCTGGTGGAGCTGGATTTCAGGGAAATCAGGGTGAACAGGGTTCTGTTGGATCACAAGGAGTTCAAGGTGCTCAGGGATCTCAAGGTCGTCAAGGTGTTCAGGGATCAGTTGGTGCCACAGGTCCAACGGGTCCTCAAGGGGTCCAAGGTTCTACAGGGTTAAGAGGTTTTCAAGGTTACCAAGGTCGTCAAGGGGCTCAGGGATCACAAGGTTTTCAAGGTTCTCAAGGTAATGATGGAACATCAGTAAGTATTATTGGCGCAGTTCCTGATGTCAATGTAAATCCACCAAATAATCCACAAACAACATTAAATACTGCTTTCCCATCAGCTACTGTAGGAAATGGCGTAATTGATGATGCTACTGGTGATTTATGGGTTCTTAATTCACAATGGAATAATGTTGGCCAAATTGTAGGTCCACAAGGTTCACAGGGTATTCAAGGTGTTCAAGGTTCACAAGGAAATCAAGGAATACAAGGATCTCTAGGATCTCAAGGAGTTCCTGGAATACAAGGTAGTGTTGGTGCACAAGGAGCACAAGGTTCTACCGGTACACAAGGACCACAAGGTTTCCAAGGAGTACAAGGTGCTCAGGGAGCGGGAGTACAAGGTGCAACTGGAGCAACTGGACCACAAGGTTTTCAAGGTTCTACAGGTGATGTTGGGGCAACTGGGCCCACTGGAGCAACTGGACCACAAGGTGTTCAAGGTTCTACGGGTACTGGCGGAGCAACTGGGTCCACTGGACCAGCAGGACCACAAGGTTTCCAAGGAGTTCAAGGTGCTCAGGGATCACAAGGTCGTCAAGGTCGTCAAGGTTCTACAGGTACTGGTGGAGCAACAGGTCCAACTGGTGCTCAGGGATCTCAAGGTCGTCAAGGATCTCAAGGTCGTCAAGGATCTCAAGGTCGTCAAGGATCTCAAGGTCGTCAAGGATCACAGGGACAAGGTGGTACATCAGTCACCATTGTAGGATCAGTTCCATCCGTAACAACATCAAGTCCAAACACAACACTAACTTCTGATGACACTGGATTTTCTTGGTACCCTCCATCAACTGGTAATGGTGTAATTGCAACAGATACTGGTGATTTATGGGTCTACGATGGATCTGATTGGAATAATGTAGGTCAAATTGTAGGTCCCCAAGGTTTCCAAGGAGTTCAAGGTGCTCAGGGATCACAAGGTCGTCAAGGTTCTACAGGTACTGGTGGATCAACTGGACCAACTGGACCAACTGGTGCTCAGGGATCTCAAGGTCGTCAAGGATCTCAAGGTCGTCAAGGTTCTGCAGGTCTAACAGGTTCTACAGGTTCAACCGGTCCAACGGGTCCTCAAGGTTTACAAGGTCGTCAAGGATCTCAAGGTCGTCAAGGTTCTACAGGTTCTACAGGTTCTACAGGTTCAACCGGTCCAACAGGTCCTCAAGGTAACCAAGGTCGTCAAGGATCTCAAGGTCGTCAAGGTTCTACAGGTCCAACAGGTCCAACAGGTCCTCAGGGCAACCAAGGAAGACAAGGTTCTCAAGGTCGTCAAGGTGCTGTAGGTGCTCAAGGTTCTACAGGTCCAACAGGTCCAACAGGTCCTCAGGGCAACCAAGGAAGACAAGGTTCTCAAGGTCGTCAAGGTTCTACAGGTCCAGCTGGACCTTCTAATGTAATATCTGCATCGGCCACTACTACTAATTCAACATTTTATCCAGTATTTGTTGCTGGAACTGGTAATCGAACACCAAGTATTAGAACGTCTTCTGTTGCATTAAGTTTTAATGCTTCCTCTGGAACTTTATCAGCAACTAATTTTAATTCTGGTTCTGATGAGAGACTTAAAGAAAATGTGGAAACTATTAATAATGCACTTTCTACAATAGAAAAAATACGTGGTGTTAAATTTAGTTGGAAGTCAAGTGGTAATCAATCAATTGGTGTAATTGCACAAGAAATTGAAGAAATTTTACCAGAACTTGTTGAAGGTGATGATAATAAAACTGTAAACTATAGTGGAATTATTGGTGTTCTTGTTGAAGCTGTGAAGGAACTTTCTACAAGAGTAGAGGAATTAGAAAATGATAAATAATAACAGTATAACGTACCGAGTGGAGACGCGACGATGGTAAGAGACAACTTTTCATTGACATGGGAGGGTGACTAATGGCTATTCAGATTTCAGGAACTACTGTTATTGACAACAGTAGGAATATCACTAATTTTGAATCTGTTTCTGGTAATGGAGTAGCTACTCAGGCAGAGGCCGAAGCAGGTACAAATAATGATCAAGTAATGACCCCATTAAGGGTCACACAAGCAATCGCAGCTGCAGGAGGCGGTATGGTAGACGACGACATTAACTGGTCAGGGTGCAATGTAGGATGTGCCGTCAGAGGTGGCGGTAATGTATTCCGTAAAACTACAGGACTCATTTGGATTGTAGCACCATCAACAACACAAGTAGGTTCCACATGGCCTATGGGTTATTGTAATGGTGAGGGTGGTGCTACTCCAAATCAAGCCCAAAGAATCACTGGTCGTTCCGGGTGGTTTATTCCTGATCTAGGAATGCTTCAATGTGGTTATGCATGTAGAACTTATTGGGACAGTTACTCCACGACCAGCTACTGGAGTTCTACTGAGTTCACTACCAGCACTGCGTACGTTGTGTTCTTTAATAGTGGCGGCGCGCTCGGCGGCAATAAGAGCGGCATCCGCTGTGTTCGTCCGTTTCGGGTCGTGTGCTATTGAACTTTGTACTTTGATTTTTGTATTTTGTAACGAGATTTTTTATGGTAGAAGAATTGAAAATATATAAAGATACAAGTGAATTAGTTAAAAGAGTTTTTATAATAGTTAAAAATTTTCCTAGAGATTATAAGTATACTATTGGATCTAGAATTCAAAATACTGCATTAGATTGTGTTGAGTTGATTTATAAAGCATCTAGACATAAACAAAAGGAAAAAGACTTAGATGAGTTAGTATCTTCTTTAGATTTTTTATCTTATTTAATTAGAATTTCTAAAGATATGAATATCATTACTGAAAAACAATATGCTCTTTATATTGAAAGAAGTGTTCCTTGTGTAAAACAAGCATCAGGATGGTTGAGGTCTGCTAAATAGTTGAGTCATTCATAATGAGCAGAATATTATTTCATCAAGAAATAGTAGTGTACTCAACTCACGCGATTTTCATACCTTAATCGGGTAAAAGTTTTAAATTATATTTAAAACACTTTCTTCTAAAGAGAAACATGTGAATGAAAATCAAATTGATGTTCCACGAACAACTACTGGAGTTCTACTGAGAACAATACCAACAATGCGTACAATGTGAACTTTAATAATGGCAACACGAACAACAACAATAAGAACAACATCAACTGTGTTCGTCCGTTTCGGGAGTGAGAAGTTATGAATGACATCACATTTGAAGAAGTTGTAACAGCATATTACGACTGCAGAAGAAATAAAAGAAATACATCACAACAATTAGAATTTGAGTTTCATCTAGAAAAAAATCTCTGGAAACTTTATGAAGAACTAAATCAAGAAATTTTTATTCCAGAAGCACATAATTTTTTCATCATAACACATCCCAAACCAAGAGAAGTTTGGTGCTCAAATTTTAGAGATAGAATAGTTCATCATTTAATTTATAATAGAACAAATTATATTGAGAGTGACTATATTGATAATACTTTTGCATGTTTAAGAGGAAAAGGAACTTTAAGATGTGCTCAAAAAGTACAAAAAACTATGAGATCTTTATGGAAAGATAAAGATAATTACAAATTTCTTCATGTTGACATTGCAAACTTTTTTGTTTCCATTGATAGAGAAATTATTAAGAAGCAATTATATCCAAAAATAGAAAATGAAACTACAATAAAGTTAATAGAAATATTTTTAAATCAAAGTCCCACAGAAAACTATTATTATACTGGTGATCCAAAACTTAAAGAATTAATACCTGATAGAAAATCATTATTTGGGAAATCTACTGGTCTTACTATTGGAAATTTGACATCTCAAATTTTTGCCAATCATTACTTAAATGAATTTGACTGGTACTGTAAAGAAAATATATCTCAATATTACTTTAGGTATATGGATGATTTATTATTTTTTATTCATAAAGATCAAAAAATATATCAAATTATTGATGATATTAATGATTATTTGGCAACTTTAAATATGACTTTAAATTCATCAAAAACAAAACATAATAAACTTGAGCATGGTGTGAATTTTGTTGGATACTTTATTAGACCTTTCTGCAAATATGTAAGAAATTCAACTAAACAGAGAGCAAAATTGGCAACAGAATGGCAATCAATTAATTCATATTATGGACTCATGAGACAAGCAAACTGTTATAATTTAAGAAAAAAGATTGCTATTCAAAACAATATAAATATGATAAAATATGAAAAACTGAATCAATTAATATGAACTTGATAAGCATTTATTCAACTCCAATTTGGCAAACAGAATATCCAGAATTTGAAGAAAATAAGACACAATTTATTCAAGCAATAAGAGACTTAAAAGAAAAAAGTCCAGAAGGAATTAATAAATCAAATCTTTTTGGATATCATTCTTCTGAAAGAATTCATGAAGAAGAACCAAGAATTCATCCATTACTTCAATATGTTGGAGAAACGGTAGTTAAGGCAGCAGAAGATCTTGGTTTTATTTCAGTTGATGTTGCATTGACTTCTGTTTGGTTTAATATTAATGATAGTCGTCAGTGTATGAATGCAGAACATACTCATGGAGATACATTTTCTGGAGTATTTTATCTCAAAGCACCAGAAGGTAGTGGTAAATTAGTTTTGCAAAATCCAGGAATTAACAGATTGTGGCAAGGACTTTCTTTGGTTGAAAAGAAAAATCAATTTACTGGAGAAAAGATTAGTATTGCTCCAGTAGAAGGTAATATTGTAATATTCCCTTCATATCTTCCTCATTGGGTAGAACCTAATGATCATGATGATGAAAGAATTTCAATTTCTTTCAATGCAATTTGCTTACCTGAAGGTTCACTTGGAGTTCCTCAACAAAATGCAGAATAAGCAATATTATTTTATCTCTGGACTTCCAAGATCAGGTTCTACACTACTTTCTGGAATATTAAAACAAAATCCAGAGTTTTATGCAGATATAACTTCGCCAGTATCTGGAATTATTCAAAGCACAATTAATGGAATTACTGGAAGTGAAAATAATCATAATGTCAATGAAGAAAGAAGAAAATCTGTTATTCATGGAATCTTTGATGGTTATTACTCATCCATAGAAAACCCAGTAATTTTTGATACTTCAAGAGGATGGACAAGTCAAACACCAACACTTAAAGCACTTTTTCCTTACACCAAAATCTTATGTTGTGTAAGAGATATTGGATGGATTTTGGATTCCTTTGAAAGAATTTCTGCAAAAAATCCATTTCATACAAATACATTAATTGCACAAGAACACAATACAAATGTCTTTTCAAGATGTGATGCAATGATGAGTAAAGAAGGTGGAATAGTCATGAGTGTCTGGGCACTACTTCATGAAGGTTATGCAATGAATCCGAATATGATTAAGTTGATTGAATATGAGGACTTGTGTAAGACTCCAGAGAAAACTATAAGATCAATTTACAAATTCATTGATAAACCATACTATGATCATGATTTTGATAATGTAGAATACTCAAATGAAAATTTTGATTTATCATGCAATCTAAAAGACCTACACACAGTAAAGAGAAAAGTAGAGTGGATTGAGAGAAAATCTATTTTACCTCAAGATGTTTGGGAAAAGTATTCTAATATGGAATTCTGGAGACAAACAAACAAAAAACCTACATTAGATTATAACTGACATGAACATTTTAGGACTTTATGGTGGATTTGATTGGGATGCAAATAAATCCTTTGATGAATATCAAGATCTAACATGGACACATGATTCAGGAGCAACACTAATTTCTAATGAAAATCATGTTACAAGTATTTCACAAGAAAGACTTACCAGAATTAAATACGATGGAAACTTTCCACAGAATTCAGTAGATTATTGTTTATCAGCCGGAAATTTATCTTATGAAGATATTGATTTAGTTTGTGTTCCTTCAATGTGTCTTACTATTTGGTATAAACAATATTATGAGGGAACCATTCATACCAAATTAAATACATTATTTCCCAATGCAAAACTAAAGTTTGTTTCTCATCACTTAAGTCATGCAGCATCTGCAGTATTCTCATCAGATTTTAATGAGGGTTCTTTTTTAGTTCTTGATGGTGCTGGTTCACTTTTATATGCTCATAATTACCAAGATGTAAAGCATGTTGAGACTAATTCAATAGGATATTTTAATAAAGAAAAAGGAATTTTTAGATTCTTTCCAGGTCTTCCAAATGTCAATGAATTTGGTTCTTATTATCACTCATTGTCCCACAAAATCTATTGTGAAAAAATACAAAGACAAATTAATGGTCATGATGAAAAATATAGAGAATCTTGGGATGGTAAAATCATGGGACTTTCTGCATATGGAAGTCATTTAAACTTTACAGAAGAACTCAAAGACTATCAACTCTCAAAAGATCTTGTTTATGAAGATGTTCCTTATGTGACTTTTGATAGTAGACCCTATAAAGAAAATCATACCTTTAAAAATCCAGATGAAAAAGCATATATTCTCCAAAGAAATTTTGAATGTGCTTTGATTGATTATGTAACCGAACTGAAAGAAAAATCATATCTTGATGATTATATTTGTCTTGCTGGTGGTTCTTTCCTAAATGTTCTTGGGAATAGTCTTTTAAAACAAAGTGGTTTATTTGAAGATATTCATGTTCCACCATATCCAAATGATGTAGGACTACATTTTGGTGCTGCTTGTTTTGGCGCATTCCAAAATAAAGAAGAAATTAATCTTCCAAATAATATTGCACTTCTTGGGAAAGAATATACACAAGACACTATTGAACAACAATTAATAAGAGGTGATCTGAACTATCAGAAGTATGAAAGCTTTGAAGAACTTTGTGATTTTACTGCAAAGGAACTCAATAAAAACAAAATTATTGGCTGGTTCCAGAATAGAAGTGAATTTGGTCCAAGAGCATTAGGATCTAGATCACTTCTAATGCATCCTGGTCCAGCAAAAAATAAGGACATCATGAACTCTAGAGTGAAACATAGAGAATACTGGAGACCTTTTGCTGGTATTATTCTTGAAGAACATCTTAATGATTACTTTGAAGAAGATTTCTGTTCTCCTTATATGTTGTATTCACTTACAGTAAAAGAAGAAAAGAGAGGTGAGATTGCTGCCATTACTCATGTAGATAATACCTGTAGAATTCAAACAGTTACCAAAGAACTTCAACCAGAAGTTACTACATTGATTCAAAAGTTTAAAGAAGTTTCTGGTATTCCTGTAGTTCTTAACACTTCATTTAATGATAACGGAGAACCTATCGTAGAAACACCAGAAGATGCGATCAAGGCATTTAATAATCTTGATATTGATTACTTGGTCATTGGAAACTATATTGTCAAAAAAAATGAGGTTGTATATTCATGAAACCAATACATGTATTTTTAAGACACTGCTATTATTCCAAACTTCAAGAACTTCCAACAAGGAACAGACCAGTTTGGTTCAACAAAGAAAAGGTATTTGAGAACTTTAAGAACACAATAGATCCAGAACTTGCTGATTATACTATTGTGTATGATGAACACTTTGGTACTGTTGAAGATACTTTTCTTAAAGATGAAAAGAATGTAGAAATTATCAACTGTGGAAAAGAGACTACAAGTTTCTTAAAGACACTGGATATTGTTCAATCTAAAAAATTTAATGATAATAAGATTATATATTTTTTAGAAGACGATTATCTACATCGTCCAAACTGGTGTAGTGTAATTCTTGAAGGATTAAATGTTAAACAATTTGATATCAGTTATATTAGTCTAACTGACTTTGATTTTCTTTATGGTTTTGAGGAATACAATAAACTCTTACATACTAAAACCACTCATTGGAAGTCTTCTAGTGGAACAACAAATACTTTTGCAACTAGATATAAGACACTAAAGGAAGATTTGGATGTTCATAAGCATTATTCATTGAATCCTTATATTCCAGAATTGGACGGACAAAAAATGATTGATCATGAGTTTTCAATTGATTTTGATAAGTTTGTTCAATTATTGGCAGAAAGAGATAGATTATTAATTTCTCCCATTCCGGGATATGCAACTCATTGTCAATATGGTAAAGAAATTGCAGATCACTTGTCTCCATGTATCAGGTGGGAAGACTATCTAAATATTCCCAAATCAAATAATACTTTATTATATTCATGAGTACTGTAATTGTTATTAGTGGTGGAGTCGGGAGAGCAATAGCAGCAATACCAGCACTTCTAAAATATCATAAAAATCATCTAGATGAAGAGTGGTATGTGATGGTTCATGGTTGGGATTTTATGTTCTGGGGATTTCCAGAACTTCAGGAAAGAACATTTAATCCTGATGATAAGTCGGTGTTTAAAAATTACTTTTGGAATGCTACTAAAGTTCTCTCACCAGAACCATATTGTCTTCCTGCATACTATAGGAATGAGATCTCATTAAGAGAAGCATTTGATATTCAAATTAATGGTTCCACTGATGAAGATTTACCAGAGATGCAATTAAAACTCTCTATGACTGAAATTAGAAATGGTCATAGAGTCATTGCAGAAGCAAAGAACCAACAAAAGAAAAATAAAACCATAGTAATTCAACCTTATGGAAGTGCGGCACTCATGTGTCCATTAGAAATCTATGACGAAACTTTAAGATCCATTCCACAAAAAATGTATCTTACTCTGGTCAAAAAACTATCAAAAGATTATAATATCATCTATATGGGTGCAAAGGAGTTTTATGATGGAAAAACATATAAACCAGATCCAGATCCATCATTAAGAGACTGGGCAGGAGTGATTAAAGTGGCAGACTATTTTATTGGGTGTGACAGTTGTGGACAACACTTTGCAAAGGCAGTAGGTCAAAATGCCTCTGTAATGGTTGCAGGAACCCATAAGAACAACACCACATACCCTGATACATTTCATATCATTGAGAGGGATCATAAGTTTCACCCAGATGCTATGAGAGTTTCACAAATTCAAGGACAACTTTCTACAAGATTGAATGAAGAAAGGTATATGTTCACTGATGAAGAGATTGAGAGCGCCTATCAAACTATTATTCAAAGGATTGAAGGTGAAAAGAAAGTTGAGATTAATGAGATTGAAGAATGGAAAACCAATTTGAATCCTCCTAGTCCTGGGAGGATTCAGTTAGATCAACAAAATTTACTTTATGACTAATTATGAGTAGTGAAATTTGCAAATATTCAAATTCTAATTGGATCATAGAAACTCAATATGATCAACTGGATCTATTAAAAGGTTTTTTGGATTCAAATGAAGGTGTTTCTTATAAAAAAGGATTAAGTACATCGGGTAATGCGGATCAACATTGGTTTCTTGGGAGGGGTGCTAATTACTTAAAGAATAAAACTTTTATAAAAATACACAAATCAATATCTAAAATAATATCTAAAGAACTAAATGATCATTCTCTTTTAGATGTTGATATATTTTTGAAACCAACTAATTCTTGGGAAGTTACTGGTAAAAAAGGAGGTTTTCATACAATTCATGAGCATTCATCTTCCCATGAAGTGATTTGCACAGTAATATACACACAAGTTCCTGAAACGATAACTGATACAAATATTGAAGGTCATGTTTATTTTGTAATGTCTGCCGATAGGAAATCGGAATTTTACTCATCCGTTCCAAAAGCAGTAAATATTAAACCAGAACTTGGTAAAATGATTATATTTCCTTCTCATATGTTACATGGGGTTTATCCATATCCAGAAGGAAATCGTCAATCTTTTAATATGGATTTTTTTATGATACCTTTGGATCAAATGCAAAATAAAACCTCATTGAGTTATGATTAAAGTTCCTATTTCAGTTGGAGAATTGTTGGACAAAATCACAATACTCCAAATCAAATCAGAAAAAACAAATAATCAATTTGTTCATAAAGAACTTAAAGAACTCATACAGACTGCAAAATCTACTAATGTTTATAATGAGGAATATCTCAATCAACTAAAAGATGTAAATTCTACATTATGGGTTGTTGAAGATGACTTAAGAGTTCTTGAGAAACAACAAAGATTTGATGATCACTTTATTCAACTTGCAAGGTTGGTTTACACTACCAATGACGAGAGGTCTTTCATCAAAAGAGAAATAAATAAAAGATATAATTCCACTTATCAAGAAGTGAAACTATATACAAATAAATAATCCAACAAGTACATTATAAAAATGGCAGTAACAAGATTAGTTCCAGAAGATCCATATAGTCCACCAAATATTCCTGTGGATGATATGAACAACACTCCATATGTTTATCAAAATAGATATTATCCAATAATGCCTCTTCCTTGGTATCCTATAGATTCTGGTGATACTAAAGATAGATTTGATTTGAGAGTTCTCCCTGATAGTAATCTTGCAGAACTTGGATGGACTCCTGCGCCAGCACAACCATCCTTTGATCCAGAAACTGAAATGTGTCAGTGGGATGATGAGACCGGTAACTGGACAGTATCTACAATTCCAGCAGAACCAGCAGAATAATTGAATGACTTTTGAGATTATAGATAATGTTCTCACTGAAGATGAATTGATCCCGATCAGGAACGTCATATTTAATACATCATTTCCTTGGAATTTTACTCCAGTGGTATCATCATTAAATGATAGTGATGATACTATCATGGGATCTTATTATTTTACTCATACTTTTTATAATAAATTTCATGCTGATGAATTTTGTCCTGTTTTTGCTCCAGTCTTAAATAAGATTGGTGTGAAGGCATTGATAAGAGTCAAAGGAAATTTATATACGTCTACAGAAAAACTGATTCATCACAATAATCATTGTGATTTTCCTTTTGAACATCGCGGTGCTATTTTTTATCTGAATACTAATGATGGATTAACTGTTCTTGAAGATGGTACCGAAGTTCAATCCGTAGAGAATAGATTATTACTTTTTGACCCATCTAAATCTCATCATAGTACAACTTGTACGGATAGTCAGTGTAGAATAAATGTAAACTTCAATTTCTTTTAAAAATATGGAAAAACTGAATAAGAATGATATTGTATCTCCAGTCAATTATGATGTGAATGATTTTCCTTTTCTAACTTATGAGCAACTTTTAGTTTTAAGACTTGAAGTTGCAGAAAGACTCACAAAACAGATGAGTGAAGAGGAAAAGTTTGAATTTGTTAAGGAAAGTACTTATCACAGTCTACCATTACAGCATATTGAGATTCAAGCATTATTAATTAAATGTGGTGTTGGTGATTTACTTGATCAAGTATTGAAAGAAATTCTTGGAGAAGATTACAAACAAACTGCAAAGAAGACTTCTGAGCTCAGAAAAGAGAATGGTCTTCCACCACCATAGGTACACTTCTTAAAGTGTCACAGAACCCCTCTGGAAACCCTCCAGAGGGGTTATTATATCTGGAGACCCACAGATACCATGAGACTTACAGGAACAGAAAAACTATTGTTCATCTCTTCCTTTCTTATCTTTCTTCAATGGGGCGTAAGACTTACAGAGAGGTTAGTGTATGCACTCTATTGAAGTCCTGGGTATACAAGAACACTCTAACACCTCTGAGACCCTCTCTAGACAGTTGTTTCATTGGTTTATGATGGAATACCTACCTGATAGGAGTATTGACCTTACACTGGTTCATATGGACTTAACTGATGAAGGGGTTTGTGGGTGGATGATGAGGGAGAGTGATTATGAGTTTATTATTCAAATAGAGGAGACTCTTGAGGGTAATGAATATACCAGAACTCTTCTTCATGAGTATTATCACCTCATGCAACATGTTCTGAATATTTCCAGGTGTGAGACCTGTGCATATCTCAGTGAAAAGATAAACCTTGACAAGTTGAACAAACTCCAGTAGGATAGGCTTGTCCGGGTTGATAAGGAATTTAACTTTAAGTAACTATGAAGACAAAATTTGTTACAGTTCAACCTAAGTCCAATAAAGCAAGGAACCGATTTGCAAACATGATGGATGGTCTTCACTCTTGTAAAGTTCAACAAGAAGATGATGGTCGAATGTTTCTTGAATCAATCACTGGAAGGTATTTCTTTTGGATGAGTAAGTTCAATGACCCAAACTGGACAATCATTAAATAAACACAATTACTAAAAGTAGAATGAACTCTTCTGAAAAACATGACAAAAGAAAAGATGCACTTGGTCTTTTCGTTGAATCAGTAATTAAACCAGACTCACAACTTCGGAAATGTGCTCACAATCAAGGATGTTATAATGAACTAATGGAATGGAGACAGGATATTTTGGAATACCTATCAAATAGAAGAAAAGAAGAGTTTGAGGGTTAAATAGACATAACCAGGAAAGATTGTTCATGTTGTCAACACAGTATCGATTAAAACTTGAATTTATTTGTAAATGTATTGCCAATGGTGAAGAAGTCAAACTGGATGATATGGTCTGGGCACAGAAACTTGCTAAGGCAAATACATCAGCCAATGAGATGTTAAAGATGGCAAGACGCCAACACTCTCAAAACATTGAAGAAGGTAGTATGGACGACTTTATGAACCGTATGGGACTAGGAGATCCCGACCCATCTAATCATAGGACAGGATTTGATAGTGCTGATGACATTAAAGATTGGTTTAAGAGGGATGATATTTCTGATTGGCGCCAGAGGGATTAGTTTTAATATATCTAAATTAAAATTTAATGAGAATTGTTAAATAAGACAACTGTTATTATATCAATGACTACATCAAACAGAAGAAAGAAAAGAGACGATGAAGGTAAATTTTTCTTATATGTCGCATTCCATTCTGCATTTGTTGCCCTAGCTAATTTTTTTAATGATGACTGATCTTTTTACAATTTCTAACGTAGAAGCTCCCTCTGGTGTCGAATATGATAAGTGGGGGTTTACAATTAAACCTACTATCACCGATACAGAATTAATCTTGATGTGTTTAAGAAATGCTCCCTGTGGAGCAGATAAAAAACAGGTAGAAAGATTAGTTAAATACTACGAACAAAATCCTGATTAACTATGTCTAAAGAACAATGGCAAGAAGTCATTCTATGTGTCAAGAAAGAACAGGACAAATCTCTTCAACACATGAACAAACCAAAGTATAAAGAACTGAGTGAAATCTTAGTTCAGCTACAAAAACTACAAAATACCTAATATGTCTAAAACTGCAGTCATTTATACAAATGGAAGTCAAGAATGTGAGAGAATGAGCTCTCTTCTCACTGCACTTCCAGAGGTGTCTGAATTTTTACAATACAGATTAGGTGAACATTTCACAGAGAAATCTTTTTCTGATGAATTTGGTGATGAAGCAACATTTCCACAAGTTGCAATTGGAAATGAACATATTGGGAGTATGAAAGAAACTCTCCAATTCTTATCAAGTGAGGGTTATTATGATTAGTACAGAAACTAAAGAAGTTGTTGTACCTGAGGGTGCAGAATTGATTGATGATGTATTTTATATCTGGAAGACCAAATATGGTTTGTATTCATCAATGACCAAACAAGGTAGACAGATGATGACAGGATTACATAAGAGTGATGTGACTAGTATGACAAGAGCTCATCTCATGTATGAACAGGATGGAACACTTGACCAACACTCAAGAGTTGTTGCTGGTGCCACTATGGGAGTCAAACTGTAACAGTTTACAGTTATTGATTAAAGTTGTATAATTATTACATTGAGGAAAAACTTGAATGAAACTACTTACACTTGAAGACTACCAAAAGGCAGGAGAAACTTTCTGGCCAAAATATTTTTATGTGGCAAAAGAACTTGGTGAAGGTTCTAAACCAGAAGATATTCTAAAAGTTATGGAAGCTGTTGGTGGTGTAGCACTCAAGTTGAAATTGGAAGAGGACAAGTCCGGTCCTTTTGGTTTCAACAAAAAGAAAGAGGAAGAAGATGAAGTCATCTGACATACAATTAACAAAAGTTTCAAAGAATTTTGAATTTGAGAAACTCTCTAGAGAAATTGATACAGTTAATGATATCAATACTCTCAAAGAGATGTTAAAATGTTATGTTAAACTTTATCTAAAACAACAAGAAACTGTACAAGCCATTGGTTTAATAGAAATTGAACCTCCAAGAAAAGAAGGTGAGATTCGTACTGGAGATAAAGTTATTTTTGTTGGTGGAACAAAAGAACAAAGAAATTGGGGAGGTTGTGACCCTGCACATCATTTAAATGAAGGTGTAACATATACTGTCACAAATGTGGAAGTTAAATCACAACACACTAGAATAGAGTTGAAAGGTCTTCAGGGATGCTTTAATTCAGTTTTATTTCGAGTAGATGATGAGTGACAATTATTGGAAAGAAAGATTCTTCTCACTTAAAAGATGGGTAGAACAACAACCTAACATTTCAGAGGCAGCTGAAAAAGATTGGGAAGATTTTTGGTATAATAGTATTACAGTACCCACACTAGAAGAAGTGTGGAATGAAGTGGAGGAAATTGAACCTCTTACACCTAAAATTAAAGGAGATACAAATGGCATTGAGTGACAGTGTAAATGAAAGTTTGGATGATGCAACATCAAGTCTAAGGAATGCCCTTGCATTTGCTGCTCGTAGTGAAAAACCATTCATCTGTAAAGAGATTGCAAATCTCATTCATAAGATTGAAAGTGTAAAACAATCAGAGAAAGTTCTTGACATGTTGGAGACCCGTAAAAAAGGTGATAATGGTCTATTTGGTTCCTTCTTTGATGGAGATGAATAAATATCAAAACAACCTGAAAACAATCTAAAGAAGGGAAAGTTTCCAGGTTTTCTGGTCTAAACTATTGGTGTTTCAACACATACTCCCATGACTCTTCAAAACAAAAATTCAAAACTAACTCAAAATGAACTTGATAGTATTGAAATTGCTGTAAAAGAGACAGGAATCAGGGCAATTCACCCTGAAAGAATGGAAGCTTATGCTGATAGTCTAGTAGAACGACTCAAAAATATCTCTAACGAAAATAAATAATAAGAAAACTGACAACCCATATGGAAAAAACTATCGAGGATCATATTAATAAGGATAAAAATATCCTTGATGATCCCACTATCTCACCTCAACAACGTCGTCACATTGAGTCTGAACTTCATGATCTTGAAGAGTATCATGAACACAATCCAGAAGATCATCATGATCCCACTCCACTAGAAATGTATTGTGATGCGAATCCTTCTGAACCAGAATGTTTGGTCTATGAAGACTGAACCAATTAAATAAGTGCCACAAGGAGGGTTGAAAGACCCTCTTTTTTATTGTATTATTGTTAGTAACCTCCAAAGTGTCCCAGTAGTGAATCCACACCACATTATGACTCTCAACACGCATTTGAACCACCCAGAAGATATGATCCTCACTGGTGACTTGGGTGTCATTAATGCACTTTATGGTGATGCATTCGTCAGCGTAAAAATAGATGGAAGCCCGGCTGTGGTTTGGGGCACTCACCCTGAGAATGGTGAGTTTTTCGTTTCGACAAAAAGTGCCTTTAACAAGAAGAAAATCAAGGTCTGTTATACCAAGAAAGATGTCATCCAACACTTTGGTCATCAACCAAATGTTGAAACTATTCTTATCAATTGTTTGAAGTATCTTCCTCGGACTGAAGGTGTCTACCAAGGAGATTTTCTGGGGACAGGAGGTAATACATCATACAAACCTAACACTATCGAATATGTTTTTGATGAGATTGTAACTGAAAATATCATCATTGCTCCTCACACATATTACACTGGTGATTGTCCTCTCTATGAGATGGAGGCTCATGCACTGGAGGGTGACCTTTGTGAGACTAATGACTGTAAGTTTGTTCAACCCTTTGTTGACCGTGTAAACTGTAACATTACCGCTCCAGTCATTGATACTGACAAATACACATTCCTCACAGAGAAAGAGGCTTGTCAGGCAAAGGTTGCCATCAATGCTCTTATCAGGTCTGGACAGAAACTCCATGAGGTTGACCTGATTGACATCCTTGGTTCACTTCAACTTGCCAATCTTTACCTATTAGTTGTTGAGATGAAGGAAGAACTTATGGAAGACATGATTGTCTACAACTGCCCTAAGTCTTACATTGGTGGACTAAAGGTCAATCAAGAAGGATTTGTCATGTCCACAGAGTATGGTATGATTAAACTCGTAGACCGTGAACAGTTCAGCTACGCCAATTTCGCACAGGGTAGATTTCAATGAGTGATGAACAACTTCAACAAATGGAACCGGTAGAACTTGAACGGTTCTTGGAGGAATGTGCCGATAAGGCCAAAGAATATGGTGTCTCATTTGAATACTACATGGCGGAGTTCGCATGACTGAAACCCAAAAGATCACCAGTGCATTGTCACAAATTGACAATCTAACTATTCTTCTTGAGGATAATGAATGGAAAACCTTTCTTTATTCACATCTCATTCCACTCAAGTATGAGCTACAGAGACAACAAGGTCTCTTGACTAATCAGACTAATTCCACTAACATTGAAGAGTAATCAAACCAAACCAATGAAGACCCTGTTTATTGTTGACCACTTTGTCCCATTCCCACAATCAGAGTATGGTGGAGTTTGGAATGTTATTGCCGATGATGAAGATGAGTGTTTTGATTTGATTACATCTGAAGATGACAGTAATTATTTTGAGTATTATGGTGTTTTGAGAGAAAATATTAGTAAGGCATATAAATATACTATTACATCCGAGGCAGAACCAGGAATTGTTACCTCATTCCTTACTTAAACTCATATGTCAAACTATTCAACAGAGTCTCTTCTGATTGATCTTCAACGTACGATAAAACATCTTGAAGACAATATCAAAGAGAAGAACAAAGAGATTGAAAATCTTAAAGGTCTAATTTTCAAACTCCAAGACAACATTCAAAAAAGTGACTAACTAAATGATTGAACTTGAACTCCCCAATGATTTTATTCATGAAGCCCCAACAGGTTATTCATATTCAGTTAGTGAATTCAAAACCAATGTCTTATCAATTTGGTTAAATCATCACAAAGAATATATCTACACATCAGAACCTGTTAAGACTATCTGGGGGTTCGTGCGGTTCACAAAGAAAGGTCACAAATACTATTCACCAATCAACTCTAAAAAAGTTGGTAAGGAAATAGATATTGATGAAACACGCCCATTCACTTCAATGAGACTTCACCTCAATCCTCTAGAGGCGGCATTTTTCTGATGGAAACCCGTAAAGATCGTATGGCCTACCCATATATCCCACAGGTTGATGATTACGTCATCTGGAGACGTACTACTGGACAGATTGATAAAGGATGGGTATATTTTGTTGATAAGGAATATATTACTATTGAGACTGGTGTAAAGGATAAACCCAACTGTGAATATACAAGAGAAGAGAAACATAAGAAGATTCACACTTTGGTAGTATGTCATCCTTGTTTCTGGAATCAGTTAGAATATGTCAAGAACAGAAGAGGTGATGACTAACAATACTGAATTACTAACCAATTATTGTTAGTAACCTCTAAAGTGTCCCTGTAGTGTAACCAATCAATCATCATGACGACTCCAATCGTAACCCAACTCTCAGAAATTCGTGACCAAGTTCGTAAACAGGATTACAAATGGACTAACGACCAACGTCAACGTTATGCCACCCTTATCGATCAACGTCACGCACAAATTGCACAATGGCGTGAGGAAGGTCGTGTCTGGGTAGGCCCTTCTAACATTGGTAAGGATAAGCCACAGGAGCAAGAATCAGACGATTGATAAACTGTCTATTACCTCTTGACTTTCACCAAGTCAGGGGGTATTATTGTTAGTAACCTCTAAAGTGTCCCTTTAGTATGACCACCACCACACCTGAAATGATTACTCTTCGGCCTCACCAGCAACGTGGACTTGACGCACTTGAAAAATACTCCAAAGGACAATGCATTGTCCCGACTGGAGGCGGTAAGACTCTGATTGCAATCATGGATGCAAAGAGACAACTAGAGACTAAACCTTCTACCATTGTTGTTGTCTGTCCTCGTATTCTTCTTGCAGAACAACTCTGTAGTGAGTTTCTTGAGGTTATTGATACTTCTACTGTTCACACTATTCATGTTCACAGTGGTGAAACTACTCACTTTAGTTCCACCAGACCAAAAGATATTCACCTATTCACCAACGTAGCACGTAGTGAAGGTGAGAGTGTCCTTATTTTCACCACATATCACTCTCTACATCGCGTACAAGAGGCAGACATTGAAGTCAATACCATTTACTTTGATGAGGCACACAACAGTGTTCAACGCCACTTCTTCCCTCCTACAGAGTTCTTCTCTAACGAAGCAGATCGTTCATACTTCTTTACTGCAACCCGTAAGACTTCTGTCACTATCAATAAGCCTGGTATGAATGATCGTGAGGTTTATGGTGACATTATTTGTCGTGTTTCTGCACCTGAACTTGTTCAAGGTGGATACATTGCTCCACCTAAAATTCATGTGAAAGAATTTGACGTTCATAACAATACCAAACTGATTACCTGTGACACTGATTGTGAACATCTCATCTCCACTGTTGATGAAGTTCAGATGAAGAAACTTCTGGTCTGTGTGAAGACTTCCAAACAACTGGTAAATGTCATCACTCATACCGATTTCACTACTCAGTTGTCTGATCGTGGTTATTCTTACCTTTATATTACCGCAAAAACTGGTGCAGTTGTTGATGGTAAGAAGGTCAATCGTGAGGAGTTCTTCAACGTCCTAAACACCTGGGGTAAAGATCCTGATAAAAAGTTCGTTGTTCTTCACCGTTCTATTCTGTCAGAGGGTATCTCTGTCAACCGTCTGGATTGTGTTATCTTCCTTCGTAATATGGACACCATTGAATTAACTCAGTCGATCGGTCGTGTTCTTCGTACCTGTCCTGATAAGGCCTTCGGTCTATGCGTCGTACCGATTTACAGCCGAGTGGGTATTGCCACAGAAAGAGCTCTTCAAAATGTTGTTGATGCCGTGTTTGAGAAGGGTGAGTTGTTAGATAGTGTAGTGCGGAAGTAATTATGGACATTAAAAGAGAACTGACTAATAGTTTATTACAGGCGTCATTGTGTAACACAAGAGAAGAAGCAAGAAATATTATCAGGAAGGCTGATCAGGCATCAATAAAGTTGTCAGGATTACCCTATGGATTCCCTATGAACATAAAAACAGATGAAACTAACTGAACACAGAAGTGATATCCTAGATGCCAAAGTTCGGGAACTAGGGTTCACTGTAGGTAAAGATGATGAGTATGCAGCCATACCTTTGACAGGTAGTGAGACCAAGTTGGTTATCATTCACAAGGGTAATATCCTGAAGACTTGTCGTAACCGAAAGGCAGCACTTACCTTTATCAAGAAACATAGTAAAACTAAATAAGACATAGGATAAAGAAAGAAGATGCAGACCTTTCAACAATTTCAAGAAAAATTGACAGAAGTCTATGACCCTGAAGTACAAGGAAGGTCACAGATTCGTAAGACGGGTGAAGGTGGAAGAGTAGGAAGAGACCGCAGAAAGAGTGAACCAGAACGCCGTAGAATGAAGGCCACTGGTGGTGGTAAGACTGCACCAGTTAGTTACAAGGACCGAAAGGACATTGGTGATCAGAAACAGGCAGCAAGTAGAGTTCAACAACCAACCAAAGAACGTGGCTCTGCAGAAGTCAAACAGTCATATGCTGATAAAGTCAAGGCAGAAAGAAAGGCCGCAGCATTGGCAAGACGCCAGGCCAAATCAGGTGGTGGAGAGGTAACTAAAACTAAAACATCTTCTAAAGACGCTGAGAAACAAGCATCCAAACTTCTGACCAAGAAGACACCATTGAAGAAAGTTGATCCTGATTATAAACCAGCCAAGGCGTCTGGACTTACTCGTAAAGAGAGAATGTCCCAGCAACGTAAGGGTGAGACCATGTTACGTGGTATATTTAAAGACCAAGAAACTGACAAATACCGCAAGGCAACGGGCAAGAATCCCGATGCCAAAGGTAGAACCAAGATTATGGGTAGAGTTCATGCAAGAATGAAATAAAAATATAATCAAAGTAACCAGTTTTTGAACTGTCACAAACCCTCTTGACTTTTTGTCAGAAGGGTTTTATAGTATGCATATGAACTACCAACAACTGACAGATACAATCTATCCAGACTTTGTTGAATACACTCTGGATAAACATTCAAAAGAAATAAAAGATTTGTACAGGGGTTTCATTGATGAATATCTCAATGAAAGTCTTGGTGAGTTGAATCCAAAGACACGTAATAAACTGACAAAAGAGTTACTTAATCGACTTATTAGTTGATATTATTGTTAGTAACCTCTAAAGTGTCCCTGTAGTGTAACCACACAAACAACTCATGACTTTCACCGCTCCACAATACAAAACTGAATTTCTGACTGAATCTCTTGTTGAACAACTAAACATCCGTTTTAAGGTTGATTCTGTTGAGTCTGGTCACAATCACACATATCTCTTCAAGTATGATGTGGCCAAGAAATACATCAAGGTCTGGCGTCATGATGTATACAATGGTGAGGTTCGTGAGGGTCGTTCAATCTTCCTCTTTGTTGATAAAGAGACTGGAGCTGTGTACAAACCTGCATCATGTAAGGCACCAGCCAAAGGTATCAGGTTCTACATTGATTTCCTGGTTGATCATCCTGAGCTTGTTGACCAATACGGTTCCTTCCTTTATCTTCGTTGATATTGTTAGTAACCTCTAAAGTGTCCCTGTAGTGTAACCACTCAATTATTATGACCACCACTTATCAACAATTTGTTGATGATCTTCATTCTATCCCTGATAAAGTTTTTATCGATTTTCTAATTGAATGTAAGAAAATTTATATGAGATATTCTGGAGTAGGACTTTATAATTTTGTCAAAGGTCATAAGGTTGAACATGAATTTGTGAAATATGTTAAATCATATATTGACTTGAGAGCCAGTAAAAAACAATCACCAGATGATCCCGATTGTGTTTATGGTGAGAATTATCTCCCAGATATTAAAACAAAGCAAGATGGTCTTAAGACAAAGAAAAATGGCGAATTTTATGCAAATCCATGGATCTTAAAGAATCCCTATTCAAATAAAGATGTTTTTACAACTAGGGCAGACTCATATATCTTAATTGATCCCACTTGTAGTAAAATTGCGGTCGTTGATTCAGAATATTTCTCTGGATGTTTTAATAATCAAAACTCAACTACTTGTTATTTCAATGTATGTCGAGATCAAGTTGACATGATTTTTGATGGTACCGGCAAAATTCCTTATGTCGAACCAATTGAACCCATCAGTGAGTATGATTTAATGGAGTCAATTCCATGAATGTTATTGTTAGTAACCTCTAAAGTGTCCCTGTAGTATAACCATCCAATCAAATGCCACTTTCTGAATCCACTGTCTCACGTATTGTCGATGCACTAAAAGATGACATCATCGAACACATTTATACAAATGAGAAATACAATGAGGTTATGCGTCAATGTATTGAAGAGGCATTAGATGCTAAAATGGGTGAGATGGATGAGGATCTATATTTTGACCTTGGTATGTGTTTATACGAACGAATTGAATTGAAATAAAGTTAGTAACCTCTAAACTGTCTCTATAGTATAACCACACGCCGAGCAATCAAATGAGCATCTATGTAAGATTCGATTCAGTTGAATGTGATGAGCCACAATTCATCGGTCCGTTTCAAACTGAAGAGGCTGCTGATGATTATGCAGACTATCAGAACACAGGTCTTTCACTAAATGGTGTTCCTGGTCATGTTGCATCCTATTCTGTATCTGGTTGTTGACATTATTGTTAGTAACCTCTAAACTGTCTCTATAGTATAACCACTCTCCCCCAACACCATGAGCAACAATATCAAACAAGAATCTGTTGATCTAATGGCAGAACAACTTTATCAACAGATGGTACAACATGTTGATAATGACAACTATGGTAATTCTGACGCCATCCATTCTGAATGGGTTGTTGATGGTCAAGATCCCGAAGATGGTGAATATGAGTTCATGTTCATTGACTATCTCTCACAAGTTTAATTTACATCACACACAAACTAAATCATGAAAAAGTTTCTCACCTCTGTTATTGCAGGCGCTTCTGTTATTTTCACACCAGGATCAGCCATTGCTGGTAACACTTATGAAGACCATGTAGATCTCTTTAATGCACTCAACGAAGTTGGTATTATTACTAGTATCAACTCTAAACTTCATTGTAGGTCTGGCGTAGATGGCAAGTATAATACAAGGTCAGGTATGTTGATCGTATGCCAAGACAATGGCGTTCCTGGTGGCCCTCAAGTAACCTGGACTTTAAATGACTTAGACACACTTAGACATGAATCTCATCATGTTGTTCAGGACTGTAATGAGGGAACAATTGCAGATGGGTTAACGGATAACCTTTTTTATGAAGAACAAGAGTTAATTGAATTTATCTCAAAGTCATCACTTACTACAGAGCAATTAAAAAATCTGATGGAGTCATTAAAAAATGATGGACTGAGTTACACCTCAATCATGATTGAAGTTGAGGCATACATTGTAGCAAAAGATATTGAGGCATCAAGTATTGCTAACAAAGTTAGGGAGTTCTGTTCCTGATGATTGATGGGCATATGTAACATGTTTTGGTGTGGTTACCTTGTTACATTGTAAGACCCATGTAGTAGAGGCATCAATCACATAATTGTGGTGGTTACAGTGATTGAGTAAGGCCTCATTGTTGGATAATAAAGTTAGTAACCTCTAAAGTGTCCCTATAGTATGACTAACACCAAAACCATGTTTCCACACCTCCACATTTCAGAGTCCAACCTTGGACCTCACACATCAACATTTTTCAAAGTATCATCACAACACAAAGATGAGTGGAGTAATGGTATTTTTCACAACTCACCTTATGGTATCTTTCATCTTCATTCTGAGAAAGGTGTTTATAAGTTAGAACTCACATCTGGTGGGTTAGGAACTCCCAAGTTCCGCAAGTGTAAGTGTCAAGACGAACTCACTGCACTCTCTAAGATTCGCAAATGGATGGATAAGTTCTGAATAGATTGTTAGTAACCTCTAAAGTGTCCCTGTAGTGTAACCGCAACAAGCATTATGACATTTCTCAACTGGGTTCAAGAATCAATTGGTTGTAAAGTAGAAGACGAAAAAACTGGAATGGTTCATACCATTACCGGTGGTAAGTTGTTAGCTGATTCACCTATGTGGCCTATGATTCAACTCACAGATGAGAATGGAGTTGTAAGATATGCAACTCTTGATAGGTTTGAAGAACTGATCTCTGTGGGATAAGTTTTGAATTGATAAGATAACACTTTCACCCTCTCTTTGAGAGGGTTTTTTTATGCGTAGAGACCATCACCCATCAGACAGAACAAACCTACTACTCAAGACCCCAGTGATACCAAGGGCTCTCACGATATCAAAAACTCTTTTTTCCATATCGGGGGTTTTCAGGTGTGATAGGTCGTTTGACCCGATAAAATTATGGAAAAATCAGTTTATGACACTAACTGGTTCAGGGTATTATTGTTAGTAACCTCTAAAGTGTCCCTATGGTATGAATACTTCTAATCCTTACATTGAAACGCTAACCCAAAAGGGATACTCTGTTAAAGAGTGTCAAACACCATCAAAGACTAAAAAGTCTTTCCCATGTGTGATTCATGGAAGAACATTCCAAACCGAAGAAGAGTACCACGAAGCTCTTCATGAGTTCCTGAATGGTAACTAACATTGTTAGTAACCTCCAAAGTGTCCCTGTAGTATGAGAACATCTTCAAACTAATGCGTTACACAAACCCCTCTGGTCAAGAGTACATTTTTCCTTATTCAATCTCCCGTGAAGAAGCACTACAACGTATGGAAGAATATGAAAAGAAAGTAGAACAAGATGAACGTTCTGGACAACAATTATTCGATGATATGTTCGGAGGTTGATTAACATTATGCAAGAGACTAAGTTTAT